TCTTCCGATCTGGGAAAAAAGAAACTTCAAGCTCCAGTACTAAGAAGTTGAAGTTGAAGTTGAAGTTTGACTCTTCGAAGAAAGTTTTTAAATCTTCTGCCTTCCAAATTTCTAATTAGATTGTATAGTATTTATTATCATACTAGGCTTGGTCCAAAATCAAAGGTCACCGCACTAAAGGTATCAGTTATAAGACCCCAATCCAGTTGAACTCCTTGAGCTCCGCCTAATATACCAATACTTACGGTGTTATTCGAAGAATAAGGAGTAATTGTAACTCCGGATCCAGCACTAAAGGTTAATAGTGTGTTCGATGCTGAAGCTACAATATTTGCGGTTTGCGAACCGAGAACAGAAACGGTACCAAAAGAAGAACCGCCGCCACCTCCTCCAGTTGAAATAGGAAGACCGTTCGCAGCGTAGTATAATCCGTTGGTGTATACGGCAGTAGAATATGCGTTGCCTAATACAGACAAACCGCCACCAACAATCAAAGCACCCGTAGTCAATGATGTTGCGGCTGTTGTAACAGCAATATTTAGAGCGCCTGTCATTACATCACCGGTCTTCAATACAGAATTGTATGCTCTAGTATTGGCCGTTGTGATGTTTGTATTCTGTGTTGTATCAACACCCTCAATGATTGTCATGCGAGCGTTTTGCGTTACATCAACACCTTCAATGATGGTCATTCTGGTGTTCTGACCAACATCCACACCTTGTATGATTGTTATCTGTGATGTATGGGTATTAGCTAACGCAAAGGCCGCCTGAGCCGCATTATTACCTGTTGTGGCCGTTGTATTTGCGGCCGTAATAAGAGTATTTTGTGATGCATCAATACCTAATGCTAAGTTGGCGGCCGCATATGCAGAACCAGCATAAGTATTGACCGCTGTAATATTGGTTGCATTAGTATTACCAGCAGCATAAGCTGCCCACGCAGCATTGTTAGCGGTCGTAATATTAATATTAGCAGTAACTAATCCACCAGCAGTTGCATTTGCTTGAGCATAAGCAGAACCAGCATAAGTGTTTACAGCGGTGATATTAGTATTCTGTGTAGACCATACAGAAGATACGTCCCAACCATTTACAGTTGCAGTAGTAGCAATCAGATTGCCTTTACCATAATCAAAGTTGACGTTGGCTTTTCTAAACGAAGCGTCATTGATATCAACATTATTATTTGCATTTAGTTCTGGTGTATAACCTTTAAAGATGTACCAGTCTTTTGTGGTTGCATCACGGATAAAGCCAGCATGAGCATTACTACCATCATTATAGTGTCCAGCAAAACCAATATCTAATACGTCTGTGGTGTAGTTTCCAATACCTAATGTAATCAACGAATCGACTACCGTAAAAGATGAAGTATTAATTGCAATAGTGTTACCTAGAACAATCAAGTTACCTGTAACAGACAAATCTTTGGAGATTGTTAGGTTACCGGTGATGCTTTGGTCACCAGTAGTTTGTATCGAGGTGTTTGCCTTGTTGAAAGCGGCCTGCATGAAAGTGTTTTGACCAAGATTTACACCATCAATAATAGTCATTCTGGTGTTCTGTGCTGTATCAACACCTTCGATGATAGTCATGCGGGTATTCTGTGCTGTATCAACACCTTGAATAATAACTGTATTGGATTGTGCTGAGTTAGCAGTTGCAAAAGCCGCATTAGCATTGGCAAAGGCAGCTGCAGCAAAATTATTTACCGCAGTAATGTTAGTTGCATTAGTATTACCAGCCGCATATGCAGCCCAAGCCGCATTATTAGCGGTTGTTATGTTTGTGTTAGCAGTAACTAATCCACCAGCAGTTGCATTTGCTTGAGCAAAAGCCGCATTGGCCTGAATAAATGCAGCGTTTGCTTGAGTATATGCTGCAGAACCAATATTTCTAGCAATAGTATCAGAACTTCCTGCGCCACCAGCGTTAGCGGTATATTGTGTTGTGCCATCACCAAATTGAATATAAGTGGCATTAAATCCACCAGCATAAGTTAGTGGTCCAGAACCAGCACGACCCAATTTTGAAGTGCTATCTGCATTACCAAATATGATATATCCGTTTGCAGCATTTTGTTGACCACGAACGGACATTGTATCGGCAACATTAATATCACCAATCCAAGTATCATCACCAACTTTAAAGTTAAAGCCTTGACCATTATTTGCAGATGCGACCCAATCAAAAGTAATGTTAGAGGTATTAGATACAGTTTTTAAACCTGATAGTATTTGAGTATTAGATAAAGACGAATTGGCAGCATACTGTCTTGAACCATCCGAGAATTGTATGTACTGTGATGTTGCAATACCGCCTGGTACTGTTAAGTAACCAGAATCATTTAAATCAAAAATGGCAGCTGTGTATAAAGAATTGATGATTTGAAATTTACCATTCGAATCAATTCTAAACCATTTATTTGGATTCGTTGTGCCAGCACTTTTATTGTTTGCTGCAATAAAATCAAAATATCCTGTGCCACCTTTTGTGTTGGCACCATACATTTCAATTGCAGCATTAGAAGTAGTTGTTGCATTAATATAATTAACAGTTACAATTCCGTTTGAGGTTATGCCACCTGTGTTTGCAACAAATGTGTTTGCATAGATTATATTCGCACCAGTAATATAACCACCAGACCCACTACCTGTTGTTAATGTTCCAGGAATGGTAATATTATTAGAAAGACCAACTGTGATTGTTTTTGATGTGGTGTTGGCAGTAACAGTAATGTTATTGCCAGGTGCGATACTGAGAATATCAGTATTTGAGGTTGCAATTACTAACGATGAGTTAGCATTGATGGTGGCAAAAGAATTGCTAGTAGCACCACTTGAAATGTAAGTTATGGTGCCTACTGAATTTTTATAATACAACCTTCCATCGGCATAGTTTAACGCCAACTCACCTAAATTTAGTGATGTTGGTACGTTACCTGTTGCTCCCGATTTTTTAAGTTGGATTGTTGTATTTGCTATTGCCATTTATTAAAAACTTCCGCCATCCTTGATTGGTTCTTGCATAATAGGAAGAACACCATTTAATATAGGTTCAACCTGCTTAGCCTTCTCATCATCAATTTTCTTTCGCTTGGCGGGAGTTAATTGCAAATACTCTATTCTATCATTTAGTTCTGAAATTTTAACTTGATGTTCTGTATTCAAACCTAAAATTCTAGATTCATATTGGTCACAAACTTTTTTATGTTCATCTCTGGCTTTAACCAATTCATTTCTGAATGTATCAACGTGTTGAACCTGATGTTTAATGTTTTCATACTCACCACGCATCGTATTCAAATTAGCAATATCATTATTAAGTCTGGTTATGGTGGCCAAATGTTCGTTGATTGAACTTTTTAAATTTTCAACCTCACTATTTTGGCCTTTTTCATAACCTTCAAGAGAAGAATTTAATCCTTCAATTTGCCTATTCAATTCAGCAATAATTTCATCACTAATTTTTGCGTTTGCCTGTAAAGAGATATTTCTAATTACAGCATCTGTCATTGTACCAGTTAAAATTTCAACATAATGATTGACATAATTTTCACTCATTTCAAACTCCCTATTATAAAATAATTACAAAGTATTTAGAACGATCCTCCATCCATTGCTGTAGACCACACAGGTATACCCGCATTGGTTACAGTAAGAATTTGGTTACTCCATGTTTGGTCGCCAGTATCGGCCGCATTGGTAACTTGTAATGCACCTGTACCGTTGCCGTATACTATACCTTTTGTAGTTGCAGTTGCAAATCCTGTACCGCCTTGACCAACAGTTAGTCCGGATATTGCAGCATATGTTTTTGCAGTTGTACGACCATACGCATCAACAGTCATAGAAGTAACTGTGTTGTTTGCTGCAGGTGTACCTGTTACAGTATATGTTGAGTTAGCTAATGATACCAATCCTGTAGCGCCAGCAACAAGTAAAGCACTAGTTGTGTATGAGGTAACACCTGTACCGCCTCTAGAGTAACCTAATGTACCCGAAGTAATGTTAGCAACGTCAATTGCAATCTGTGTATTAGCGATTGCAGTAACTTGGCCAAGTGCGTTTGTTGTAATAGATGGAACATAACTTGCACCGCCTTGTGTGGTGTATGCAGTTTGGTTAGCAGATGTTAAGAACGATGTGCCGTTGTAGAATAGTAAACCATTCTGTGCATATGAAGCAGCGTTTGTACCACCTTGAGCAATTGCTAATTGACCAGAAGTAACTTGAGAGGCAGCAATCGAAATACTTGTATTAGTTACGGCAGAAACACGGCCATAAGCATCTGTTTGGAACACAGGAACAACTGATGCAGAACCAAAACTCTGACCGATTGCGGTCGATACGTTAGCAACTTGTGCAAGACCATTGACACCAGAACCAACAAGTATTTGACCTGAAGTAAATGTAGTCTGACCTGTACCACCGCTAGGTACTGTTAGTGCGGTGCCTAAGGTTACTGTACCAGTAATAGATGCCGTGTTGGCCATCAAGTTAGCATACAGAGTTGCCGTATTAGCGGCAGTAAATAAGTTATTTGCAATCGTGTTGGCAGCAGAGATGGAACCTGCGGCAACATCTTTAAACAAGTAGTATGCTTTGTTACCTGCATCACGAACAAGACCGGTTGCAACTTGTGAACCGTTGTTATATGTTCCAACGAAACCGATATCGATTACATCGCCTACAGTATTGTTTGCAGCCAGTTGAATCATCGAATCGTTAGTCTGTACGATTGATGTGTTTACATAAGTTGTTGTACCTGTAACAGTTAAGTTACCAGAAATCTGTACGTCTGTACCGATGGTTTGTGGACCAACAGATGTTGTGTTAGAACGAACAACTGTGTTGTCTGTGCCAAAAGTTACTGTGTTTGCAGTAACAGCGGTTGTGATACCTTTCGTACCAAGATGGTAGAATGTTGAACCACCGTTAATCGTGTTGCTGTTTGTGCCATCATTAATGTTAAATGATGTAGAAATTGCTGATGTAGAAATTGCAAGAACACGACCGTTTGCACCAACAGTAACAACAGGAATTGCTGTGGTTGAACCATAAGAACCAGCAGAAAGACCAGGAACAGCATTAAGAGCTGCGTTTAAGGTTATGGCCGCAGAACCGTCAAAGCTTTGTGCTGATGCGGTAATGTCTGTACCAGAGATACTAAAGTTTCTGGCGTTAGTTAAAATGTCTGCTTTATCTGCAATACCAGTCAAACGACCAGCAAACATACCATTAACATCACGTTTTACTAATGTACTTGCAGTATTTGAACTAGTTGCAGCATCAACCTGTGCAGTATAGAATTGACCACCAACGTTAACGACACCGTTACCTGTTGGAGAACCAATAAAAATTGTGTTTGATGCATAAGAATAAGCTAATTCACCAGCAAGTAATGAACTTGGGCGCCCTGTTCCGCCTACAGCCGAACGTTTAATCAGGATGCTTGTGTTAGAAATGGCCATTTTAAAGTCCTATTGTTATTGTTATTGTAGTATTTATGAAAAAGTGCCGCCGTCAATTAAAGTTCCTAACTCGGCAACACTGGTATTTGCAGTATTGGCCAAAGCATAGGCAGAATTTGCAACAATATAAGCCTGTCCCGCAGTTGCAACCGCAGTATTTGCTTGTTGTAAAGCAAAATCAATTTGTGCTTGTGCGTCCGTAGCAGCCACAAAAGTAGAAGACGAAGCAACAGTAACTTGATTTCGTTGATTTACCCTTACATTTACACTTTGTATTGGGTTGACTCTGACATTTGGCATCTTTAGCCTTATCTAGTTACGGCTGGAGATACAAATATTTGGCCTTCAAGTACACGGGTTGTTGTATTTGCAGTTGAAATAACAACATCATAAACTAATTTTCCAGCTGCAACATTTGCGGTTACAGCTGAATTGGCAGACAATTGAATTATACCATTATTTGCATCATAAATTGTGGCAACAAATGTGATTGTTGGATTTGTTGAGAAGTATGATTTTCTTGCTTGACTGTGTACAGAAAATCCCGTTAAATTGTAAGGTGAACCAGTAACATCATCCAAAGTAATTTGATTGACATATGTTACACCTTGTTCTAAGTAAATATCTTGATATCCTGCAGCCATGTTATTTACTTTCCAATTCTATGATACGTTTGTCCATCTCTTTTACGGCTTCAACCAAGAAGGCAATTATACCATTATAGTTAACTGACTTGACACCTTCTGAATTTGTATCTACCAACTCAGGTAGAATTTCTTCCAATCTTTGAGCAATATGACCATAAGATTTATTACCATTATCTTTCCAATTAAATCCAACACCTTCAATTTTTTTAACTATTGACAATGCACCAACAATTGGAACAATATTTTCTTTTCTATTCTCATCAGAAAGTGCGTTGAATACTGTTGCACTTACTGAACCTGTACTTGGATTAAAATACAGATTAGTAGTTGAAGTTTTAAGTGCTACATTTGCACCAGTTGTTGTAACCCAAACAGGATACATTGTTGCGTTGGTACTGGTATCATTAACCACAACATGGAAGTTTGAAACATTTGCTGTGTGTTGATATACATTACCGTTGTTCAACTGGTTCTGAACAAAAGCAGTTGTAGCAATCATTGTATTGCTGGTGTTGGTTGCCGGTGTTGGCGAAGTTGGTTTACCAGCACTTATAGTTAAATCAGCAAACGATGGTGTTGCAGTTGTTCTTAAATCTTGAGCACTATTTAAATATAATGTATTTGCTGTACCAGAGATTACAAATCCGTTATTACTTGAGAAAGTAATTATACCAGTATTGGCTACCGCTTGACCTGTAGTACCATTAAATGTATTTGCAGCCGTGTTTGCACGAGCATATGCAGCCGTAACAGGATTAATTGCGTTGTTTGTTATTGAATTGTCCGTATAAGACTTCAACGATGTGTTGGCTGTATCTGTGTATACTTTTCCAGCTGCTAAAGCTGCACCCGTATTTGCTTCAGCATTTAATCTTGCAGTTAAAGTGTTTGCTTGGTTAAATGTGTTGGCAGTTTGAATCGCAGTATTTAAAACGTTAGCCAAGTATGCAGATGCTATGTTTGCACTTGCGATGGTTGATTGTGTACCTGAATTATCAATTAATTCTTGTGTAAGTATGCGATAAAAATAACCATTAGATGTTGCATATCCGAGAGTATTGGCGGAGGTGTTTGCAAGTTCCCAATAGTTATTTGAGTTATTAAATCTGAGTGTGGCATTTGCTACGTTAGCTACGTTTGCCGCAATTTGTTGTGTAACAGTAAGTGTATTTGCAGAGTTACCCACAACTCTATAAGCAGTAAAGTTAACTGATCCATTGTTGTCTTTGCTTAATGGTGTTAATGCACTTAGAGTAAATGTTGGTGTATTATAGACTGTTGCACCGTTGATGGTGAATGTACCTGCAACAGTCATACCACCAACACCAACAGCTAGACTATACAATTGACCTGCTGCAGCTGGCGATGTAAATGCTGTATTAGCAATAATTGTATCAAACGAACCTGTACCAGTAACACTAAGTGTTCTTGTATTAACCGATGTATTTGCCTGCACAACATTCATAAAAGCGGTACCAGTACCACTAATATTTGTTGTAGTTATTCCGTTGTTCGCTTGTAACGCATCAGTATAAGTCTTGCCTACTACAGTTGCGGTTGTACCAACAAGTAAAGCGGTGCCTATGTTTGCAGCCGTATTTGATGTTAGAGCATTAACCCATGCACCACCGCCAGCGGACAATGTAGTACCAATGACCGCAGAAGTACCAATGTTTGCTGTGGTGTTGGCCTGTACAGACGAATGCCACGCACCGCCACCTGAAGATATAGTTGTACCAACAACCAGAGATGTTCCAATATTAGCGGTTGTATTTGCTTGTATTGCTGACGCATAAGTTTGACCACCAGAAGATATGGTCGTACCAACAACTAATGAAGTGCCAAAATTTCCTGTTGTATTAGATTGTAATGTGCCCGTTGTTGTCGCATACTGTACTTGTAAGTTGCCTGTTGTCGTGCTGGTTGTTACAAATAAATTTGCTGCGTTAGCTATACCAGCAATTGTAGCATTGTTTGCAATATATAAACCTAAACCAGTAGCGTTTGAAGTAACTTTTCCTAATGCGGTAATTGGTCCGCCAGTAAAAATACTGTTTGATGTATTTGTAGATTGAATAGTTCCGTCTACACGAAGGTTATTTTGAATATAAGCTGTAGAACCTGTACCTTGAACTTGCAAAGCACCAGCAAAAATTGCACCTGAACCTACTTGTAAACCCAAACTAGAATCGTTTAAGTATAACGTTCCTGTGGATTTTGTCCAATTATTGGACACTAGGTCATTATGCTCTTTGCCTATGGCGTTGGTCGCAACCAACCAATCACCAAAAGTGTTGGCATAACTTAGAATGGAAACTGTATTAGCCATTGGAGCCTTTTTCTAATAATTTGAACAGCAGTTGTTTTATTTCCAACATATCTTCTTTTACTGCTGATATCTCTGATTTTACAGTATTTATTTCATCCTTTTGGGTCTTTAACATTTTAACCTTAGTTAAATAATCATTCTTTGCAGTCTGATCCATATTTAACAATGCTCTGGAGTTGGTATCTCGGAGAAAAGATGTATCTGTAACCTTAACTAAAGCCATTTTAAATTCCTGTTCCTGATGGTAACGCTAACGCACGGATGTCTTCTATGATAGGAATATTAGTTGAATCTTTGGTAGCCATTACGACTTTAATTGCAAACTGAATAAAGTTGTTATACGTTTGACCATTAATGCCTGTGTAAGAAATTGAATTGTTGGCCAAACCACTAGTAAATGAACCTGGCGCACATTCATATTCTATAATATCATTTCTGTTGGCGGAGTATGTATTATATCCTCCAACTTGTGTCATTAGTTGCCAATTTCCTTCTTCAAATTTTTGTGTGTCGTTACTACTTAATATTTTGTAGTAGACATATACACCAGTACCAACTGGTTTGTATGCAGAATAATACACACGCAAATCACCTGAGTCTTGTCCAGCAGCAAGCACAACCTTCTTAGTGAAGTATTTGGTAATTCCGTTTCCACCGGCAGGACTTGTTTCACCTGAAACAACCACTACACAGTTTGCATTACCGCCACGGGTCGTAGAATCTGATACTGTGATTGTTGGTGTAGTTAAGTATCCTGAACCACGATAAGTTACTGTAACAGAAACAACGTTTCCACTTTGTACGTTTGCAGAACATACGGCAATATCTGTACCAATATCTGGAGAACTTACTGTTACACTAGTTGTATTCGCATTATATCCAGCACCAGTATTTGCAATCGAAATAACAGGATTAGATAAACCCATATTGTTAATAGAGTATCGAACATTATACAATGTTAAACCATCATCTGATAGAATTGGACTAACCGCTGAATCATTTGATGAAAGAGTTGCAGCTAATGTGAATGAGCTGTCTGTGTTTGCCAATAAAACACGAGCGCCTTTACCATCATTTAAATGAATTTCTTCTGATAAAGGTGATGCATATTTTCCAGGAATAATACTATAAGGACCATCTGTTATATTTCCTTTCAATAGTGTTCCCGTATATTGATAATTAATTGCGGTACTTGTAGGAGAAAAGTCAGTTGTGGTTACATTTAGAGCATCAACACGTTGACTACCACCTGCACTACGATAAATTCCGTTTACTAAATCTGGATCCAATTTATATTGAATATCGCTAGTAAGAAGTTTTCTCTTAGGCATTCCTTGCGGCACAACGAAATTAATTTGTGGTGTGATAGCAGTATTAAACACACATCTATCAATTACATACATCAAATCTTTGGTTAAATCCGCAGTCCATGTTGAACCATTTTGTGATTCAAAAAATGCACCACTATTAGGTACAGCACCAATTTTTGTTGGGTTTGAAGGTATACTATCTGTTGGTAAAGCTCTCGCTGTTGAAGCAACAGCAGTAGAATTTTGTTGAGCATAGTAAACAGTATAATCAGGCGAACTTGTTTGAATCAATATTGCATATGTTTCGCCAGCTTTAATATACACGGGAGCCTTAAACATAAATTCCGTGTATGATGAAGCGTCCAAATAATGTGGTGTTGTGCTTGTTTGAACTTGGTCTGCGTGTAGTGAAACAGTAGAATAGTCCAATGCATCGCCATTTGGATAACCATTCAATGTTGGTACAATAGAAACAACAACAGGAGTGTTTGTTGTAGTAGGTTTTGTTCTAAAGAAAAGTTTTACCGAAAGAATAAACACACCGTTTGGATAGTTTTCTTTTGGTACAATAAATGATTGTGCAACAGGATCAAATTGAGTGTAACTGGCAATCGTACTAATTTGTTGTTTTGATTGGTACTGTGTTGGTGTAAATTTTACTGATGCCGAATCTGTTGACGGAGAAAATTGCAACGTTTGTGATGTTGTAGAAAGACCTGCAGCAGTGAAGGTTGCTTCAGCATAAGTTGTTGCTGTCGATGGATCATTATCAATTGTTCTATTGTCTAAACGAAAAACTCTAGAACCAACTTTAAATGTTCCTGGTGGCACATTAAGAATGCCATAAAAACTTCCATTTTCATCAGTAGATAATTGATTTGGTTGTGTACCATCTCTAATAGCTGCAAGAATACTTGTGTTGTTTCCTGATAACGTATATTGTGATGTTAATTGACCTAAGGTACCATTATACCCTAAAGAAATTTCCACAGGCGAACTTAATGTTGCAACTTTGGTTACACCATTATATGCAGTTATTGTTGACTTAAAATTATATATTGCCGATTGAATAGACATTTTTATTTTCCGTTATAGTGAATAGTCCGCAGACTTATTTTCAAATGTAGCATAAGCTGGAGCACTCCAACTAGAATCACCATCGGGTGAACGATAGTATCTGGCTGGATGATATGTCGCTGTTTGTTGTACGACTTGGTAAACATATTTTGAAGTAACATTTATTTCTGTACCAACATAATAATTATTTGCAGACGAAGCTTTAGAATCTAATTGAACGGTTGTAACACCTGTAAAATATGTTCCACCTTCTGGAAGATTTTCTTCTCCAGTTACACCTGAATATAAAGAATTTGGCGGTGCATCTGTTCTATACACGACAGTACCGGTAGGGTCTTTAATAATCATTGCAAAACCTGGTTCAAATGAACCGGTTGTTCCGCCTGTTACAGCAACGTTTAGTGTAACTGTCCCTAATGTTGTAACTGTGTAATTTACAGAAGTTGTTGTTGAGTAATTTAATGTTCCTAATCCAACAGAAGTTCCGTTTGCAGTTACCGTTTGACTTGTACCTGTAGAAGATGCTGTGATTGTATGCACACCTGCAACTGATGGTGTCCACTTCACATTGTTGTATGTGAAAGATGTACCTTGGTTTAAATCTCCCCAAATGGCATACTGATTCATAAAGCTGTTCCAAATATTTGGATAATAAACTTTATAAATCGTTACAGGACTTATTGAGTTTGGTAAATACAAACCACCAACACCAGTAATACTACCTTGTAAACTAATTGATTGACGACCTGTATCTGAAGCTAAGAAACCCCATGCGGTGTTACTTGACGTAATATAATTTCCGTTTTCGTCAAAATCACCACGTTGCAATACTGCTGTCGATGTGTATGTTGGTCCGCCAGGAACTGTTGACAAGTACAATCGTGTGTTGGCTGTTCCAGGATAATTGTAAACACCCATGACACGAGCAGTAGGATAGAAGTTGTTGTTTGTAAAGAATCCAACAACATCATCTTCTTGGAAATTTCCACCAACTTGTTTTAATTCTAAGGTGTCAGGTGAAGTAATGTATTGGTCGACATTTACTCCATCAAAAAATGTTGATATAGGTGTGTTAATTAATAAACCTTTAGAACGAATACCAATTTCTTGTGGTCTAATATAAGGCAACAATGTAACGTTGGTTATGTAACCATTTTGTTGATTCATTGCAACCGAAACTGGATTGTAAGTGGTAATTGCGTTCGCATAAGTTGTGGTGTCTGTACCGTTACCCATGCCTGTTGAGGATCCACCTTTTGTGCCTGTTGGTGCTTGTGTTCCAATAACAGTAGCAAAATCACCCGCACTTAAAGCATTAGAAACTCCATCTACTTGATACATTTGTAAATTAGGATCACTAATCAATATAGCTGGTGCGTTCCAAGTATCAACCCAATTGTCTAAAGGAGGTGTTAGTGCAGCTGTTCCTTGGAAAATATTCACACTAAACGGATTCAAACTAATCGTTGATGATGCAAGTGGTTGAGTTACAACATTTGCTTTAGTGTATGGTAATGTAAAGATGTTTGTACCTGTACCGTTTATACTGGAAACATTATAAATGTTTGTATTGGATAATGTTCCTAAACCATTTAACACTTGCAAGTTTTGTAATTGGAAGTTGGTTATAGGTGTCAACGGTTTTAATTGTCTTGTTCTGATATTAATATTTGCTGAGTAGTCCGGATTAGCCGTATCAGCCGTGCCAAAAGAACTAAAGTCATCAACTAAAATACCATTTTTAAATCTGTTCAAACCATTAACGTCAGGAACTTGTAATGACTGTGCGCTTTGTTCCAACACACTTAATGATGTGTAGTATTCTAAGTTGTTAACACGGGTTTGTAAATTGGAAATATCACTTTTTGCCCAACGATTATGAGAAACTTTTTCAAGTGATAAGTTTGATACAACTTGGCCAGTATTTTCACCAGGAACATATGCAGTATAAGGATCAAGAGTTAGTTTAGCCAACAACATCGAACCATCCGGAGTTGTGGGGAAAGTTGGTGTCAATGAAGGAATACCCGAAACAATACTAAAACTCTTATCTTTACTTAATACTAATAAATCTTTTCTACCAAGATAATATGAATATGAACTTTGGAATTGAGTCAAATCTTGAGGCAACAACATACCTCTAAAGTTACCTGCTGTTGCATAATCAAAAGCAAAAGTGCCTGTGGCGTTTGTGCGTTTAGGTCTAAAATCTAAAACATCGGTTAAATTATATGTTATACCTGAAGCGGCCGTATAATTACCAATCTCTGCATAATTTTCAGGTGAAGTAGAAAAACCACCACCAGTAGATAGATATGAGAGTACACTAAAGTAACCATCACCGCCTGTATGATTGTAATAATCATACATCACTAATAGATTACCTTTTGCACCACCAACCAATGGCTTCAAGTAAGCATGGTCATAATAAGAATCTTGTTGACCGTTTACCAATTGATATTGAGATGTTACATCATATGAAGCCGATGTTAACATTGCAACTGTTGGAGAAACAGTAGAAGAACCAGTATCAATAATTTTTCTAATCTTCTTAACATCAGAAACATATAAAGATACTTGAGAACTTGTTGTACCAACTTTTGTAATATATGTTTGACCTTTGGCCAAATCAATAGTTGTATTTGATACTCCAGAAATTGAACTAAAAGAACCAAGTGCTGTTGTATTACCAGTAACTAAACTCTTTGCCTTTAATACCAAACCACCATCAGTTGCATGGTCCGCATAAGGCACATTAATGTTTGCAATAATATCAACCGTGTCATTATAATATGATGTTGTGAATGTTGCTTGTGAACTAGAAACTGCAATTGTATTGCCTGTGGTAGAGAAATCTAATATCTTACCTGGTGTAGCGGTCTTACTGATAACAATAAAGTTTTGTTTCTTGGCATCAGAACTCAATGTGCCGTTACCAACAAAGGTAAATGATCCTTGTGCTGATAGTGTCAACGGTGTTGAACTTGACAACGATTGATTGCGATAAATTTTAGTTGAACTATAACTAGAACTAGAAAGATTAGCAACGTAAGGATTTCCTATAGAGAATAACATCTCGGGATATCCAGGATTACCAAATATTGTAGGATTAGTATTGAGTGCGTTTTCTTTTCCATTAATAACGTTGATGTTTGCATTTGCCGAGAAAGAATAAGCACCATCTTTAACAACAATCGAGTCAACATCTTTTGGTGCTAAGTTTAAAGTGAAGGTTGTTGTCGCATCAGGAACAAATGTAAACGGTTGAGAAACAGTAGCTATCTTAGTAGCACCACTCCAAGAAACAATTGTTCGAATATCACCAATAGATGTACCACCAGTAACATTAATTGTCGTACCGTAGTAAGCATTTGCTACGTTAGAAAAGTTAGCACGACTTGCATCATTTACCTTTATAGTAGTGGCAGATGAACCTGTGGAGTCTGCTACACCAGAAATAGTTCTTGACTGTATGTTGGAAACAAATAACTTATAAACATATGTTTGTGTATTTGAACTGCTGGTATCAGAAACATATTGAATATCTCTTACTCTAGCGGTGCCAATGACTGTTGAATTGTAACTATTAGCATTAGCACTAACCATATTGTTGTTTGATGCAATGTTAATTGCAGGCACAAGGTGTAAATCAACCGTTGGCATAGTAGTAACATCAAATGTACCATTGGCTGTATCTACAAAAAAGTAGTTACCATAGTCCAAGTAAACATTGTTTGTACCAACAGATTGTACTGTTCTGGCTCTATCGCTTACAAGAGTTAATGGAGATTGGTTCTCAATACGATAACCATGAACATATGCAACACCTTTACCAATACCAAGGTTATACTTAGAGCTATCGATTGTGTTTGCGGATGGAGTTAATTTGAAATCATTGACAATATAATCACCATTGCTTTCAAAATCACGTTTAGCAAAGTAGTCATCAATTACCGAATAAACGGTATTGTCTACTTGTTTGGTAATTTCACCGTTTTCCATTCTCACCAATTCAATAAAGGCATCATCGGATCCTAATGCAAGTGGTATTGAAGTTAATGTTAATATGATAGCATATCTATCAGCGCCTGGGGCTTGATAATTAGACGCTCCAACGGCGGGGTCAAGTAACGATGCATCGTTGACGTAATCAACAATCGTTTCAGTTATAGACAGTCCTATGCGATAGGATGGGGTGTTACTATATTTGGAAAGTATTGTTGTTTGTGGTTGTACCGCAACAAAGTTACCAATTGAGTATTTGGTAAAACTACCATCTGAATTAGCCACAGAAGACTGTGAATAACCATTAACGACATAGAAAACACCGTCAGAGATAGAAGCAACCGAAGATAATCCGCTACACGTTGTTCCACCAGTTGTACCAATTGTAGTTCCACCAATGTTTGTTCCATCGGACGGTATAATAACAGTAGCATCACTAAAATGAATACCGGATCTATATGATAGTATTAAGGTTGGTGGGTCACCAGCAGTAGTTGATGTGCCAGTAGATTCAGCTGTTGCAATAACCTTTGCAATAATAGTACCAGTCGGGTCTTGAATAACTTTATTTAAGAAAGACGCAGCTGTAATATCAACGTTGTTATATTGTAAATTTAATTTTAAATAATGGCAATTAAGGTTTGTTGTTATCTTACCACCGGTAACAGGTGTATTCTGTGAAAAAATGCTGTCTGCAAAATTTGAAATTTGATTCTGTAAAATAGTTTGAGCTTGAGTGAGTTCTCGAGCCTGTACAGCAGCACCTGGTTTAAAAAGCACACGATGGAAATTCTTAGACGGATCAAAATCGTCATAGTAAGGGTCTACGTTAAAGTTCAGAGCCATTTTTTTCCTTTAGAATCCTATTATAATTTTAAATTGTTCTATACCGTCAGAACTTCTTTGTATTCCTGACCTGTTTTCAATGTATGTCAGGTATCCAGATGAAGACACATAAGAAGGAGATGAACTAGTCAACAAGGTTCTCACAGTCTGTGATGTATTTCCAAAAACAGGAGCATTGTATGTTAGATATCCAGTTGTATTTATCATCTTAACCACATTGTTTCCTGTATCATGTGTTACTACTGTACCTTTAAATGTAGGATTAGATACTGATGGACCTTGATATAAAATCTCATCTGAAATATAGGATCCAAATCCAGATGCAACGGTTAAATCTGTTGTGGTTTTATATATTGAATTGTTTGCAGGATATGGTGTAGTTACTAAAGATACTGGATCGGCCACTAATCCAACTTGATAATATGTTATATTTGTTGGAACATTAACAACTCCGTTGGTGTATTCATCCGAGTTCCATTCAACACAATACATAACATGAGCGCAACCAAGTTCAGATATTGGGTCGTAACCGTGGCCACCAATCGGTGATGTAAATGAATTAGTAATTATGCCAGAACCATTTGCTGTTGTTACTGATACATTAGCGTAGTTATAACCAGCTCCTGGAGTCAAAACAACAATATCTTGGATTGATCCATTGACTACACTTCCTACAGTTGCTGTTGCACCTGTCCCATCGCCTGTAATTGTTACCGTAATAGGCGCTGTACCTGGAGCATAACCAGAACCACCATTAACAACATTAACAACATCGATACTTCCAACACCAACAGGACTATTGATTGGATTAGGTGTCTTGTCGCCAGCTGGTACAGGCAACCAATCTGTGTCCATGAATTTTACTTTTGTACCAATCTCAATTGTGTATATGTATTTCCATTTGTAACCATCTGCACCTTGGAAAATATTGTTGGTACTATAATTTCCTGGTTGGAAATAAGGTTCACTTACGGATGCACCGCCGTTATTGTTCCAAAGGCATTTAAAAACTTGGTCGTATTTGTTCTTAACATAAAATTTTCTAATCAAATAACCATTAACATCAATTTCAAACATATCAATATCATCACGATAATAGTCATATGTTACGCCAGAAGTCCAATCAATTCTCTCTATCACTGGAGCAATATCATTTACAGTAACTAATTTTGCAGCAAAGATTTTTTTGAATAAACTTTTGATTGAAGCTTGGTCTTGTGTTGGTGTGGGAGGATTTTCATCGTCAGTCCAAGGGTCAACGTTTGCCAAAAACATATAAGTTGTCAATGTTCCTGCGGACGGAGCATAATAAGCCTGCTCTACTTGAGCAACTTTGGAACCCCATGTTAATAGTTGTTTATTTGCCATAGTTTCTTATTTATTAAGCGTGAACAATCGAACAGAAAGTATTTGTTAATGTACCATCCATACTCCAGTATTTTACATAGATGGTTGATGTGCCTGGAATATTATAGGTTGTCGCATTAATTGTTGAATTAAGAGCAGAAACACCATGAGTAAATGTTTGGTTTGTGCCAGCAGTATTTGTAATCCATGCATCAACAACTTTACCTGTTACAAAGTTTGATAATGTTACAACTAAACCTGCAGCTGTCTGAGCACGAACAACCGAGTTATTTGCAAAGTCAATCGTAATTGCAGTCTGCGAATTTGGAAAAATATTTGGTGTGTAGATGAAACCTTTTCCTGGATTAATTGTGTTATTTATTAGTAAATTACCAGTAACCGTTAAGTTACCAGCCGTAATAATACTTGCGGTGTTTTGTAATGCGGTGTTTGCAATACTATTTGCGGTATTCGCTTGGTTCCATGCAGATTGAATGTTTGTATTTTGAGTAGAACTTATACCTTGAGATATAATTGTATTTGATGCTGCTGAATTTGCCTGTGCAAAAGCTGCCTGTGAATACGCATTAGAAGCTGCAGCTGTAATTTGTTTTGTGCCATCAGCAAAAGTAATAAACGATTGTGTATTCAACACAAGACTATTAGAAGTCATCGAAGCAACAATATTTGCACTTGTACCACCACCAACAATAAACTTTAATGTTGTATTCGATGTAGTTGTACCAACAATTAAGTTACCACCGTTTGATCCTGCGGTACCTTGAACATAAAGATAACCATCTTTTGGATTAACAGCATTACCAATATTATTAAATTCCGAACCTGGTTGATAGTTCTTGTTTGCATAACCCATATCGATAAAGTTGGCCGCATCCGTACCACCAGAACCTACGTTGGCGGTTACAACTATGTCAGCAGTACCACCATCATTCGTATTGACGAGGTTGGTTTGGATATATGATTCGCCACCCAAAGAAAATTGTGCAATCGTATTAGGTAAGTTCTGTTGATTGACACCAACATTTAATATTTCGTTAGAGTAAAGGTTTGCCGCCAACGTATGTGCGGTAAATTTACCGGTAACACCTGTTGGAATATCCACACCCATAAACAAACTATTGGCTGTGTTGGCATTTAATGCCGTGATGAGTGGTAGTTGTGATATTTTTACTGTTGACATTTATTACCCTAGTCTAAAAGAATTAAGTCGCCATCTTCTGTTATTAATGAATCGCCATTTTCGGTTACAAGTTCTGGATAGTATTGAGTTCCTACAGTACCATAAATCTTAACTTGTTGTTTATTTGATACAGTTCCACCAGCAGAAAATGTTCTACTGACCGCCACATTTGAATTCGTATTTGCTGTCAGGTTTGTAGTTAATGTTATTGTTCCTGTTACATAATTGATACTCTGTACTGTTTTGGCAGTATTGTTTGCAACTAAAATCTGGTCACCAGCAAATATAATATCCTTCAACGGGTATGCGGTATTACTGTACACTCCATTATTAACGATGTTGTATCTATCGGTATATATGGACGTTATATTTATAGTGCTTGAACCAATGGATCCGGTTGCATGAGCAACGTTAGAATAGGTTAAGAAAATATCTTCTGTTAAAACAATTTTGTTGTTTGCATAATCAACCGTTTTGACTTTAGAATATACGTCTGGACCATTGGTTGGACCTAAGAAGATAGAACTGTTTGCAAAAATAATATTAGCAATATTTGTTCCAACACCAATATTATAGAAAATAACTGTATTTGTACTTGTGTTTGAAAAGTCTGTTCTCATAACAGCATTAGAACTGTTATCATTAGTATAGTAATATAAAGTTCTAGCTTTATTAAATACAACTGAATGTAGAGTATTATTATTATCTCCTTCTGAAACCAGTTTGAAACGGCCAATGACTTTCATTCCTGTAGGATGAAGTAGATTTAATAAAGCTTCTCTATATTTTGATATCTCTTTTTCTACCGTGATTTGATAGGTAAAGTTATTGAAATTTTGACTTTGTAATATATCATAAGAACTTGGTTGTCCTTGTGAGTTTAAGTATTGTCCTTGGCCAATAACAAGACCGTTTAAGAAAGATGCATCAGCTTTTGCATTTCCATCACCGTATATTCTAATGCCATCTTGAAATGATGGACTTCCTGTATAGAAAGCATTAGCCGAAACTGTTTGTGGGTCGATTGTTAATTGAATATTTGAATTAGTAAACTTCAATACTTGTGAAGTAGAAGGTAATGATTGATAATTATAAATTCTCAACAAGTAATCTGTTAGTGCTGGATTTATATTAGTTGTAGAAGTAATCGCTGCAATAGAATCTACGTTAGCATAAAAAGATGCGGTGTTAATATCAGTACCCTGATACACCTTCATAGTTTTATTTGGTAAATTCAAAACATCTGCGCCTTGTACCAATAAATCAATAACTTTTAATGAAATTGTTGGTGCACCAATATAATCTTCTCCTGGTTCGGTAACAACAATTGATGTTACAGTTCCAACTCTATCTAAAGTAGTATCAAATACAGCTCCATCGCCTAAAGTAGATGTTACAGACAACGATGCATTATAAGCCGCAGTATTAGATGAGTTAACTGTTATTGTTGGTAGAGCATAATTAAAACCTTGACCACCTAATGGATAAATTGAACTGTTGTTTTGAACATATTTTATTTCTGTAATTGCACCGGTAGAACTTACATTAGTTACGTTTGCAAATGCTCCATAACCTGAACCTCCAGAAAAAACAATTCTATCATTTGCTCTGTAACCCACTCCACCATTATTGATTTGAATAGGACCTAAGATACCTATGTTTCTTAAATTTCCAGTTTTAGTTGCATCATATATGTCGGAAGGATAAAGTGTGTCGGCTACAACGGTTGGTTGTGTTCTAATGCCGCCGCCTTGACTGTTGACCAAAACAGATGATATTGGAAAAGTTTCAAAAGATATAAAAGTTAAAGCTTCAACTATAGCTGTGTTTGCGTTTGATGTATAATAACTTCTAACGTTTGCTACATTGGATGTTGAACTACTAATTACATTTGCGTTTCTAGTAGGAGTACCACTCGCAGAACTAAATTTAATAATACCATTGGATGAATCCCATCTCGATACCACGCCAGAAAAGGTTGGATTGCCACTAGGACCTTGGTAAAGAGTTTCACTAATTTTAAATGTGTTGGCATTAACCGAATACAAACTTGTATTGACGTTTAATGTATAACCATTTGCAAAAAAGTAATTTGAATTGCCTATTACAACAGATGATTTGTAACTAATAATTTCTTGTGGTAAGTAGGTTACATTTGCAGAGTTGGATGCTGATGGATCAATAGATGCTACAACCGCAGTTGGAATTTGTGCAGAAGCATCTAGTCCACCAAAATTTATAACAGTATTTGGACTTAATCTGTAACCAAATCCACCTGATGTTACTGTGATGCTTTGAATAGAACCAGATGTTGTTTGACCAACTACAGCTTGAGCACCGACTGGATTAGTAATTTCAGTATTCAAACCACCATAAACTACAACAGGATCGCCTGTGCCATAGTTTGAACCTCGCAAAGCATTACCTAAAATATCTTTAGCTACGTTAATTTGGCTAATTTGTCCTACAATTTTTGCTCTAAGATTTGTTCCGTTAATAATAACATCTTGATTATTTGAATCTACAATACGAACAAATTCTCCTGAATTGAATAGTCGTTCAATGTTGGAGATAAAAACTTCTGTTTTATTTCTTGCATAAATTGAATTTTCAATTGTTGCAATTGACTTTGAGGTTTCACCCAAAATTCTAAGATTTTTAATGTCTAAGAATCTGGTATCATTTGTAGAAAGTTTCAAACTTTTTGGAACGTACCAAATACCTGATGATGCTTTAAGTACCGCATCTTTTGTATAAAAAATATCAAAATCTGAATTGAACAACATTCTAAAAAGAAGTTGATACGATGAAATTGTACCTTTTGATTGATATAGTTGGCGAGCAACTTTAATTGCTTGCTGTTTATTTGTTAAAGAATCTTTAGGAAAATAAGCAAGAAAATCATTTAAGAAATAATCTATAAATTCACTTGTTGTGGCATCAATATCCGTATACTGTGAAATATTTTTAGTTCTATCAATTACATTCCCATTTTCTTCCATCCATTCATAGTAAGCTTGAATGAAGTGAACAAAATTTTCATATGCACCACCAGAATCAGCTTCATCCCGAATAAATCCAGGAAGTTGTGATGGGATTAATAAAGAGGTTCTTTGGTCGTTAGGTATCATTGTGTTTTAGATATCATATTAACTGTAATAGAATTTGCATCGTAAGGGTCTACAGTTATAATTTTATTGTATGAAGAACTAACTATTGTTGAGTTTGGTACAACAGATATTGTTAATTGACCTAATGGATTATCTATCTGATATGGATTAAAATCTGTCAAAGTAATAATACCATTTACATAATCCACACTACCTATGTTACTATTGAAAATTGTTTTGACGTTATTAGAATTATAATAGAAACTTCTAAGTGTGCCGAATTGACCTTCTAGAACAGCAGTTGCTGCACCATTAAGACCGGTTGTATCATATGCGCTTGGTGTGATTACCACAACCGCACTAGTATAACCTGTACCAGCATTTGTAACATTAATTTTGGTTATTCGGCCGGTTGTATTAATAATGGCTTCAGCCGTTGCACCTGTTCCATCACCATATATGCTTACGGTCGGTGCATATGTATAAGAAAAACCAGGATTGATAATTGAAACAGAAGAAATTCCGCCTGTAGAACTAGGCACCTCTTCAAAATAAATTCCATCAATAATTTGTGATAGAGTTGTTGGGTTTCTTTGTTGAATACCAGGAGAACTACTGATGCCAGACAATAATACACCTTTTTTCAACGGTGTGTTAAAGTTTAAAGTATATGTTTTTGATACAGTTAAACTTGGATAAAATTTCTTTTGCAGTTGAATATTTAATTCGCTTGTCAAAATAGAACCATCAACTGATTGTATTGCAGACGTTAATTGACTGCCTAAAAAAGTAGCATTAAAAGTATTTAAAGTTCTATCACTAAAAGATTGGATTGCTGAGGCAACTGCTGAATTAAGTTGGCTAGAACTAAGATTTGTTTTTGTTGGATTATAAACAACATTAGCATTAACTTGAATGTATGTATAATCTGGATCAACAATTGTTGGAGAAACTGTTACAACAGAAATAGGTTTAATTACTTCTGTAATGATATCTTGTTTTTGTGTGTCCGTTAAAGCGTAAGCGCCTGTTGGTTTTAAACATACAAATACTTGGCCATAAACAGGCGGCAAGTTTTCTTCTCCACCCCAAACATTAACAGCATCAAAAGAATAACCTAATTTATTTTGTTGAATCAAAGTAATATAATCGTTCTTAGAAACTGCACGACCTTGTGATGCATAAGACTTAGGTGCTTGAAATTTAATAGACTCAATTGATTCTCTGTTACCGCCTGTAGTAGCACCAACTAGAGGGTTGATGGTGGTGTTAGCGTATCCACCGATTGAATCTACTAATACAAAAGCGTTCGCAGATGCTCCTGCTGTACCTTTAGTCAGAATATAAGTTACAATAACCACATTACCATCATTTAGTTTTTTACCTAAAATTCCATCACCAAAGTATACTTCATAGTTACCTTTGATATTTTCTTGTAAAAAGAATACTTTAGAATCTGGATTTAAAATTAAGAAATTACTTGCAACACTATAAGAATCTGAGTATGTGTTTGAGGTTGATTGTTGCACAGTAACCGAAATGGTTGTTGTGTCAACGCCCGAATCTGGTATTTCAAATACATATTTTGGATTAGCAATAGAATCAACCATGAATGTTAATGTTTCAGGTGTTCCTTGTTTGATATGTAAATTATCATAAGTCGCCACATTATTTACTGTGTTTACAGTATTGGTGTCTGTAGTAACAAAACTATAGTTTACTCCGTCAATTGCTTCAGAAATAAATCTTGTAAATTTTGGTAAAGTTAATGATGAATCGGTAACTTGATTAACTTTTAATTGAATTTGTGCTGTTGGTGCAATCGCAGATTTTGGAACATAATCTAATAGTTTGGCATGAGAAACAACAGAACCTCTCTGCAATGCAGAATCTAAAAACATCTCATTAGCAACCATGTTTAGATAGTATGCATTGTATTGAGTGTTGTATGCAAGAATATCTAAAAGATTTGAAAGAGCCGAACCTTCATAGTTGTAATCTTTTAAAGTATCTTGTGATTGTAGGAATAATTTAAGACTTGATTTTATATCATTAAAATCTAAGTCGGTCATTTGAATGTTTGAGTTAGCTCCTGCCATTTTATCTGTTTCTCTCTAAAAGAAGTGTTACAACGGTTGGTAATGTGGCATTTTCTATGTAGAAGGTTACTTGCACATTATATGCATTATTATCCGGCATAGGAACCACCGTTACATCAACTAAATTAGCTCTTGGTTCATAATTCTTTATCGTGTTCGTTATTTCAGATTCTAAAGAACTGGCCGTAAATGGTGAATCGGGTTCAAACAATAACGCATTGATATTAGAACCTAATGATGGATTAAATGGTCTTTCAAACTCATTCGTCAACAACAAATTTCTTATTGACCTAATCACAGCGTTGTCGTTGTAAGATAAAGCCACATCACCCGTCACCGGTTTCTTGGTGAAAGTGAAATCTATATCGGAATATATGTTTAGTTGTTTGGTTGCCATTCTTTATTTATTACGCTTAAATTAGAAGAAAACAAATGTTCTTAATTCAATACTTTGTCTTGAAGGTGTATCGTTTCCCATACTGAATGATGCGTGTGGTGTAAATCTTGTTCTACCGTCTTTTTCGGAGTCATAACCTTTAAAAAATAACACTTCATTTGGTTGCATATTAGGATAATAATACCATTTATGTGTGGAATTATGTTTCATATGGTAAGTTTGATTGATTCTACTTCCAGAATCTATTGTTTTGACAATTAAATCACTTTCATTCACACTTTTTGCATCTACTATGGCTAACGGATCAGATAATACAGGTTTTATTGGTTGCCATGTATGTATAATTGCAAATCGTTCTTTTGTTTCTTCAGAAAGTCTTATTTTAAGTTCTTGTGGTCCAGACCAATCAGTATAATCATTATGTACCATTTTTGCTGGCGGTAAAGCTGCTTGACGCATATTTTTTAATGTAATTCTTTCTAATTCGTCACCAGAACGAAACGTATGATTAAATATAAAAACTTTTTTAGCTCCAGTTTGTTTCTTTAATAAATTGACAATTTCTGGATAATAAATGTTGCAAATTTCTTGTGGATCAAAAAAATTGTTAACCTTTGTTTCATTGTTACATAAAACAAAACCATTGGTGTCTAGTGATGTATTTAATAATTCTCTTGCATCTAATATGTCAACTTCACATGAAATTCTTTCATCACTATCTTCTTTTGCGTGGACTAAAATCGCTTTTCCAGCTCCTGAAGCTGTCGGAAAAAAATCTTGAGCCGGAACAGAAAAATTCGAATTTTTGGAATTAAACATTTGGCGGTCCTGTGTTACCGCCTTGTGCATCAGGATGCGTATGATTATCTAAACTGATACCATTTGCTACTACATCGCCAGTAAACGATGCAGAACCATTAACTGACATGGTTGCAGAACCATTTGTACCGGATGTAATGTTTCTTCCAATAAATTCATCACGGGTAATCGTTGCATCTCTACCAATAGATGCATCTCTATCCAACAATAAATCTTGGTGGCCAACAAAATCTAATTCCGCTTGAATATTCTTAGCGGATGAAATGTTTCCTTGATTTATAATATTACCTGTACAGTTAATATCACCAACGTGGTTAATAGGACCAACAAAATTGAATGATTCTGCCATTGCAGTATACATTCCTTCAACTTTCATAGTCATATTACCATTCACCTGAAGTTCTACATCACCACCTACTTCTAATTTAGCATTTCCTTTGATGAAGACTTTCAAATTACCTTGTGTAGACCTTTTTTCATCACCCATAATATAGATTTCGTTATTTTTAACAATAACTGTCATATTATCATTCATAATCTTTTCTACTTTGGATCCATCTGGATGAACTTCAAAGAAAGTGCCTGTTCTGTGAGATAAAGACACTCTTTCAGCACCAGGAGTGTCGTCCAATTCAAAGGTATGACCAGATTCAGTTATTGTTGAGTGGTTATACGGATATTTTGAATCGTATGATGTTACAGGTTCACTTGATTCATTATTTGGGTAAATTACTGCCTCAAGCTGGTCGCCTTTTTGGTCGTATTTTTTTCTATTGTCTACAATTTCAGTTAAAGCCGCCAACTGTTTATTGGACTGACTGAGTGCTTGTTCTAATTCTGATGGCATATTTTATCCTTGTGCATTTAATACTTCAATTCTTGCATCAGTTGCCTTTTTTATATTCCTTATTGCCTTATTTTTTGTGGAATATGTTGAAGTGAAAGCTTTTTGTTTATCATCGCCTGTGAGTGCGCTTTGGATTTCATCGGCCATACTATTCCATTTTGCAGTAAGCGCAGTTTGTTTTTCAAAAAATACAAGCAAGGTGGCTCGATTTGTTACAGATGGTAATTGTGCTAACAAAGTAGAAGTATCTTCTTCAACCATTTTACCAAATAAATCTAAAGAATTTTCAAATGATTTCTTTTGTGTACTAGGTGTTTTTTCCAAAGGTACTTGGTCTGGAATTTTGTTTGGTGCTAAAGTTGCCACCAATGGTGCGGGTGCAACAGCACCTAGGTTTGCTTTAGGTACTTGTGCTGGTGCATCTTCTGGTGGTCTAGGAGAACCAATTTCTGTTAAACTAGGAAGTTTTCTTCTTAATCTCTCCGCATTGGTTCTGTCCCAAATAATATAATCCATTCCACTATATGTTAATCTGTCATCTGGTGTGTTTTTATATAGACCACTTTCAAAACTTGTTGTGGCTGCAGTTATACTACCTATTGTTGCTGGACTTAATATGACCGGAGTTTTTGTTGATACATTTCCAGCAGATAATTCTTTTAATTTGTCCGATATTGAACCAGCAATATTTTTAGATTCGGCTTGTAATGTAGGTAAATCTTTTTCTAAAGCGGCTTTTGCTTTTTCAGCTGCTTCGCTCGCTGCTTTTTGTGCTTTTGCTATTTGTTCACTTACAGAAGTTTCAGCCGATGCCATATTCTTTTGTGCTGTGGCTAAATCTTTTTGAAATTTTGCTTGCGCTTCAGGACCACCTAAACTACCTATCGCAGAGTTTAATGACGGCGCAGCACCACTTAATAATCCCGATAATGACGGTATTCCTCCGCCACTTGACTGCAATGATTTTGTTAATGAATTCATTGAAGGTTCAATACTATTCGCCAACTCAGAAGCTTTAGGTACTAATTTTTCTAAATCAGGTTGAATACCTTGTAACACCTGTGCTGCACCTTGAGCCGCACCAGCAATAGCTGTACCTAATGTTTTAGCTTCAGGTCCAGCAATATTTTGTGTAGTAGCAAAAGCTCTACTGACTATTTGTGAAGCTTGATTTGTAGTATCATTAATTGCTAATTTATTTGTGCTTGGAAATCCCACATCTATAGGATTTCTAGGTGCTGGTTGATTATTTGTTTCTGCACCTGAACCATCAGTAGGAATAACAGTTTTAGCTGGAAAAGCAGGACTGGCTGTTAACTGTGCATCTGTTCTAGGGTCTGCAAATCCTGTTTGTGGATTAGTAGCGCCTTTAGCTATACCAGGAAGAACGCCATCATAAACAGGAAATTGTCCAGATTCACCGTCAAAAAAGAATCCTGTTACCCACTCACCTTCGGCTGGCGTGGTAAATGTTTTAGAATTATTGACAGGCAACTTTGGTAATGCCCAAGGTAATGTTGCAGTAGGCATCGCCATTTTATCAGCAGTGTGCCAACCAAAAATACGAACACGACAGCGACCTAAATTTAAAGGATCCAGTCTGTCTTCAACAACACCTGTCCACCAAACAAAGCCATTTTTTCCTAAAAAGTTTTCCATTATGCAGTTACACTTGATTTATAGTCTGTTTTATTAGTATCACCAGGTTTAGTTGGAGAACTATCTTTTGCAATTTCTAAAATGGTTGTAAATTGATTCACAGTAATTGAATGTCTTACAGCCGTTATTAAATATTTACCTGAATAGAATTTATCCAACTCTCTTTTTTTCTCAGTAGGTTGTATTGTTGGTAAGTTTAATTCTATTGTTCGTCCTGCTGTAATACCAGAATCACCAGGAATTGTCAACTTAATAATATTATAACTGGCTAAAGATAATTGTGCGGTTCTTTGCAATACATACGTTTCAGCGTAAATATCTTTAGCAACTCCAGCTTGTTTTTCTTTAATGTAACCTACTGAAGATTGATTTGGATTTGAAGTCATAAATTTAAAAACACCTTCTGCGGCTTTTGTTAATGATTGACCTAATCTATTGGTCATGTCATTTATTGCCGGATTGTCATTTAAACTTTTAACGTCTTTTTGAAATTTACTGTAATCATAATCTGTTGTTTGATAAGAACGTGTTAATGGATCGATTGTCAATAATCTACTAGCAAAAGTTCCTTTAGCAATTTCTCCAAGAGCATCATATGTTTTTGTAAATTCATATTCCATAATGCTAGACATTTTTTCAGCTATACTGTCATTTTTTTTATCTAAATTCTGTAACTGATATTTGTATGTGCCATAAGGTTTATCAGAAACCATAGACTGTATAGACCTAAAATTGAATCCGTCTTTTGTTTCAAAAAACAACATATCAGCACCAATTAAATCAGTTTTTGCTGGTCGTGCATAAGTTGATACCCAACTGATTCCTTCAAATGGTTTTATTCTTGGCAACAAAAAATCATAAACACCCAACGTGTCTTCTAAAACGTTTATTTTTTGAGGTTTCACTTTTAAATGTTCAATTAATATATTGGATATAATATCTTTTACTTTAGTACCAGTATATGACTTACTAATTTTTATTTGTTCCGATAACAACAATTCTTCAGAACAAAAATATAAGGTAAAAGTTTGCGTATTTAAATTTCCGTGAGGTTTTCTTTCACCCATTTTATATACACGAAAAATTTGGTCTGTTGTGTTTGGTGCGTCTTTATATTTACCAAAATTAATTTCAATAAATTCATTTCCCGTTAATTGTAACAGTTCAGGAAATCCTTGAGCATCTAATATTGTAACAGAACCCGAGGTTACAAAAGAATATATGTCTTCATAATAATCTAAAGATATCATGAGTTTTTTTATCTCTGTTCTTTGACCACTTGCGGTCAAAAAATTTAGAGTTTTTATAGCATAATCTTGAGGTTGTATTATACCCTTAGTTTCTGCTGGAACTGAAGTAACGGTTGCCATATTTTAAATTGCCATCAAAGTTTGAAATTCTTTTTCCAGTTGGTCCGCATATATCGCATTTACCAAACGTATATTTCTATTGTTTTCGTTTACACTCATTTCATAATCGTAAATATTAACAGCTGATTTGTCTGTTGTAACTGTAACTGTAGAAGTATTTGAAATTGTATAAGTTCTTGTGGTTCTTGCTAAATTATTATAAGCAGTTAAATCTATGATAGTTTCAGTAATAGTTGAGGTTCTACTGGTGTTATCAACCGAAGTTACAGTTTTTAAATAATGATGTATTGTCGTATTAACATCTATGTTAGGATATTTGTTTGACAAATAATTATCAAATGTTAATTGGTCTACCGGCCATTGCCATTGAGGATCCATTATTTGATTTGCAAACAATACCATCCAATATCTATAAGAATCTCCATAATACTTATAAGCAATAATTTCAGGAGTATCACCTTCTTGTATGTCGTATGGATAAAAAACCAAGGGATTTTGTAAAGTTTGTGGCATCATACTAACACGAGCCATCAGATTCGTTAGTAATTTTTGTCCTAATACTGGATCATTATAAACAACTTTTGGTAGCGTTTCAAAATATTTCATTTTTAATAACCTTCTTTAATCTTGTTTCTATCAACAAGAGCATTTTCTTTAAAGCTTATAGTCATTTGAGTTTGTACCGGCGCACCATCTGAGTGTGTAGACCATCCGTTTGGAGCGTAATTAACATCAATCGTTGTTATTGCCGCTTCGGTAACTTTATTGATGTTTTTATTCTCTTTGCCTTTATAAAGAAATTTAATATTGAATACTGAAGGTGGAATAAAAAACATACCGCCAGTACCATTATTAATAGTTGGTGCTGCAGCCGTTCTAAATGCTTCAATGATTTTTGTAACCGTCTGAGCTTCTTGTTTAGAATAAGGTGTAAAAGTAAACGTCATTTGAAAATCCCTAAATGAGATACCTTGAAAGACTAATTGCTTCATTGGGTTGATTGCGAGGCCTTGAGATTTTAAGGCTAACTTAGCAACTTGTGAATCTATTGCACCACTAACACCTTGCACAACATTACCCACACCTATTGCTGAAGAAACACCTTGAACAGCCTCTTGTATTGCATCTTTTAAACTAATATCATCATATGATGCGCCATATGAAAAGGCCATGGTTTCGGGCATATATAAATCTATGGTTTGTATAATTTTACTTTTTTGTGGAGATAATGACAATTTAGCAGCTCCTGCCGCTAAACCTGCACCAGATGTAAAACCACCAGCAGCAGAAACAGCAGAAGCAACATCAGTAGTTTGTTGAGTAAGACCACTTCCAATTGATGAAAAATTATATTCTTTGCCCGCTTCATATCCAGTTGGTTGAATTTCCGTAATTTCAAACCTAACAGAATGACCTCTTGTGGCCGAACCTAAATCTCTAGGATATTGTAGACCGCCAGCGCCTTTTTTACCAAACAACATACCTAACGGTCCATTGGTAACGCTGCCGGGAATTGTTATACCACCAATTGATTGTGGGATTGAAATGATAGCCATTAAGTCCTCTTAGGTTGGGGAAATGTTATACATAGTATTTATAAGGTTAACTTGGAAGTTTTATATGGCGTATAGTGGACTCTTTAGACCGAAAAATCCTTCAAAATATATTGGTGATTACAAAAACATAGTTTATCGTTCTTCATGGGAATGTAAGGTCATGGACTGGTTAGACAGAAACCCTGATGTTATTGCATGGGGTTCTGAAGAATTGACTGTGCCTTACAAATCTCCTGTTGATGGACGATTTCATCGATATTTTCCCGATTTCCTTATTAAATTAAGAACTAGAGATAGTAAACTGAAAACATTAATGATTGAAGTTAAACCTAAAAAACAAACTCAACCACCTAAACAACAAACCAGAAAAACTAAACAATATATCAATGAAGTTACCACTTGGGGTGTCAATCAAGCCAAATGGAAAGCGGCTAATGAGTATTGTGCAGACCGAGGATGGGAGTTTAGAATATTAACCGAAGACCACCTAGGACTGTGAACTAAATAATAATCATGGCCACTTCATCTAAATTAACACTAATAAACGCTGAGAAAAATGCAGCGCAGCTAGGTTTTTTGTCTAAAGAATCTTATAAATGGTTTTTAGAGAAAATTGCTTCGTTGAGAAATCCTTCCAGAATAGCTGTGGAAGTAAACAAAGAGGGATTTCGTAAAGTCAGTAGATTTGTTATAGGTGGGTTATATTGTTTCTATTATGACCCCAAAACCAAAGACCAATTACCATATTACGATAGATTTCCTTTGGTGTTGATACTAGATAGGCAAAAAGACGGATTTACAGGACTAAATTTACATTATTTACCACTTAAATGGCGTGTGGCATTTTTAAACAAGTTAATGTCATATGCACAGTATAGCGATGAGAACGAAATCAAACGACTAAGAGTAACATATGATATTCTATCGTCCTCTAAGCGTTTTAGAGAGTTTAGGCCATGTTTTAAAAAGTATTTGCATGACCACGTTCAATCTAAGATACTTGCCATACAACCCGATGAATGGGAAACGGCAGTATTCTTACCTATGCAACAATTTAAGAAAGCCAAACCGCAAAAGGTTTGGAAAGAATCGTTAGACGAAATAAGGACACACTAAATGGCTGGTTCAATATCAGAGTTTCAATCTAGTTTTAAAAAAGACGTTGCAAGACCAAGTAAGTTTTTGGTAGATATTCCTGTGCCTTTGACTTTACTGCCTTATATTAAGTCAGCAAGAGGTTTGTCTATGCGTTGTGAACAAGCACAACTTCCAGGTAGAACTTTTGCAACCGCAGAACAAAAGATTGGTTCAAACCCAATTGAAAAGTTTCCTTACGAAACAACATATAATGATATTGACCTAACATTCATTGTTGATGATGATATGAGTCAAAAAGTTTTCTTTGATGCTTGGATGAATTATATCAATCCAACATTTAATTACAATTATAGATACAAAAGTGATTACGCTTCGATTATTACGATTTCACAGTATGATGTAATGAATGAAATTTCTTATTCTTGTAGTTTGTATGATGCTTTTCCTATTTCTATGAACCAATTAGATTTAGATTGGTCTAGTGAAGGTTATCATAAATTATCAGTAACCTTTGCATACACATATTGGAAAAACAACTCACTACAAGCTCTTGGTATGGAGATTGTCGATGCTGGCATATCTGCTATTGCGGATGCTGTTGGTGGTTTAAATGCTGTTGGTGGTTTAGGAACAGGTATAAATTCTTTACCTGATTCAGTTGCTAGTGGTTCGATGGAATCTATCAAAGGTGTTTTTGGTAGATAATGATTTTTTTATTAAGGAGATATTATGGCGTTGCCTAAACTTGATGTGCCGACATATGAATTAGAATTGCCGGTTTCAAAAAGAAAAATTAAATATAGACCGTTTCTTGTAAAAGAACAAAAGAATCTTTTGATGGCGTTAGAGTCTGGTGAAAGTGAAACCATTCAACAAAACGTACATGATATTCTTTATAACTGTACAGTTACAGAAGGTGTTGAAATCGATAAATTGCCTATTGTTGACGTTGAGTATTACTTTGTAAACTTGCGTGCCAAGTCAGTAGGTGAAATGATTCAGGCACGTTATCGTTGCAACAATACAGTTGAAGATAAAGAGTGCGGAAATATTATGGAAAAAGATGTTGATTTGAATTCGGTTAAGGTTGATGTACCGGATATTAATCCTGAAATTAAACTTTCAGAACGAATCATTATCAAAATGAAATATCCAGAATTTGGATTGGTCAGAGATTCAATCAACATGGATGATATTAATGAAGTTACTTTCAATATGATTGCTAACAGTATTGAATACATCTATGAAGTACCGACAGAAGAATTTCACTATGGTAGAGAAGCAGAAGCTGGTGAGATGTTAGAATTCGTTGAGAGTATGAATCAAGAGCAGTTTGAAAAGGTTGAAGCGTTCTTCAATCAGTTGCCAAGAATGAAACAAGATATTGATATCACTTGCAGTAAGTGTGGTTTTGAACACCACCTTGTTGTGGAGGGTCTTGAAGATTTTTTCGGCTAACACTTCGTCATGACAATTTAAAGAATTATTACAAGACTAACTTTTCCTTGATGCAACACCATAAGTATAGTCTTACTGAACTTGAGTCGATGATTCCTTGGGAAAGGGATATCTACGTTACCATGCTGATACAATATATTGAAGAAGAAAACCAAAGACTAAAAGAGAAACAAAGAAAATAGTAAATGGATTATAGTTCAGCTGCTAAGATAAGAAAAAAATCATTTGGCACTCTTTTGGCTGAACAAGAGGGAGGCCTTGGTTCGTCTTTAAAATCAGCAATTGGCCAAAAAACAAGAGCAAACATAGAAGGTCTTAAGGAAACTTTTGACCCTATGAATATTGCTAAGAAGATGACTTTTGGTTCTAATTGGGCACCAGCCATGTTGGGTAAACTGACGGGTAGAAAAGCCGAAAGTATTGCACATTTCACCGGTGCAAGATTAAAAAACAAAACAATGGGTCGTTCGGCCGCCGTCAACGATAATGATGATGGTGAAGATGCACCTACACCAGCAATTGAATCTGTCAGAGCAATTCACAAACTTATTAAAGACCGTGAAAAAGAGGTCAAAAAGTGGAATAAGAATGATGACAAGTTTGATAAAAAAGATAAAAAAGAAGAAGAAAGAAGACACAAAGAATTATTGAAAGCTCTTTCACTCAAAAGAGTAACACCTTCAAAACCAACCAAGCCTACAGAAAAACCTGGTGGACAACCTTCTGAAAAACAGAAGCCGCCACCAAAGCCAACTAAGCCTACCCAAAAGCCTACCCCAACTAAAAAGACGGAACAACCGCCTAAGAAAACTGAGCAGCCTGCTAAAAAAGAACAGCCGCCAGCTAAGAAAACTGAGCAGCCTGCTAAAAAAGAACAGCCGCCAGCTAAGAAAGAAGAGCAACCTGTTAAAAAAGAACAGCCGCCAGCTAAGAAAGAAGAACAACCTGCTCAAAGACAACAAGAAAGAGATTCTAAAAACCAAGAAAATAAATCTCAAACTGATAAAAAACAAGCAGATAAGGATACTAAGGCTAAAGAAAAAGCGGATAAAGACCGTGCAGAAAAAGACCGTGTTGCCAAGGAAAAAGCGGATAAAGAAGCTAAACAAAAAGCCGACAGAGAAGCTAAAGACGCTAAAGAAAAAGCCGATAAAGAAAATAAGGCAGCAAAAGATAAAGCCGACAGAGAAGCTAAAGACGCTAAAGAAAAAGCCGATAAAGAAGCTAAAGATGCTAGAGATAAGACTGATAGAGAAACCGCAACAAGACAGAAAAAAGAAGAACAACCTGCTCAACAACCTCAGCAACAAGCACCAGCTCAAACTGCACCTAGACAACAACCTCAAAGACCTGGTCAACAGAAAGAACCTTCAGCTCAACCTGCAAAACCATCAACGACAAAACCATCAACAGCAACAAAAGTTGGTAGAGAAGGTGAAGGACTAAAAGGTTTAGATGCAGCTCAAAGAAGTGCAAATATTAAAAAAGAATTAGTTTCTATGGGTGCTTCTTCAGCTTTATCGGCTAGCGTTATGCTTGTTGCTGCAAAAGAAACACAAGCAGGACAAACATTAAGCGAAGAAGGTCCAGTAGCTTACAAAAATACTTGGCGCAATATGGAATCAGGTAAATCTAAAATTCCAAATGACAAGTATGAAAAAATAAAAGCAAAAAATGCAGATGCTCCGCAAAGCGGTGCAGGCGCCGGCACTGCTTATATGAATTTTACTTTTGGAAAAAAATGGTCTTCCGAACAATGGAAATCGGTAATAGATGATCCTAATGAAGGTAAATTCTTTGAAGCTGTTGGTTACAAAGGCGGGGAAAAATACAAAGGCAGGTCTTTAATTGGTATAACCCATAAAGACACCTATGAAGCTATTGGAAAATTAATGGGATTAGACTTGGTGAATAATCCTGAATTAATCAATAAAGATGTAAAAACAACTTCAGCAGCAACTTTAGCTTATCTTTCTTTGTTGGCAGCTGATAGTTTAAGTCCACTTTTGACCGTTGAACAATTAAAAGCTGGATATCAAAAAGGTCTTAAAATTTTAAATTCTTATGAAAATCCAGAAGATTTAAAAAAGGCCTTAATTCTGTTAACAGCAGGTAAAGGAAAAGTAAACATTGCGGACGTTGAACAAGTGCGTAAAGCTTTTAGTAGTGGTACTGATAGAGCAACTTATTTAAATACTCAATTACATGAAGGTGAAAAGATGTATAATGTGTTAGGTCTATCACAAGAAAATACTCAACTTCGTGGTGAGTTAAATAACCAAGGTGGTAATTCAACAACCGTAAATAATACAACAGTCAATAATCAAACATTGCCTGCCAGACCAGGTCAACGCAGAGATGATTCATCACCAATGGATGCTGCTCAAAGAAGATAAAATATGGACTATAAAGAAGCAAAAGAGATAAGAAAAAAATCATTTGGCACTTTACTTGCAGAACAAGAAGGTGGCTTCGGCACGTCCATGAAAAAGGCTATCGGTCTTAAAACTAAAGCCAAAACAGAAGGCATCAAACAGTTCTTTGACCCAATGAATATTGCCAAATTTATGACATTTGGTTCTAATTGGGCGCCTGCTATGTTGGGTAAGGCCACAGGTAGAAAACAAGAGTCTATCAATTTCTTTACTGGTGCGAGAAAAAAAGGTGAAAGAGCTGAGCAATTACAAGATACAAAAAATACAGCCGATAAAATTAAAAGCACTAGTACTGGCGGTAGAGGTTTTGATGCTACGTTAGAGAAGATTTATAATCTAATGAACAAATCTTTTGAAGATGAAACAAAACGTAGAGAAGAAGCAAACAACTACAAAGAAGAAAATGAACTTGAGAAGTTAAAACGACACAAAGAACTTATTGAAGCAATTACAGGCAAACCATACACAGGCAAAGCAACTGCCACAAAGGTAACGCAAGATTCTGGTGGTAGTTTATTAGAAACTTTATTGGGTGGTCGTGCTGTTGTACAAACTTTGATGAGTGTATTAGGTTGGTTTGCAAGTCCTGTTGGTCTTGCATTGTTGGGTGTAGCCTCGATGGTTGCGCTTATTGCTTTGATAAAATTTGGTTTGGAGAAATTGGCCGAAAATACTCCTAATATGAAGGCTTTAAGTCCTGATGAAGCACAGGCAATTTTACAAAATGGAAATGCTAGAGATATTGAAGCAATGGGCGGCCGTGAAAAATTAGAAGACATTATTAAGAATGGCAAAAAGAATGCTCAAGACATTTTGAATATGCCAGAAACCACCGAAGAAGAAAAAGAAGCCAAAAGAAAAGCAATGTTGGCTGCTGGTGGTGAAGATAAAGTTAAAGCCATTGCTGCTGATGAAAAAGTATATGAAGTTCCGCCACAAAGAAGTGATGCTGAATTGGGAATAAAAGAAAATGTTCCACCAAAGGCCGATTTTATTGCAGGTAAACCAGGAACAGGTGGAAAAAATCTTGCCCGTGGTGTACGAGCAGCTGCTTGGGATGAAAAATATGGCAAAGATTATAATGAGGATGGCACTAAGAAAACGGCAACCCCAGCGCCTGCGCCAGCTGCCACTCCTGCAAGTACCGCTACCGAAACAGCGCCAGAAACTTCATCAGGAGGCGCTTCTCCGACAGCTGGATCTACTGCGACACCATCTGCCGGTGGTGGTGCGTCCACCGCTACGGCCGCAGCTTCCACGCCTACTAGTGCAGCCTTACCTAGTGCAAGTAGTGAAAATGCAGCCTTAAATCTACCATCTTCAACACCTGATGCTAGTACAACAGTCAATTCGGCAGCTGTCAATTCTTCTGGCAGTAATGCACCGACTAAAAATCCAATTGCACCTGTAAGAAATTTAGAACCATCTTTCCGAAATATGATTATTGGTAGTACGAGAACCGTTTAACCAATAAAAAACCCCGCCGAAGCGGGGTTCTTTTTGCATTTCTAATTTAATTAGAAGGAACGGGTATAGTTAACTGCAATAGTCTTTTGGTCATTATCACCATTTACACGGTCATAACGAACACCAATTGCATCAACCTTAGTTACTGCATAACTCAAACCATAACGCATTGTATTTGTTTGGTCATTGTTTTTGGTTGAATCAAAAGCGGTACGATAACGATAACCAACTTTTGCTGTCAAACCAGAAATACCAGGAACATCAGCAGTTACGCCAGGTTCAACCGACCAGTAGCTGAAATCAGTAGTATTGCTATACTTTTGACCTGCTGCGGTGCGAACATACAAACCGATAGGACCCGCAACCTTTTCAGACACAGTTACACCACCTTCGATACGAGTGCTCAAAGCACTTGTTGTATCATTTGTGGTATTTTGAAACTGCAAATCACCTGCCAAGTTGTTGGTGAAAGTATGCTTGTACATCATCTGATATTGTGTTTGGTTGGTAGCACCAACGTTATCAATACTAGAACGCTCAAGTGTAATGCTGTCGCCAGCAAATACTGAGGTTGCTGTGGCCAAAGCCAACATTGCTAAAATTTTCTTCATTATATTCCCTTAAATTAAAAAAGTAAATGCGCCGGCAGTAAGAAGCAATAATAATGCCCAACTACCTAGTGCCTTGTAATATGTTTTGAGTGGTGTGCCGAAATATCGGTTTCCAACCATAACACATTTGTGAGTAGGACTCAACAAGTAACCAGCATAATCTACTGCAAAAAACCACATAAAATATTCTAGGCCAAATACTTGTGCCATCAATACTGCAATTGCAATAAACTTACCTGAACTACCCATCAAAAAACTAACCACAAATCCGACAACGCTTATGAGAGTCATTCCAATCAAAGTGTGTGGATCGAAACCCACACCTTTAATGTATGACACATATTCGTTGTTATAGGATTTTGCCAGATTACCTAGAATGATAACCACACCTACAGTAACCAAAACTTCCCAATTAATATATTTAGAAAGCTTTCTATAGTTCCATTGTTGTGTAATGAACACATAATAAAGAGCTAACAAACCAAAAATTGTGAATACGTTATCTGCACCACCAACATAAATGTAAGTGCCGATTGCAACGAACATTGGAAATACATTACGAATTACTGAACTTAGTTTGAAATTATCTAGGTTTGAAACCACGATATCTTCATCTTTTACTTCTCGCCAAATATACCAAGAAATAAAACCAAGACTAACGACCAGTAATGGTGCAATCATTCCCATGAATGCTGTGTATGTAAGACCAAAAGCTGCGATAGGAAGAACAACTGTCTTTTCTAGTGGCGACCACATATAATAGTGATGCGTTGATAGATAATCAACAATACCCATCTTTTCACGACCTTGGCCATCCTTTGGCGCAACGGTGTCTAACAAACCTGCCGATACTGTTACTCGACCCTCAATTGGCAGAATACCACCAATAGCAGATAAAAGAACAATAACAAATTTGTTTGACCGGAAAGTGTTCTTGACATAAGAGTACGCTGGGGCAAAAAGGTTATATTCTTTTGCTAGTCCAGCAGAAATCATTATGAAGAAAACCATCCATAGATAGCCGAGGCCATCTGTAAGTTTCAATATTTCCATATTTTCACTCCATTTTCAAACATAAAAAAACCACTCCGTTTTACGGGAGTGGAGACCATGTTGAAGAAGTGATTATTCTTCTTCAGCAAGTTTTGAGAAGTATGACAAATCATCTTCATCACCATCAGCAAGAACCGGTTCAGCGGTTGCTTTCTTAGGTGCATCAAAGTTCTTTGCCTTTGTTTGTTCAACAGTTGTGCGTGGTGCTTCACCATTCAAACCAAGAACTTTATCTAGGCGCTGTTTCAAAGCGTCATACGATTTGAATTCTTTTTCAGCAGTCATTTCTGCCAATGAGAATTCATTCTTCCAGATTTTCTCCAACTCATCATCATCAGACAATAGAGCAGAAGGAGAATCAAATTCGGATTTATCATAATTCTGATAGCCTTCAACTTTACGAATCTTCAACTTGAAGTTAGCACCTTTCCACAAATCAAACGGATTGATTGCAGTTTCATCTTCAAATTGTGGGTTCATGGCTTCAGTAATCTTGTCAAAGATTTTCTTACCAAACTTAAAGAGTTTGATTTTGCCTTCATTTTCGGGGTGTTTTGGATCCGAAACAATGTAGACGTTAGCGATATAATTCAGCTTACGCTTTTGTTTACGAACAACATCTTTATTGGCTTCGATGCCAGAATTCCACAAAGCAGAATTATGTTCGCAGACAGGACATTGTTGATTTTTGGTAGTCAAACAGTTATCGATTAACCAACCACCAGGTCCTTGGAACCCGTGAGAGAAGACTTTTGCCCAAGGTAGTGCGTCATCACCATCAACTGAGGGTGCGGGGAGAAAACGGATTGTAGCCATGCCGTTGCCAGCTTTGTCTACTTCTGGTCGCCAGAAGTTATCCTGTTTTTCTGAACCGCTCTCGCTAGTGTTGAGAGCTTCGATTGCTTTAGAAAGCTTATCGAGATTGCCAGATTGGCGTTTGAGGTTTGCAAATGAACTCATAGTATTTCCTTTATAAACGGAGTATTAACGGTGTGTGAACGGAGTATTTCACTTTATACATTATATCATATTATTTAGGCGTTTGTCAATCACATACAACATATTTACCATTAAATAAATTCTAACCAACTGGTCATAATATATTTTTCTCCGCTTAGCGGAGGATTGCCACGGTGCATATGTGTAAAGTGTGCAGGCCATAGAACCAAAGTTCCCTGTTTTGGCTTGATACGCATACTTTGATACAGAAATTCGGTTTCTCCACCATCTTCCACATCATTCAAGTAAATCATCCATGCCATAATTCTATTCATACTTCTTGGTCCTGAAGTTTCAAAATGCCATATATGATAACCTTGAGTGGGTAGAGTTTTTTGTATCTTAATATTTAAGATATCTATTTCACCATGTTGTTTTACAGAAGGATATTCTTCCGCATATTCGGTGTATTTACTCCAAAAACTTTGCATCAAATCATTGGTGTGTGGATTTTTTCCACCCACACCCCACAATTGCATATTTAAACTTTCATTATCGTAAAGATTAATGGCCTCATCATTTTTCATATTCATAGAACGTTCATCGTCCGTTCTTTTATAAGAAAAACCAGTAGACTTCATTTTTTCAAAATGTTTAATGAAATATTTGCAAGTTTCAGGTTTGATTGCATTATCAAAAACGCCAATAAAATCTTTAATCATAGGTATGCCTTTAAACGATTAATCGTATCATCAATATTAGTATGTAGTATGGCGACACCACCATCCTCATGCCATTGATTGATGTTAGATTCAGTATCGTCAATTAAAATTGAGGACGGAGTGGCATACTTACGTTTGAATCTTTTTCCTGGAACAAGAATTGGTTCAAATGTAATGTTGTGTGTTTGCAACCATTTAAACTTCTGACCTCGAATCGCTTCATCTTTAGATTCGGATGAAGTTGATGAAAGAATCTTAGTTTCAATTGGCAAAGATTTCAAATAATCAATAAGTTTGAAAGCGTCAGGCATTAAATCAAGTGTAGCAAATTGCTCTTGTGCAATAAATTGCAAAAAGAATTTTTCAAATGTTTTGTAATTGTCCGCTTCACTCGGTTCAATATCAAACAATTCTTTATACCGTTTATTGAAGTCAGCAATTACGCCATCCATGTCCAAGTAGATAGTTGTGATTTCAGCCATACTCTTTAATCTTTTCTTTCAAAATGTTTGTATATTTTTCTTTATCATATTCGATAAATGGTGTATACTTCTTAATCAATCTATGGTACGTTGGCCAAATGATATCATCAGTAATTTGTTTTTCCCATCTAGGCATACAACCAACAACATCAACCATAATACAAACAGATTCCAATGATACTTTACCTTTCATTAGTTTGGTAATAATCATTGGCCAACCACCTTCAATTGGTTTTAAAATATCATCACGGGTTGAAAACTCCGCACCATCTACCAAATCGAACAAATATATTATATCATTTTCAAAGGTATAAGTCAAGCTCTGGATGGTTTTTTGCCACTTTAAATAATGTTCGTTGCCATCCTGCAACAGTTCACCTACCCAATCAGATTTACCATATACAAAGTTTGCCACATAAAAGTTTTTCAATTCTTCTAAACCATACTTACGACTAAGTTTATAAAACTGGTACTTATCTTTTCTTATGGAAAACGTTTGTTTTGATACATTGGTTTTGCCGTTGTATTTAAAATAATCATACGAATCGGATGTAAAGTGCAGCTTCAAGGCATTCCACAGAGCGTAAGCTGCAAAGCCTGTATTCTCATTCATATCGGCAAACGTGAACTCTTTTTCAACATATTTGCATCTTGTGCTTCTTCTTTGATGCGACTCTTGAGAGCAGGCGATATCAAACTTGAAGCCACTTCAACTTCTAATCCAGATTCTTTGCAATGGTGTAGAATGGCATCTAAACGGGTACATCGCAATCGTTTGGCCATTTCTTCAATCAACGAACTGAATTCTTTAATCTCATCTTTAGTAGGCATATTCTCATTCCAATCAGTAATTCATCATTATACATCATTAAGTTATCATAGTCAAGCACTATCTATAAAATATATGATTACCTATTTGTGTTACTCTTTTTAATTTCCATTTAGGATTAACATACACCGCATGATAGTACATTGCATCTTGTTCATAAAGCAATTCGTGTGCTACGGATTGTGTTAGTGCTTTTTTGGCAACAATCTGACATTCTTCCCATTGATACTTGTTGCGTACTATGTGTTTAACCGCTTGGCAAGTCCATGAAAATTGACAAACGATAGAACCATTGATGGTATCTTTTTGTTTAACAACACCGCAGATGTTGTCTGCAAATTTACCCGACTTAACACGGTTAATTGTTACCTGTGCTACAGCCAATTTGCCTTCGAATGATTCGCTTGCAGATTCGTAGTAAATATTTTCTGCTAAGCAATCAACTTCTTTATTGTATTCTTGGATAACTTCTTTGCGTACAAAATCTTGTGCAAAGCTTATCGATATTGGATTGATAAGATTAAATGCAATTAATGTTATCGTTAGTAAACCTACTACTAGATTATTTTTTGTTTTTGTCATCTTCTCTCCTTGTTGATGACCGTACCCACAACGAATCGCAGGTACGGAGTACCCCAATTACGAATTAGATTTTTTCGTCTTTATTTCGGATTGTTGTGGAATTTGAGAAACGAATCCGTTAAGCAGTTCTGCTTTTTTGATTATTTCTTCTTCCGAGGGGAATGATGGAAAACCTGGATGGGATGGTGAAGGTGTTCCGTTGATTTTGGATTCTTCTACCTTGGTTGACCATTCGTTGCTGATTACTTCACGTTTACCGTAGTATTCGTCAGTTAGCATATCTTTCGCCATTTTTAAAAGTTCTAGGCGAATTTCATAGGGTGTCATACTCATATTTTTACTCCTTGTGTGTGTTTATGTGTATTACTAGACGATTGTGTGTGTTGTCTAGTAAATTTATTTAGGCAGTTTAATTCTGTTACGAGGATAAACTGCCAAAAACCCTAAGCGGCCTTTAAGCTGCTAATGCGTATTCGCTATCGTTTGCGTTTACTTGTTTTGCTTGATTAACGGTCATCGCCTACCGTGTTGCCGTCTTTACTATCTACCCCTGTCGAAACTATGCAGCCCCATCAATTATACACTTTTATTTAATCCGAATAATTATCTGTTTCCGGATAAAAGTAGATAATTGGTGGAGCTGGGGGGATTCGCACCCCCGTCCAGAAGTCCTTCGCTTAGAAGGGATTACAACAATTCTTTTTGTTCGTTTCGCATATCACGGATAGGTTTACGACCTTTGTTGTTACCTAACCATCGATGCTGTGTACACATTGTACAACGAACGCACCTCTTTGTTTTTTTACGTTTAAAGTTCATTATATATGCTCCTTGCTAAAAAGTCAATCAGCAGATGCATTACTACCACATTTAGCACGCTTAGCGTTTGTTAATGCACCATAATCAACTGGCCATTCTTGACCAACTGCTATCTCTCTTGCTGTTGCTGGGAAACCAAAACGTACACCTGCTGCTTGTTGTATTTGTCCAACACTTGCTCTAAACTTTGTCAAATCATTACCTAAATTTGGATAAGGTGCCACATGAGGGAAATACCAACCAGCAACTTCGTTTGTTGATTGATTAATTACAATTTTATAAAATGCATTTGGTACAACAACACCAGTACCAATTCGTTTATCATTTGCGTTGTAAACACCACCAACATAAATTGTATATACTTGATTGCGTTGTACAACCCAGCCACGCACAGATGTTTCCAACAACTTCCAAATACCTCTGTTCAATGAACCTGCTTGAGGACTCATATTGGTCATCAAAAACGATTCATATTCAACTTGTTGGTCCCAACTTAAATCACCATCAGGTGCCATATGACCTTTATCGTAACCTGTGGCTGCGTAGTCATCTGGTCTGGCGCCATTCTGAATCGATTGGTCTGCTGTAAATGCGTTAGTTCTAGCAACACAACCTATTGCATTTGGTGGTGTTAAAGTGTATGTTACAACCTTTGGCAACTTTGCAGCTGCATCATAGTCAACATAATATGCTTGACGGCAGATTGGTGAACCTGCGGCCTGTGGAAATCCGTAAGGTGCGTGAACTGCACATTGCTCTTGTGGAAAATTAGGTCTTTGTGTCCATGCAAACGCATTGTTAATCGAAATCAGTAATAAACCAATTAACGTGATACCAAAGATTGTTTTTATAGTTTTCATTATTACCCCTTTTGTATGGGGTATATTTATAATGGTATCCAGTGATTAAGTAACATCTTCTGTGAAGCTATGAATGGAGCTGGTACGATATCAAAAGCAATTGTAATTCTTTTGTCGTTTTCATAATTCCAATCTGAAGTACAATGTGTATCTCCATCGCTCTTACTGATTACCAGTAAATCATCTTTACAGTTTAGATTAACTAATTTACCATTTGGTGGAATTCTGTATGAGGTTACAGAATCTTTAACATTCACACAATAAAACCCATGCCAAGATTTAACTTCTGGTGGAAAATGGCCATGCCATTCTAATTTTTGACCTACATCATAAGTATTCAACCAACATTGCATATAGAATTGATTAAATTTTACATTATTTTTTTTTCTGACTAAATTGAATGTTTCTCTTATTGATACAAACAACTCATGAAATCCTTGTTGAGGATACAACATTAAATTGTAATCAAAATATGCATTTGTTGTATCAGGTGAATTTGATTCCAATACTTTGTTTGTTTGTTCGTAAAGTGGATTTTGTTTATAGTCGGGAAAGTTCTCATTGATAAAACTTTCCATTTTGATACATGATTGTTTAATCGTATTAACATTTAAATTTAATTTTCTAATCCAAATATAATCAAATAACAATTGTAAACTCATTTGTATTGGTCCTTATAAAATTGAATTGCTTTCACCAACCCATCAATGTGGTTTTCCGTTTTTTCTTCAAATACTAAAGGTTGTTCATTTTCTACAGCCATAATAACAACAAGGTTATTGATTGGAAGTCCAATCATCTCCTCATACATCAAAGCATACGCTGCGGTCTGCCAGAAGTAATCTTCAATCTGAACTTTGGTTTTGATTTTTTTGGAAGTTTTAAAATCTATAACTGATAACTCGCCATTATATTCACCAATACAGTCTACACGACCGGCCAAACCTAATTGTTTAGACCAAAGTGCCTGTTCTTGGTAGTGTATATTATTGATATTATTCAAAAATGGTTTTAGAGAATAGAACATCTCTAATGCATCAGGCATCATGGTGCCCATATCTTCATTGTTCAAATATCGTTCACACAAAGTATGTACGTTAGTACCACGACCCGTGGCTTTCTTTGATATTGCATTAGCGGTGGCTTCACCAACACGCTGGCGCCATGCCATGATTGCATCTTTTTTCATAGCACCCAATACGGTAGTTACAGAAGGTAGTTTTGTACCATCAAGTAATTTGTAATATCTTTTTCCGTCAGGGAAAGTTTCTGATTGTAAATCAGGTAATTCTTTTGGTGGACAATAGTTGAACATTATATATCATTTTCTTTTTTTACTCGGTTCATATGTAAACAAACGAGGAATTTCCCGTTGCACTTTTTGTGTTGGTACAATAGGAGTTACAGGCTCAACTTTACGGTGAGTTGGTTTCTTTGGTGTTAGAAGATAAGGTATCTGCACTTTGTCAATTACCATTCTCTTGATCCTTTTGTTTTGTGTCCGTCTTTGATTGTATTACCTGGAATTGTTTCTTTCATACGACCAATTACATATTTTTCAAAAGTAGAATCTGGTTGACCCATACCAGGAGTATTCATACGCATACCATCACCAAAAATTGGAAGATTTTCGGGTGAAAAATGACGAGATAAATTCGGATTATTTTTTAGAAAGTCATCCAATTCGGTGTAAGACATACGATGTTCTTCGACTTCGTTAGTAACACTATTCATAAAATCATATGTGGGCATTAATATTCCAATCCAAGTTTTCTATTTTCTTCTGATAAGGCATTCAAACATAATTCACTCCACCAAGGAGGAGTTGGTCTACTATTTATCTTACCTTTCCAAGAAATAAGATGTTGCTTGTTTTTGAAATAATAATTGTGATAAGAAGCAACAGAATCACCTACCACTTTTACATCATCAGGCATAGCTGGTGTGGGTTCTGTGAACGGTGCAATAGGAAGATTCTTAGGGAATTCATTCTTCAATAGTTGCATAAGACCATCACGTTGTACTTTATGTACTTTACCATATCGATAAGAGTATTCACCACAAAGACATTCAAGTAGTTCAGCTAACCACATATAGTTTTGAACACTTTGTCTTACCCAAACTGCTGAAGGATGATTAACATGAGTAGCGGAATAAAGCATTTGCTCACGGCTATCAGAGAGAACGTATTGCTTCCGTTTGCGACCAGACTCAGATAGACCAACAGTAAGAACGCCGTCAAGAACACGGTGTGCGGTAGAAAGTAATTGAGCATATTCAAGTATCATCTTTATGCAATGTTTATCAACGTGCATTTCTGCACACGTTTGTGGATGATTGTCAAGATAAAAAATATTCATAGGTCATCATTTTCAATTTCAAGATTAAAGTTCATTACAATTCTATGTTTGTTGGTTGGCAAACTACTTGCATGGTAATTTGATCCGTCAAAAATTACAGCTCGATTTTTTTGAGGCGAAACTTTTTGTACCAGCTCACTATCTTTTTCTTTACCGAATAAATAGGTATCTCCATCGGTATCATTCACATAATATAAAATAACCAAATGAGGTGTTTCCGTATCTATATGTTTAGTTGTAAATTCCTCAACTTTAGGAGTTGGCAACAACATAAAGGAACGACAAACAATTATTTCATAACTTTTTGTATAGTTTATTTTCTGTAAAGTATAATAAACTATTTTAGCAAATTGGGCAATATATTGACTAACTTGTTTTTTAAGATGTACCGATGCATGGGTAAAACCTGGAGTGTTAATATAATTAGGTAGTTTCGTTCTTAACTCAGCCGGCAAAGTCATATCAACGTTGAAAGTCCAAGGAAAGGATCCACTAATGTGTATTCTTTCTATCTTATCGGCATATTCTTTTGGCAATACATCATCAATAACAATAGTTTCAAATGTCATGGTTTACCAATGCCTTAAAACCCCAGCAATAATAAAAGAATTAGTAATGAGATAAGATACAACGATAATTGTTCTGATGATAGCGATTTTATCCGCCTCACGATCCGTTCTACCATATTTTTCTCCAAGTGCTTTTGCCCATAGTCGCCACATTATAACATCCGAATTAAACCAATAGTATCAATAGTTGTTAACAGTAGGTAGTTAGCAAGCATCCCAAAAGATTTCCGAGTATAAGCAGCCCAAGCATACATAGCACAGCCAGAAATCCAAATAGGATATAGCGTGAGTAAAGGAGGATTCGGGACTGTGGTTGCCATAGTAATAGAACACCCGATGCTAATAGCCCAAGCAAACAACTCAACAACAAAACGCAAGCGATTAGAAGTCCAATCATCTTTTATCCATTCAAGTGTGGGTCGGAACAAATCATGGATCATTTTATGTGTTACAGTTTAGGAATTTCGTATGCAGGTACTTGTGCTTTGAGTGATTTAACTTTTTTCTGAATATCTTCAGTTGATACGGTTTGCAAAACAAACTGTTTGAAAATATCATAATCATCACTAACTTTGATAGCAGTTTTTGAGTTCATGCCTGCACCATCAGAAAAGAAAATGGCACAACCACCTTCAACTAAAGGGGCAATTTCAACTACCTCATCTAAGTTAATAATAACTTTACATTGTTTATCAATGCTATTCACTTCTACAAATAAACTCATCACTCATCTCCTTGGTTGGATTTATTAAATGTCAATTTGGCCATTCTAGCCTGCTTTTCAGCAATTTCTGCACTAATCATCAAGCGTTTCCATTCTCCACGTTGATTTTTGTCCGTAAAATTAGCTAACATACGTTTAGTAGTTTTGCTCAATTTAAAATCTTTATTAGGTTTCATTTACCAACTTTCTCAGTTTTATCACAATCTTGCACACGAATTAAATATACAGTTTCATTTGAATATGGTCGAACAAAGAAACATTCGCCTTTAGTTGACCAGACCAAACGATGTTGAATACTACCTTCAGCAACATTGATAGATGCAGGTTTACGAACCACATCAATCAAATTAACAACAGTCATTGTCAGAGTAATAACCAATGCCGTTACAAACAAAGCAATTAGATGTTTACCTATCCATACATAGAGTTTATCAAACATGAATCAGTCCTTTCACATATAGAGTACCCATTATACAGGCACCGATTACAAAAATCAACCATATAATGGTAAACTTGTTAGATTCATTTCGGTAATATTCCATTTCACGCTGAATCATTTCGTGTTGTGCTTCTAGCATTGGCGGTACATCAGGTGCCATCATACGGAGAGTTTCCTCCGATAGTTTGAAACGTTTGATTGATTGCCAATAGTAGTAGTAAGAGAACATGATTAATCCCAAAGTGCTTGATAATATTTACCAAACAGTCTGAATCCATTTTGTTTTTTTGCTTGGTGTGCTTTAAGACCATCCCAATCAACTTTGGTTTTGGATTTACCTTCTGATAAATCTTTGAACCATTGTTTATGATTGTCTACATCATCATATTCTGAATGGTCAAAAAATTGATGTTCATCATCATCTCTGAGTTCTTGTTCAAAAGACCAAATCATCTGATCCATAACCCAATCCCAACGGTCGAAATGAAATGCATCGGTATCGTATTCTTCTTTTTTAGGTGGTGCATTGATAGATTTAATTTCATCAGGCACATCTTCATCATCAACAAATGGGGCGCCATGCTTATCTTTCTTCAACTGAATAAGCATTGGGTGAATGATATGAGCCAAGGTATGATCCATCGACCATGTATCGTAACGGTCAATCTTCACATAACGAATTGTAGGATTGAAAAAACTACGAACCTTTTGCAATGCATTACAGAAAGGCGTTAGGCGGCTTGACCATTTATCAATAAGTGGTTCATCATAATCAATCTCACGCCAAAAGAAAACCTTCTCCAAGATTGTATAAGGTGATAACCAGTTATCTGGATATCCATTCATGTATACTTTCATAATTACTCCATTGTTATTTTAGAACGGGTTACAATCTCTGCGTTGTGTTTAATTTCACTTCTAACAAAATTATCGAATTCGTTTGAAGTCATTTTAAATGTTTCTGTTATACCTAAATCATTTAATTTCAATTTAACTTCAGGTGAGGATAGAGCACGCTGTATCTCCGAATTAATGATTGAGGTTTGCTTCGTATCCATTTTAGATGGACCAAACACACCGATCCAATATAGATATGTAGCACCCAAAACACCTGATTCGGACATTGTGGGTACATCTGGTAAATTTACTGAACGTTTCGGTGATGTTACAGCAACAATATTAACACGTCCATCTTTTTGAAAAGGTAATGCTTGACTGACAGGTGCCGGAAAGATATCTATTCTTCCAGCTGCTAATTCAATCATAGCTTCAGGAGAACCACGAAAAGGAATATTTTCCATTTTAAAGTTTGCTGAATGTGAAAATTTTTCCATAAAAAGATGGCCTGAACTTCCTACTCCTGGTGTTCCATAATTCAATTTACCAGGATTTTCTTTTCCATATTTTACAATTTCACCTACAGTTTTCCATTTTAAACTTGTCGCAACAGCAAAAGGTTGAGAAATTAGTCCAGATATATTTGTAAAATCTTCTTCTACATTATAAGGCAAATTTTTATATGCTGAAGGAACAACAGTATGTGTAATAGTATTGACAAGTAATGTATGGCCATCAGATAAAGATTTAGCAACAATTGTTGAAGCAATGGTGCCGCCAGCACCAGCTTTATTTTCCATTGTAAATGCTTTACCTGTTTGTTTTGATACTTGTTCAAAAACGGTTCTAGAGATATTATCTAAAACACTGCCTGGAGTTCCAGCAATGATAACTTTTACCTGTTTTTGTGGCCATTCTTGAGCAAATGATGTAGATGTTACCATAACCATTGCTGCAATAATTAATTTCAATTTCATAATTACTCCATTGTTATTTTAGAACGGGTTACAATCCCTGCATTTTCTTTAATTTGTTTATGAACAAAAGAATCAAATTGTTTTGGTGTCATAGTTAAAGGTGTGGAACCTGTAACCCAAATCCTACCTTTAACTGTGGTGTTTTCCATGGCCAATTGAATCTCTTTGTTTATTTTATTAACTAATGCTTCATCCATTTTTGCAGGACCAAAAACTCCAATCCAATAATGAAGATTTACATCGTAACCCAATTCTTTTAATGTTGGTACATTTGGTAAAAGCGGTGAACGTTTAGAATCAAGTACAGCACTTAAAACGATACGATTGTCTTTTTCTAACGGAATAGCTTGGGTTAATGTATTACAAAACGTATCGATATCACCACTCATAATATTCATAAGAGGTTCTGTTGTTGACTTATATGGTACATCGAGCATTTTGAGATTCGCTTGTTGTGCAAACTTTTCCATACAAAAGTGTCCGCCACTACCTTTTCCTGCCGTTGCATATGCCAGTTTTTCTGGATTTTCTCGACCATACTTTACCATGTCATTGAAATTTTTCCATTTAGATTTGGTCGTAAAAACAAAAGGCTGTGTAATGAGTCCAGTTATGTTTGTGAAATCATTTTCAACACTATAACTTAAATTTTTAAATGCTGATGGTAATATTGTTTGTGTCCATGTGTTCACAAAAAGAGTGTGGCCATCAGGCGCAGATTTTACAAAACCAGAAGCGGCAATCGTACCACTAGCGCCTGGTTTATTTTCTATTACAAAAGGTTTTCCTGTTTGTTTAGAAACTTGTTCAAAAACAATTCTAGTAATAATATCCAAAGAACTGCCAGCACCCAAAGGTACAACAACCTTAACCGTTTTTTGTGGCCACTCTTGAGCAAATGCTGTAGATGTTATCAGAGCCATAGTTGCAATAATTAATTTCAATTTCATTTCATCGCCTTCCAATTATCCCATGTTGTATCGTTTTCAGTAGATTTATAATATCTACTATAAAGTGTTTCTAAAATATCCATAACCTGTTTATTGGTCATTTCGTGTTCCGATGTTTCTTCTAATGAATTGATAGACCAATCATCTTCTTTAACATCATACCATGCATAGATACACACTTCTTCAGCAGGTCGATGTTGAATCAAACTACCAAAAGTAAATGCATATGAATCATGTTCGGGGAATTCAAAACCTTCTTGACCAGAATCTTTGTGAATGAATATGCAATAACATTCTTGATTGGTATCACCATTCTCAATAGTTTCAACATAATTACCATCGTCATCTTCAAGTTCTTTGTCAGCGTAAGATTCAAACATAATTTTAACTTCTGGAATATCGGAGATATTTTCACCTCTTTCCAAATTTTCTTCATCACGCCACATAGCACCAAGAAGTTGTTTGAGAACCATTTCATAACGGTTGTAATCATAATCATCATCATCAATCATTTTTATGCTCCTCAATATATGCTTTTAAAACTTCATTGACCAATTGGTTCAATGTAATATCTCTTTCATGTGCCATAAACATTAATTCAAACAACACATCAGTATCTAGGTTGAGTGTAATATCAGTAAATCCTTCTTTCATTTTTTCAATAACTCCTCAATAATATACATGGACTTTAAATAACTAGAAGGTTTATCTAGGACAGTTTTCTCTAAATCACCTTCACGGCGTGGCAAAATATTAACTTTGAAATTACACTTGTTTACATCTTTGTAAATATCAATAATTTCTTTGACTGAATACCCGTGGCCATGACCAAGATTCTCTAAGCGATTAGCGGGCAACTCAATTGCAGTTTTAATCGCATGACAAATTTCCATCACATGAACATAATCACGAACAGGTGAACCATCGGGTGTGTTGTAGTCATCACCATACAGGTTGAACTCTCCAGTTTTTTCTGCATTGATTAAATTGTAAAACAACCCATCAGGATTAGTTGGAGGAATACCATCAGAACCAATCACATTATAGAATCGAAACATAGTAAATTGTTTATTGTTTTTCTTACAGTATTCTTTGACAACATCTTCAGCACACCGTTTTGACAAACCATAAGGACTTGTAGGATTGGATGCTGCACCCGTTGAAGCAAAAATAAAATTGTCATACTTAATTTGTTGAAGTACATTCATTGTACCAAACAAATTGTTTCTATAATAATAATCAGGTTTCTCCACACTTTCGTTGACTCGCACCAATGCAGCCAAATGAACAACTGCATCATACTTGTGTATTGTTATTTCAAATCCTCTGGAATATTGCATAACATTTTGTTTTGTAAACACATCAAGGTTTTTATTATTAAAAACAATATCCATACCGTGAATTTCATATTCACCTGTTTGTTTCAACAATTTGCAAAGATGTTGTCCGATGTATCCACTACTACCAGTAACTAAAATCTTTTTCATGATTGTTTATCAATCTCTATAGTTTGTGCATCATCAAAATTAAAGTATTCACTAATTTCTAATAAAACAGCATCAACTAAAGCGATTTTAATTTGTTCTTCTGTAGGAAAATCGGTATGTTTGTAAGCACGACTCATACCAAATTGAACACCACGTTCAACACAATCTGATAACACATAGTATTCATTAACTCGCATCTTTAGCTAACTCCATCATATCATACATTTTTCTTTGTTGTTCCATAATTTTAAAAAACAACCGCAAAGTATTTAACGCATCATCGTCAGCACGGTGCGGTGTGCCTTCGAATTTCATTTTAAACTCTCCCATAGCGGAACGCAAGCCGCCTGATGGTCTTTTACCTTTCGTCAACATATGCAAAACATACCAAGTCTTTACATCAATCCAACGGCGACCAAAAAGCGGAAAAGGAATTTGTCTATCAATATATTCTTGTTTCAGTTCTGTAGAATCACCACCACCCCATGTTACAGGATTTAGAAAAGGTTTGTACTTGTGAATAAATCCAGTCAATTGTGTAAGCAAAACTTCATGTGTTACAGATTTGGTCGTAACATCTTCATCGGTGATACCTGTCAATTCAGTAATGAAAGGATAGATTGGTTCGTTTGGATTCAAATACCAATGGTGAGATATCAAAGTATTTGATTTATACATTTGGTAATCACCAATGGCAATACCAACCTGAATAATCTTCGGGTTGGGCGTAGAATGATCCGGAGCATTGTTTAACTCCAAATCTAATGCAATAAAAGATTGGTCATCTACCATGTCGAAACGTCCGTTATATCAACCTTAACATCATCATCTTTATCATTATCACCAAAGAGATTGAACCGAACCTGTACTACAGGTCCAATTCCGTTGTCTTTGACTTCTTCGATGGTAAACCACTCTACATCTTTAAAGTGGTCTACCAATTTAACAAACTTTTCTGCTTGTTTACGATTCAAAGAAATCATCATACCTCCATAAACTTCAATTGAAATCTATCGGCTCTATCTTCGTAACCATCGTAACCACGGGGATTACAAACGACACGGGTAGTACCAATCATATAATCAAAATCTTCGTGTGTATGACCGTGAGTCCACAATTTGATTTGAGGTCGTTCCATAATGAAAGAATTCAAATCAGAACTGTAACCACCATTCATAATTTCTTCCTTCGCATAACGTGGATGAGTAGAAGATTTACTTGGCGCATGATGACCAACTACAACAAACTTCTGGTCAAATTTACCTTCAACTATAATTCGAATATAATCAACCATCTTTTTAAAATCTTCAACCGCATCAACTGGTGAAAATGTTGCAACACGGGTTTTGAATTCAAAACCATCTTCAACCATAGAATTGATTTCACCAATCTTTTGCATGATGTATTTACCATCAGCATCTTTTTTATAGATTGGTGCTTTATAGTTAACAACACGATTACCATTTTCAACACAACGGAAATCATTCATCATGCCTCTCATGTGCAGCAATGTAATTGGATCTTCCTTGTTCATATCAGTCCAAAGAGTACCACCAATAAAGGTAACATCACCAATCGTCTTAGATTCTTTGTCAAGCAAATACACATTGCTCAACATATTAGATTCCAACATTGAACGAATTTTATTTCCACTTGTAGCAAAATCACCATGATAGTGTTCATGGTTACCCATGATATACACAACATGAGGAAATTGAAACGAACAACGCTTGAAGAAATCGGTAATACGATTACTTTTCGCACCTTCCATAAAATTGTTTGGGTCAGGTCTACCAATGTCCCGAGCCACACAGATATCTCCGCTAAGAATCAATACATCAGCGTTGTCGGTATTTTGTAGATTGATATCGGCAAATTCCAAATGAATATCCGATGCGAGAGCGATACGCATAATAACTCCATGTTTAAAAAAATATTATATCACAACCAAGATATAAGTCAAGCATTATTTTTGGTTGTTATATAAAAACAACACTAATGAATTTTTACATCTTTTTCTAAATCCAAAACTCCACTTTCAATTTTTTCTTGTATACTGGATATAAGTTTTGAATACTGCTCAACAGAGCCAACTTCTTTGTTTACCCATGTTAGTCTAGCCATCACGACAGCAGACATACTAAGAGCATCTAATGAGAATTCGGTGCCAATCTCGGCCAAAAACATATCTGTTTTTTCTACCAATTTTAAGAATTTATCATCATCCATTAATCTGCTCGCTCGATAGTAATTGGGCAATCAATAAACATTTCCGCTTCATCGCAGGACCATCCTTCTTCACCACGTTCATCTTCTAAATCGAACACGGAATTTTCATCAAGCCATTCTTGCATAGCTTCTTCTTCTTCTTCGGTGAAACCATCAAATTCATATTCTTCCCAACAACCATCATCAGTTGAGAAATCACTCATTTCATAACCACAATCCATAATGTCAAATCCACCATCTAGTGGCAAATCTGGCGGATTATCATCTTCAGTTTCAATAAAGAATTCACCCCAACGCCAACCAGTTTCGTGGGTAATTAATTGGCCTGCACTATTACGCCAATGATTAATGTCCCTGATGGACTTTTTAAATGTAGGTTCAATTTTCCATATTGCCATTTTATTTACCTTTCTTCTTGTTGACGCTCACGCCAAATCACATCACATTGAAATTTATCATTCATTGCTATACTTAGACAATCTTCCATAAATTCTTTTTTCTGCGCTTCTATTTTTGCCATATCATCGATAGGTTTTGCATTTGCAGATTGAGGTTCGTGGTGCATAAAGATATACACAACCAAAATGACACCTGCGCCAAGGATAAGATATCTCCAAAGAGCGGCAATCAATATAGCGGCACCACCAAAAATAATGGCGGCCTCCAGTATTCTTTGTGTTAAACCAAACTGATAGAACATTTCCATATGTTCACCAATTATTTGTAAGGTTCACAATGAACATCCACAGGTACCAACACAGAACCAAATTCAGTTTTTTGTGGCAAATATACAATTTGTGGTTTCATTCGTGTATTAACACAAGAACGAGCACCTTCAATTACAGCATTACGTTCTAAGGCTTTTGGACCTTCATAATTCTTAATCGTAGGCGTACTAGAACAACCGACCATTACGGCCAAAATTGGCAATAATACAAAAATCTTTTTCATTATTTTCCACCCATTTTTTCTTTTGTCCAATCAGCAACAGATGATAAATCTTTACCAACACCAGACACGGTTGAACACGCACACAAACTAATACACATCAAAAATACAACTAATAGTTTTTTCATTTCCATCTCCAATTATCGGTACAGATAAGAACCTGCCCAATCACATTTGGCGAGGACATTATCCAAATCGTTCATCAAGTTATAACGAACACCTTTTGCGGGTGCAGCCCAAGAAGCGGCTTTATACAAATCGCCATTTTTTTTATCAACGAAAGCGTGAACACTTCGTTGATGTTCACCAACACCAATAATTTTGTAATACTTGCGGCCTTCTTCGATTATAAAATCGTGAGAGATACAACTATAACCAGCATTGTTGTATTTTGTTTTTAATGCAGAACACAATTTTGCGGTGTAATCATAAACGGCTGACATTATTTTTTCTCCACAGTAACAGAAGTGCTTTTAATTGTTTCAATGCCTTGGTCGAGTTTAGCGGCCAAGCCTGCAAAACCCATTGTTGCAACACAAAAACCAAGAACACATCCAGCTATAAAGTTAAACATGATAAAAATCCTTTTTCAATTAGGTGATACCATTATAACACAACCAAGGAGAATGTCAACCATTATTTTTGAGTTGTTGTTTTTATGCAACAATCAATTTTCCGATCCACATATATTCCTCCACAGTCTTCCGCAACTTCTTAGGTGAGGTCGAGGGTACGACATAGGTGTAATCAAAGCGGTCTCCATCGCCTTCCTGAGCGCTTAGGACGCTGTTAAGATACTGGACTGCCTCTAGTTCGTTATCAAATTCTTTCATACCAAGGTTATTGGCAAGGCGAGGTTTTGCAATATATTTCATTCTGTTACTTTCGTTGATTCTACCAATTGTGAACGGAGAGCGGAACACTCATCTGTGAGATTTTTATTTTCTCTCACAATATTCATAATCACTCTTTCGAATCCATCCCACAAAGTTTCAAATTTGTGGTTATAGATGGTTTCAATTCCTAACAGAAAATTGGAAATTTCATCAGTAGTCATTTCACCACCACCAATCTTTCCTTCCAAAACATTCTTGTTAAGCAAACCGACTTCATCGGTAACTTTCCAACATTCGAGCAAGCATTGCTCAAAGTCAAATCTATCTTTCATTTCCCAAGTGTGATTCATATTAGACCCATCCCAAAACGGCGCCAAGTGGCGGAACAAAAATACCAACGATACGCAAAACGGTTAGAAGTGTAATCGATGCCAATGATACATCAGCGCCAGAAAACAAAACAACAATATTGTTGACCCAACCATAAATGCCACCAACGAATAGTCCTAGAAAAACAAGGCTTAAAATAATACCTGTAATATTTTCAGTTCGCTTCATAATTAACCCTTAAAGTTTTTCATCCAGTCCAGAACCATATCTTTGGCTTCATAACGAGTGAGGCCAAAGTACCTTTGCAAGTATACACCTGCACCAAACATATTTGTTTCACCACTTTCACGCAGTTCGTTCAAATAGGCAAAACATTCTTCACGCAATTCCGTGTTATCAGAAATTTCACTCATAGTAACTCCATTTTTTCTTTCATTCGTTTCATAATATCAAACATTTTGTCGATTTCAACATTCACATCGACAGGCTTTTTCTCCGCACAAAATGATTGTGCAATTTTGGCAGATGCCTTGTTGCAATCATCTAGTTTAGAAAACTGGTATGCCTCGGTTGCACCCATGGCAGTAACAACAATCAGAGCGTAAATCATTAGTACCAAGTCCTATGGTTTTCAGCAACGTGTTCGCTGCCATCATATTCGCTGATATGCCATTCAACATCATCAGGAATTTCCACGATGGACAATTCAGCACAACCGCCAGATGCAGCTTCTACACCCATTTCTTCAATCACAGCAATCAAATCCGGATCCGCACGATCCGAACTGTATGCATACACACTCAGGTAATACTCATCATCACCCGCATGGCCTGCTTCGTAGTATGACATACCCAAAAAGGCAGTTCCACTTTCTTTTTTCTCAAATGGAATGCCTTTACGAGTCAACAATTTTTCAAATGCTTCATCACTCAGGCCAAAACCACCAAAACAACGATTGATTACAACTTTCATTTCTTAACCTTTTTGGTTTTAACAGGTTTATTTTCTTCCAACTTTTTTCGTTCAATTTCTTTTACGAAATCTTCATGGTCAGCAACCAATTTCTTGTATTCTTCAAATGAAACAACATTATCATTCCATTTGTAAGTCCAATCTGCATTAGGTTGCTGGCTGATACTCCATTCACTATTATCAGACTCAACAGATTTTGCAATTTGTTTTTTACGCCAACCAGTCATTTTATTCTCCATGTATGACACCTCATTAAGTGTTATCGTGCCGATTTGCCAAAAATATAGCTAGTACTGGCGAGCGAGTGGCAGTTATATCAGACAGTTTCAGTCGCACCCTAACTGTCGAGTAGTCATAGCGTCCTATAACGATACCTTGATAACACTTAATGAGGTGCCATTGTAGAATGTATTGGGTGTTTCACAACAAGCCACACTCCACAATGGCGTAGAACTTACGCTGTAACAGTTTCAGTCATGACTATTGCAGCTGCTTGTGCAACAGTCTTAGGTGCAGTTTTGGCTGCGCCTTTGAAACGACCACTAGCATCAAACTCTGTATAGTTAACCAACTGATACGCCTCGACCTTACGGCCATTCTTGATAACTTTTACGATACCGCCATCTTTGCGGATATTATAAATGTTGGTTGACAAACGATACAAGACCGCTTCTTGGTCTGTACCAGCAAACACAGATTTGATTTCATCTGGCGTTACAGGTTTGCCACTCAACATCACTTGGGTGATTTTTTCGTGGCGATTGATTTTGCCTTTACGAACAGTTAAAGCCATTTTATATACTCCTATCAAATTAAACATAATATAGCATGAATCAGCTACACCTACCATTATACACGATTAGAACTTGTTTGGCAAGCCCTAATCGGTTGTTTACCACTAATCAAAACGGTACTTCCGTGGTTGCGGATGGATCCGTAGTAACGGTAGTGGTACTTGTATTCGCAGGCGATGCTACAGAGGCGTCAACTTTAGAATACAAATCTAGAAATGCCATTTTCGTTTCTTCATCAAAACGATTGACACACAATGTAATTGCTTTCATACGGTCATTGAAAATTCCATATGCTTTGGCAATATGCACAAGACGGCGAGTAGAGATAATTTCGTCAGTCGCACCTTCTTGGTATGATTTACGAACTACATCAGCCCATTGAACCAAATGTTCTACGAAATCTTGGTCGTTAAGCAATGGTTTTAGAATTTTCTTTTCTGTTCGTGCATCAGGATATTCCTGTTCAACAGTAATTGGAAAACGCTCAAGAAATGCATCATCAAGAATCTGTGAAAGATACTTGCCTTCATCACTACCACGACCTTTGGTGTTTGCAGTAGCAATCACGGTAAATCCTTGTTTTGGATAAACCATTTCGCCAGTTTTCTTGTTATAGTGTGGTTTGCCTTCCATGATACCTTGCAAACACATAAGTTTATTTGAACCACGGTCAACTTCGTCAATCAAACAAACTGCACCACGCTTCATTGCTTGAAGAATAGGACCATCACGATAAACTGTATTACCATCAATCAAAGCAAAACCACCCAACAAATCTGTTTCATCTGTTTCGATAGAAATGTTGATACGGATACATTCACGTTGCAAATCTGCACACACTTGCTCAACCATCAAGGTTTTGCCGTTGCCTGAAAGTCCAGTAACAAACACAGGATAAAATTGTCGAGATTGAATGATACCTTTAAGGTCTTTGAAAAAACCAAATGGCACATAATCAGGGAATTTTGATGGAACGGCCGAATCAGATTCATCTACCAACTTTGGTTGGCGCAAATGAACAACTTGAGCATATGCTACTTCGGTTTCCATTTCTTCAACTGGTGCTACAGATTTTTTCACTACTTTTTCTCCTGAACTAGGGACACGATAAGAACCACGACCAGAACGATACTCAGCTTTTGTTACAAGCCAGTAAGGATATGGAGCGGCCGATTCATTACAAACTTTGGTGATTTCATCACGGGTCAATACCGAATTTTCACCAAAGAGTGATTCTGCAGCAACAATGAATGCTTTTGCATTTTTATTCATAATCTAAAACTTTCTTCACTTTGTGTTTATCACGCCGTTTATAGGCGACCTTGCTTTCAACCCGTTTTGGTTTAAACGGAGTGTTCATACAAAACAGAACATAATGTGTTCTAGTTTTTTTTGTTTTTTTCTTTTCCATTTTAATCTAGTAAAACCATGTATTCTTGCGGAAAGTATTTACGAAACCAATCAAGGCATTTACGCAAACCTTTATAATCACCAAACATCTCACAACCACGCAATGTATCATATACAGCGATTGCTTCAGGTGTCAACATACAACCTTCACCAGAAAACGGGTTTTTGATGAATTGTGGTTCTTTATCATACACTTTAATGTCAGCCAACGGCAATTTCATAATCGTCCTTTATCAGTTAAGAGTGTACCATTATACAGGTACCACGGCAAATGTCAAGCGATATTTTCAAGTTGTTGTTTTTTTGCAACAGAGTCGGAGTGTTTGCATTTCGAGCGGTAAGTGTAACCTGTGCAGGTGCAGGTGTATTTACCACTTACCAATTCCACGGTGTAAGTCTTACCAGAATCCGATTCGACTTTCCATTTAGGATTAACAGAAGACGGCACAGAAACCGATTTCATTATTTCCATCAGAGCGGCGTGTTTTGAGTTTACAAATTTACGGCGACTTTTATTGAGTGGAATATTACCTGATGGTGATACAAATACTTCATCACCATGATTTTTAGCATAAGCAATAATCTTGCCTTTGTCAGAAAGCAAATAAGTATGATTTGGTTGGAATTCAGAATCCCACACCGTAATTTCTTTAACAATTTCCATTATTCATCTTCCTGTTCATCTTGCCAAACCAACAAATAAACTGATTCTATTTTTTTGTTGGGTAAAACTCTTTTATAAGATTCTATTGCATCTTGCACATCTTCACCACCAATGAAATGGAAATCTCCATCAAAAGAACGGCAAGCATAAGTTTTCCAATCAATCATTACTTCCAATTTCCTCACCTTTATAGTATTTGTATTTTTTTGTAACACCACAAAAATTATAAATTGCATCATTTACCAAAGTGGTACTTACATTTAAAATTTCTGCAATGTCTTGAGATTTCATGCCACTATGATACAATTCTTGAATATCCATTAACATATCTTTAATTCGACTCATGCTGCAACTCCTACATTTTTCAATTCAGAATAATCCACCGATGGCTCAGCATATTCAATATCGCCTTCATAATCCAATTGGCTCTTTTCAAACCAGCTCAAATAATCGTCTGGTTCGATAGACCAATCAACAACGTGCTCCATGAAATAATCATCAGCACGCTCAACATTTGCCATTTCTACAATAGCATCATAATCAACATTCAACGGAATATTTTTGATTTTGTATTCTGTTCCGCCTTTGGCTTTCCAATAGGCACCAGAACCAGTTTGGATTTCACCATCAACCCAAGCGTAATTTTCGTGAATTTGTGTGCGAATGACCAACATCATATTGATTTCTCCAGTGAATTAATAGAGTCCATTATACAGGTCTGGTAGAAATAGTCAAGCGTTATTTCCATGTTGTTGTAAAAAAACAACAGTTCAACATTCCCATGGTGGCGTGAGTGAATGGGCGCCAGACTGGTGCATAGAATCGTTTCCAGACGCTTGGGGAGCGCTCCCTGTGTGTTCCAGACCAAAGGTTTTGCGTATTTCTTCTTCTACAAATACAGTTCCACCATATCGATTGCCAGCGCCCGTTGTGTCTAAAATGTATTTTCGAGCAACTCGAGCACATTCGGCAACCAACAGTTTTGAATATTCTTCAAATTCTTTATCATAATTGGCCGCCCAATCAATCACGGCGCCTTCAGGTTTCCATTCCTCATTTTGCCAAAACATGAAACCTGTCCGTTCTGCCAAATTTTTAAATCGTTCGTTCATTCTTCAACTAACCCAAAGTGATCCAGAATACCACCAGGTCCATCATAGGCTAGTGATGCACACTCTCGCACAATCAACTCGGCGAACTTTTCCAAATCAATTATCACCGAACTATAACAATCGCCATTCTTTAATTCATCGAATGGATCGCACAATGAATCAAATATCCCCGTTGAAATGGCAAGTAGTCGAATTCGTTCGTTCATAGTTTTTCCTTTGGTTCAATTTGAATAGTAAACGCCCATTTATCATCATCAAGTGTGGCCACTAAAAGTCTAATCAAATCAACCGTGGATATTTGACCCATAGTTAAAGTCGTGGAAACACTACCACCAATTCTCAATACAGTTTGGCCTTCTGGTGTTTTACCAACTAAAAAATGCACATCATCACTCATAGATAATCTCCGTTGAATTGTCCTAAGATATAGTTTATCACCATTTGTGGTTGCAAGGCAAACATTTGTTTTGGTGTTTTTGATTCAAATGCCAAGTTTGGGCTATCCCACCATTGGTCTACCAATTCTTCTTTGCCTAAAAGAGAAAGCAACAAACGATTCAATCGGTTATTTTCCATGATTTTTTCCGTTGTTCAGCAAAGGCATCAGCATCTGCTAATGTGCCAACTTGGTAACCTTTATCATTGTGTATATCACAGGCATAATCTAATGTTAGAAAATCAATATTTTCATCCAACACTTCAATGGTGCCCATATCTTCCTTGACAAAATTGGTTTTCAATCTATCCAAAACACTCCAACCATAACCAGTTGAGCCATACGAAGTTTTACGGCAGATATACACAGAACCAGAACTACCTTCAAAATGATAACAGTTATCAATCAAAGATACTTTGGTGATGCCTGAATTTAGTTTCCATTCATCACCATCAAGATATCCACCACTCCATGTAGCAAATACACGGTAGTGTGGTTCATTACTGTTAATCTTTACGACCAACCATCGATTCGGTCTATATTCACTCATCGACACACCTTTATTTCAGCATCTAAATTTTCCATACAAGCGGCATGGTAGTTCTTTACGAAATTAACCAAACCATCATAAGAACCCCAACCATTTTCTGGATTGAATTGTTTGTATTCATCAGGATAAGAAATCAATTCTTTCCATGCAATGTATAGAAAGTCCACAATATCTTTAGCAAAGTAAAATTCTTTTTCTTCAGGTCGCCATAGAATATGATACAAGGTCACGCCGTTGTCAAAAACAACAGCATCGGCCATTTTACCAAGATTGTGCGTAATGTTAGCACTATAAACCGATACAGGTTTAACGACCATCAAATCAACATCAAGACTCATCTTCGTCCTCGCCTTCAAAACATTTTATTGTGCCGTTGCAACAACAAAAACAAGTGTAAGGTTTTCCTTCTTCATCCAAATCCATAAACCAACCACCACCACATGATGGGCAATCTATTTCTTTTTTTTCGTTCATATTACCACCACATTTTGAGATATCAAATGGAAAGACAGTAACGCTATAATCGTTACACAATAAATGGCATTAGCCTTGTCCATAAACTCCCCATTTCCTAAGACATAGCGTTACAATAAGTCCGCCAATCAATTCAAAGGCGAACAGGCCAAGAATAATCCATAGAGCAATCATTTAATTGATTCTATTACTTTTTGTGCTTGTTCCAGATTATCAACATCATCGATATCAGCCAACATCAACATTTCTTCAAAAACTTCAACCATACGCAAGGTACTGATATTGAGTTTTGATTTCCATTCAAGGTATTCATCATAGCCGTCAATATCCCACATTGTGTCGAGCAACACAACTTGAGATTTGGTTAATCCGCTGATTGTATATTCTTTATTCATCGCCATAATATCCATAATCCTCATCAGTTCCAAAACCTGCACTTTGCAGAGCCCAAGCGTCATCGGTTTCACCGCCTTCGTCATAATAATCGTCCTGGCCTTCTTCGACCATCACCATTACATCATGCACCATATCTACTGGTACCTGCAACATGGCGGCAACCGTGGTCGCCTTATAACCTTCATCCAACAAATCAGCAATTTGTAGGTGCAAATCAGACATTCTAGACATTACTCAATTCCCCTATTCCAATCCAATGCGTCAAGCGCATCAATAATACAAGAGTCGGCACAACTCATTTGGCTGGCCACTTCACTATTTCTCACCAAAAGACCAGGTTGTTGTTCGCTTGCCCAATGATATACATCAGAAAGCAACGCCTGTGCTTTTGTCAATCTATCAACCAATTCTTTATTAGTCATATACTGTTATATCCTCAATTTGATAAGAATCAAAATTTTCATTAAAACTTGGATCCCGTTTAATTTCCGATTCAACCCATGCGTGGGCTTTTTCACTATCAGTAAAAGCACGGAGATTCAACCAATCGGTCGTACCAATATTGGCATCATATTGACCAGATTTAACCAAATAAACTGTTTTCACGCTAGTTCCTTTTCTTTACAAAACTTGGTAAATTCTTCCAGATTGCCTTTGAACACAATTTCATTACGCTCGCTCATAGTCAGACCGAACATATTGATACCACGGTCGACAACCTCAACATAGAAGGAACGATTAGGTGCTTCGAAAATGTGGTATTCATAGTCTTGGCCACAGTCAGTATCGGTAACGGGGTGAATGTAGAACCCACCAACCGATTCTTTGAAATGCGCCACCAGTGATGCTGCCAAACATGACATACCATTGTGACCTTGAGTAGACAGAAAATCTACCAAGTCAGCACCATGACCAGACGGATAGCCGTCATACTGGCGGTACAGGTTCACCAACGGAACTTTTTTGTTGTTCCGCATCTCATACACAAAAGTCAAACATCTAGTTCCCATAATTAAACTCCAAATTGTTTACGAATTGCATCTACACAATAATGGCCGTCCTGTCCCTTGTCGCCAAGTTTTTCACAGATATCCATCACCTTTTCAAGGATTAAATGAGCAAATTTCTCAGGATCCAAATGCTCATTAAAATCCAATACCTCATCTTGTGTTACATCACACACTTCCGTCCAACCGCCTGCACGGTTGAACAGTTCACGAATGGTTCTATTCAACATAATCTCCTATTAACCACAGATGGCATATTCTGCCAAATTCTTCCAAGCACCATTAGGGTTGGACTTACGAATCTTGGTAACTTGAATCAAGGTACGCAAAGACAATTCTTTTACATCAGCAACCAAGTCAGAAATCAACTCTAGCGCATCACGCTTGTGTTGCATATCAAAGTCAGGCATGAATTCTGGCTCAGTCAACAGAAACTTCATACGCTCGATTTTCTGCTCTGGTGTCATGGACAGGTCAACGGCCAGCGAGCGAGTGATAATCGCTTGGTCAAGACTGGTAGAGTCCATGTTAGAGATAAACACTACACGACCTTTGAACTCAAAGGATGTAGGCAAATCTTCGTCTTTGATATCTGCACGCCAGCTGATGATACGCTTGGAGTATGAATCAAGAGCGCCTTTAAGTAAGTTAAGACTAACTGCATCTTTAAGGACGGAATCACAATCATCGAAAACGATGGTAGCGTTACGATTCTCATACAGCGTGCGGTACAGACCTTTAGGCGTAGAATAGCCTTTGATAACGATAAACGCATTTTTTGGTACGCCTGCACCAACATCGAATTCGTCAAGGACGGACATATCACGCAAGCCAGACTTGGTGAGTGATGCTACAACGGTGTGGGACTTGCCAAGACCGCCAGGTCCTGTAACAACGACAGATGGTTGGTCGCCTTTGGCGAGCATTGTAACCATATCTGACAGAAAACCGAAGCGTTGGTTGATAGTGAATTTTGATTCTTTCACTTGAACGGGCGCCTTAGCGGTGCCAGTCATAACGCCTGCTTTACGCAAAACATACTCCATATGTTCCAGTTTGGTGCGCTTGACAACCTTGCCGTTGATAACGGCCGTATACTTACCACCAACAACTTTGATATGGGGATTTAGATTAGACATTCGATTTCCTCACTATTAAAACAACAATTATACAGGTATGGATGGAGAAGTCAAGCAATTTCTGCTGTTTGTTGCTTAAAAACAACAAATTGGACTCTTTCCACCACGGAATTATTAAAACCACCAATGTGCCAACGATACTGACCGAGCGGGGTTTCATAACACTTATAATCATAAATGGTAGCAACCTCGCCATCTTCAAATTCAATAATCCATTCAACCGTGGTTTTATCACCACCAGAAGAATAGGTTGGTTCGCCAAACGCCTCGACCAACTGGTGATAGTAGGCATTAACATAACCTTCTAAGTGAGTACCGTTAGCAATCATGCCAACATCACCAGATTCCAAAGTTTCAAATTTCAAACACATAATATACCTTTCATTATAATAATCACACAATAACCGACTATCGCTAATCGGTTATAATTTGATTATTGACCTTTTTTAATCGTATAACCTTTGAGTAGAACCCATTCAACATACGCTTCAACGATTGCTGGTGTATCTGGCGTTTCTTGTTGGAGTGCTTTCAACTCTTTAATCACAAAATCCCATTTACTCATTTTCTTCCTCGTTTTCCGCTTCCCACTCTGCCATACTTTCAGAGATATTAAACATTTCATTTAAATCTTCAGGCAACATATTCTCAACATCATCAGAACTCAAAGAATCGAATTCATAATAATCATCATAACCAGAGAAATACATACCCGCAAAACCCATACCACATTCGTAGTAATATGCTTTTATCGTGAAACCTAATTCTTCCAGTTTTTCATATGCAGCAACAGGTGGTGCCCATGCCGTATCAAAAGACAAGGTCATTTGATTATTTTCAATATCGGCAGTAATAGGTTCATATGGCGATACATCCCATTTTGTGCCCCACTCATTCACACAATAATCATACCAAGTAGAATAACCATACTTTTCTAAATTGGTTTTTTCTTGTGATTCTAACTCAATTTGCTCAGGTGAATCTTTATCACCTACCCTGCCTGCTGTAATATGCAAGTCTTTAGGTACAGGAATAAATTCATCAAGCAACCGACCATCATTAAATGATGTTTTAACCCGTTGCATCATAGCAGGATCTTCGTGGGATATCTCAACCACATTATTACACCAGTTAGGCATTATACATTCTCCATAGTTAAACAATCAAACAATTCACGCTCTTGCAATTCACGAACCAACTCAATATCCGTATAATCACGATAACCACGATGACCGAATTCCAGATAAGAATTCAATAGCTCTAGTGCATCACCATTGATAATAGAATCATAATCGTTATCCACCAGAATAGTAATCGCTACCTCACGATTATCTGGCGATAAAGAAAACTCAGAACAAACCATAAAAACCTTTCAAGTGTTAAAAAGTGTCAAAAAGTGCAGAAAAGTGTCGCAGAACCTATCGCAACCTATGATACCGAAACGGCTCTTAGTTTGTGGATGCGATTCTCCGATTCTTTCCTACCTTTTCCAAAGCATCCTAGAGCATATCTAAGCGTCTTTGAAAAAAGCGGTGAGCATCTCAGCTCACCTAAACCTCACAGCGTATACACAGAAAAATGTGTTGCATCTTCCTTTAAGCAGGTCGATTGTTTACTCAAATAACCTCTACGATTAGCAGAAGGCGTATTGAAACGAGGACCTCTATATCGTATCTTAACTAGACCACGATTACCTTTACCTAACCAATTGCGAAAGTTATCTAACTCAGCGATTGGTATTCTATAAAAAATACTTCTATGAAAAGGTGTAGCATACTGGATGAATTTATCACCATCAGTAGTTAGCTGCAACCTCTCAATAAACCAATTCTTATTCATATTAAGCAACCTCACGATTTTCCATCATTTCGGCAAGAATGAACTTGGCGACATTCAGGTTTTTACGGATCATCTCACGATTATCACCCATTTCCATCAGGTGTTGACAATCAGACAGAATACCCATCACAACCATTTCCTGACCAGACAGGCGAGCAGTAAGACTTTGCATATATTCTTCACGAATTTCCTGCTCAGTCATACCATAACAGCGTTTTTCAAAATCAGTCATAATTACCTTTCACAATTTAAACTACCATTCTAAAGGATACTCAGCAAAATGTCAAGCGTCCTTTAGAATGGTGTTGTTTTTACGCAACACCTTTTGGTGATTATGCAGCTTTCAGCATAATGGTTGGATATTTCACAAAGCCGGTTGTATCTTTTTTGGCTTTACCTTTCGCATACAACCCGACAACCACACCTTTGGGATCAAGGAATCGCAAATCGCTATCATCACCATTAAACACGGGGCGACCGATATAGGATTCTGGCATCGGTTGGGTTTTCTTTATACCAAAAACAACGGCAACATTATAACCTTGGCTAATAGCATTATAAACATCATGCTCATTACCATCAGCAGCGGAAAAAGTAAGTGAATAATTAGCAATACCAGCAATACGGCGACCAAGCACTTTAGTATAGTCATAAAATGTAACCTCAGAGAAAGCTTCGAAAATGTTGGAGAATGCCTGACCTTTGCGAACCACAGAATATTTTTCCCATGATATATCGCTGGTGCCATTCAAGCGAAAAACGGGAGTCAATCCCATGCGCTTGGATTGTTTAATCGCTAACTCAATATCAGCAACCAACCACTCCATGAAACCAGCACGCTCTTCCTTGAAAAACACGGTTTTGCGCTTGCGAGCTTCTTGAATTACATTGGTAACCTCGCCACGCTTAAACATTCCACCTCGACCAGCTAAATTCAAGCAAGCATCGGTGCAACCTTTGGTGCGTTTTGGGCAAACCTCGAAACCTGAAACATCAGCAGGAGCGAGGTGTAGAATGTAGGTATTAAAACCCTGCTCAACACCTTTGAGCGTTTTGGGGTTACCTGTAGATAGCAATTTCATTAGTAAGGCCTCCAGACCATCATATCAAGAATTATCACAACCAGAGCTATAGCGTAAACTATAGGAAACATTATTTTTTCAAATTTAGCCAAAGTCATTAGCTGAGCACCTGTATCAAAAGCTGACGAGCAGCGTGAGCCGTAATTTCCACGGCAGGGATAACGGCAGCATGAGCATAAGCACCTACTACCACCAAAAAAGCACCAATCAAAACCTGCATAAAATTTCCTTTTCATTAAGCAGCCATTATATCAAAACCAACCAAAAAGGCAAGCTTTGATATAATAGCTGACCAAAACGGTCAGCTATTATCAATTAAGCGCTTTTGCGCTTTGCAGCGAGCGCCATAGCGATATCATTAGCAACCCGAGCTTCTTCCTGGAATTTTGTGATTTTCACAGCGCCAGGTTTTTTGTTAGCTTTGCGAGCTTTTGTGCCTACGGGAGCGCTCTGCTTGTCGAGCAGCTTTTGCAAGCGAGCCTGAGCCTTAGCGATAGCGGCTTCACGCTTAGCGACAGCGGTTGCTGCTTTCGCCAGTTTAGCGGCTTCACGGTCAGCTTTGCGCTGAGCAGCACCGGCAGAGCGAGCGGCACGGTCAGCTTTGATAGAAGCACGCAAAGCAGCGATGGTTTCACGCTTTTGGTTAAGGGTCAAGCCTTCAATAGAGGCACAAGCAAATGTAAACATAATTTTCCTTTTCAATTAAACAATATAGCCATTATACACAAATTGGCCAGAATGGCAAGCGTTAGAATAATACTTGACCGGTTTGGTCGGTTTTGTATTTTGTACGCTTTTCGCTTTGTGCATGGGTTCAATTATACAGAATCCGGCCAGAATGGCAAGCGTTAGATTTTGCGCCGGTAAGCTGTTGATTTTATTGGGGATATTGGTTGACCGGATTGGTCAAGTATTGCGCTGTTTTGCGCTTTTGTGCCGATAGTGAAAAACTATGGGGAGCAGTCATTAATAAAAAAAAACTATGGAGGTCAAACTCGTTAAGTCAAACTTTTATTTTCTGGAGGAAACCTGTGTCCTACGAAATTTTTTTCCTAGGAATTTTTTTCTGGAGCCCCTAACAGGGTTCTACTCATTATATCCCAATGCTGGTTTTTCCCACAGAGATATCATATAATCTTTTATAAACTCTTGGTTATACTCTCTGTCTTTCTCTAGGTCATCTATTACACTTTGGTAATCGATACCCATAGTTCTACAGAAAGATTCTCCGTCTACTACTTGGAATACATCTGCCTTTTCATACAGAGAAGTTGCACCACCACCGCCACCTAGAAAGTCTACTGCAAAGACATTGGTGATATGTGATGGATAATTTTTCAGTAGATATTCTTTCAATCTTTCATATTTCACTCTTTCTCCATGAGCCTTCTTGGAGTCAGAACTTCTCAAATTTACTTTGATTTCGTATACATTAATTATATTATCATTTACTAATACCACATCTGGTACTTCTGAACCGAACTTAGGTTTGATTAGAATATATCTCTCTACATTGCCAAACAAAGTGGACTGGCCAATGAAGTCTAACTTAGGTAGATTGACGTTTTCGATATGTTCAAAGATTCTATCTTCCACATGATAACCGAACTTCACACAGGCAGAGGCGAGGTTAGAGAAGAACCTTGTCGTGTCCATACAACCCGTCAGACGATATATCGGATTGTTGATTAGTCTACTGTGTTCTAGTTGGTTATCAAGTATTTTCATTTAGTTCTCTTTACTTCTTCTTTTTCAAACATAGGCGGATCAGTCTTATTGATTTCTTCCTTGTATGGTGGATTGAAACCTGTCCAACTGTCTGGTGTGAATAACCTCACCGGTTGCCAGTACGCTGCAAAGATATTGTTGATTGCTACAATACCCATTGCGATTATTACAAAACCCAGCATTACTAGAATACTACCTGAAACAAAATAAGCTGCACTTTCCATATCCATTACTTACTCTCCCATTTTAAACCTAAAAGTTTATATAACCACCTGCGAATCAGGGGTGGTTTACCTGATGTTTTAATTGTCGTTGTATCTACGTCAAGCGTTAGATTGGCTGCCGTAATACTTGTCGTTGTCCAAGTGTTGTTAGCGATTGTATAACTGGTACCATTACCAACACCAATAACTGTACCATAAGTGTAAACCTTTTCTTTTTCGCAACCAGTAAAATCTAAGTCTAACGGAATCTGCTCTGTAAGTGGCCAGAAAAACTTAAATTCTAATTGGTTGGGATTTTGATTGGCTCTTGTTTGCTCTGGCCAAATTGGAAATACTGTATCTGAATCGAGCATATCTGAAACTCCTTGGAAGCGCCGGAAATCGTTGAAAAAATCTTAGCTTATCTGAGGGAGTCTACCGCAAGTTTCGCTTTGTATGAGTTGATACGCATCTCTAGTACCGATGCGGCCGTGTTAAAATGGCCGGTGCCTTCGGTTTGCGGTTTGTAGAAATCGTTAAGGAGAATTTCCCGTTCTCTTTCCAAGACTTCGATGATTCGTTCATAATCGTTTTCACGCCAAGGTTGTTTACTCATTATTATCATCCTTTACCAAGTTGTCAAATATTTCTGTTGTACGATTCTTCCATTGTTCTGCATCTTCAAGATAATCAAAACTAGGCGACAAACGGACAGAATGGTCTAACTCATGTACATAGTAGTACATACCATTTACTTCGTCAGCGATTAGTTTTAAATCTTTTATCATAGAATCCATATCCATTGATAACCATTATACACTTTTTCTTTCCCTAAAGCAAGCATAAACTGGTTAACATATCCACCTTTACCAATGTCGCCAAAATTATCATCAACACAAATCATCGTGCCTTTTCTAAGTGATGGCATGATTGCAGTCAATTCTAGGATGTGGTGTAAGGAAGACGGATGCGGATTACTCATGTCAAAGTCATAAGAATCTAAGTACAACAAATCAATCTTACGACCTGTCTGTAACCATTCTTTATTCTTCTGATATAAAAATGCAATAGAATCGGAACAAACTAGATTAGCATTATCACAATTCTTTTTGGCAAATTCGATATTATCTGGATTGATATCTACAGACCAGAATTCACCTTTGATTTTGGATACTTCATTGAAGATGAGTGTAGACATTCCATCACCCTCATAGTTATTCTCTTGGCGAGCACAACCAGTTTCAACAATTAATGGCCGGTCAATCGTGGCAATGGCCATAACATGACTAACCATCATTTCAAAAGATGGTCTGCGTTTACCAGTCTTAGATAACATCTCATTTATTTTATTAATATGTTCATTCATTTTTGAATACCTTTTAAATTAAAAACCATAGTAATTCTTCCTTCACCTTCATTATTTGATTTTGGTATGGCATGAGGCAACCAAGCTTCCCATGCTAAGAATAATCCTTTTCGTGGAATAATAACTATTTTCTCTCTGTTTGCGGCCGTATTGTGTAATGATTTAGGCATAGCTACAAAATCTCTGTGCGGCCTAGGATCTAAAAAGATAAGCGGTGCAGAATTTTCTGGAACTTGTAAGTACAAAAGTCCAGATATTGTGCAATCAGGATGTGAATGTCTTTCATGATTATTGTTTTTAAATATCTCACTTACAAAAACCATGTTATGCCATTCAACAAAAGCATTTGAATTATAACCTATCTCATCTAAAAATTGTTTACCTTTTTCCGTTACATAATCATTGTATGGTTTGATATCAGGTTGTTCAGCCAATTTCCAAGAGTTATCAAAAGTGTTCTTGTAACCCCATTTGTTACTAACATAATCTTTATTATCCAGATATTTTCGTGCAACCGGTAACATAGCCTCAGCCAAAGGTATATTCATTTCAGAAAATACTGCTGTGGGAAAATAATGATTAATCATTGTTTTTGGCCATTACTTAATTGCACAATCAATTCAGTCAACATTCGTTTTGCGGTGCTACCATGAAATGTATAACACCGGATCGAATGTAATCTCCTGAGTAATTCATTTATATCCATTAGTATTCATCAGATTCTAATTTTCTAACAGTAAGATTATCAAAAGAATTCATAATACAGGCAGGATATGTGGCACACCTAACCCGAATATCTGGTTCTTTTTCTTCTTTGAAAATGTTAGACCACACAAATAGTTTTTCACGTTTATTAGCAGCTGCTTCAAGCATCTCATTTCGGTCAACAACATTGGATTCAAGCAATAGTTCAATCATACAATGCAGGTCACCAAGTTCTTCTGTTAACCTTTGTTTGTTTGTTGCACCATTATGTTCTGCATCCATACCAAAACGGAATACTTTACTAATTGCTTGTGTTACTTCTGCACATTCTTCTTGTGCAATCAAAAGGATTTCATCATTTTTTTTCATACATCACTCATTCAAAAATACGGGACTGTTTCCTTTGTTTGTGTATTCTGCAGCAAATTTTGTTGCATCACTCTCAGTCTTAAAAATCTGACTCATTAGAGGAATTCCAGGTTTACCATCACTCTTTAATACGGATCCATAATTTACTTTATAGAATCCATCACCCTCATAAATTATGGCCACAATGTCGCCACTATTACCTACAAATGTTGCTACGTCTTTCATGCTATCATCTCCACAAAACGATTTAATACTACACGGTTATTTAAACGATTGCCTGCATATTTACTGAAGGCAGATACAAGGCCACGGGTTGTGGCATTTTCTTTAACTTCAAAACCCACATCTTCATCAGTATCTAGGCCTTCCGCACGGAGCAAATAATATTCATCGTAACCAGCTGATTTAACAACCATACATTTTTCTTTACGAAACTTTACTTTTAATGTGAAGAAGTCTGACATAGCAGGAAAGAAATTTCTTGCTTCTCTACCAAATTCACGACCAGACAAAACATAGAAACCAACGATGTTACAACCAGTTTTACGTTTTAACATTTTGATGTAGTGTGAAGTCAAACTACGACCCATTGCATTATCACAAAACTCTTGATGTTTTGATACTGGATCAACCATCACAAATTTTCTATTAGAATGACGATATCCAGGTTCGTGGTAATCATTTGTTTGACCTGTAAACAAACGGCCATCATCATCTGTGAAATATACACTATTCAAAGTGTGACCATCACCATCAGTAAGGAAAACAGTATTTACAATTTGCAATTTATATTGTTTCTGGAATTCAGGCACAACCTTCATAGCAGCAATAATAGTTTCATTCAAAGGTGTGCCACCCAAGTTGAACCAACTAGGACGATAACCTCTACGATATGAGGACATTTGCACCAATGCAGAACCGGCATAAGTGAATTCACTGGCACTCATTTTACTTGAGAACAAGTTCAACAAATATAGTTTACCCATGTAAATATCGCCTTCTTTTTCGGCAACACGGTAACCAGGACCAGCAACTTCGTCATAGTCTGAAGTGAAAGCATAAACATCGTATGGAATATTTACTTTTTTACAGAACATAACCAAGTTAATCAATTGTTTGATGGTGTTTTCCAGGTTGTCAAACATTGAACCAGACCAATCAATGAACATAACCAAGCCATGAGATTTTCCATCAGGAATAATCGTCATCTTTTTAAAGATATCTTCAGAAAATTTATATGAGAATATTTTACTCATATTCAATTCACCAGTCTTTGATTCGGATGCACGTTTTAGCTGGTCGGCATTTTTACGCAATTCGAATTCTTTGGCCAAATAACCAACAACTTTTTTAGCATCATTACGAGTTTTTAGAAAGCTTTCAGTATCGATACCTTTCGATGATGGAACTTCACAATGTGAGAATTGTTCCATTACATCACTACGATATCGTTTCCAAAGAACCTTGTGTGATACAATCATGCGATTCAAATCAATATTTGGAATATTGCCGTAATAGTAAGAACCTGGTTCTGAAGCAAAAAGTTTGGATTCATTTTTGCGATAGTTGTCATCAGTATGTGATTTGAAAATGTCTTCTTCGGATCTCTGACCTTCGGATGGAGCAGAACCTTTGTTCTTTACGTCATCTTCAGATTTTTCTTTTTTGTTATCTTCCGAATCAAACTCGGATTTTTCTTCACGGTCATCCCATTCTTCATCACGGTCATATTCTTCGTTATCAAGGAAAGACCAATCATCATCACCGTTTTCTTCATCTTCGTCATCTTCTTCAAAGTTAACGCCACGTTTTTTCTTTTTTTCTTCTTCTTCTTCTTTCAAGTATTTCATAACTTCTTGAGCGAGTTTGATAACATCATCATAAGATTCTGTTTTTTCGGTCTTGAGTAGAATTACTTTTTCTTCGTCTGTAAATTTGATGCCTTGAGCAGCACCGCCTTTTGCATAGAGATTCAGGCGGTCAAGAAAATTCATATCATTAAGGTCTGCTCCGTTTGTACCAAAGAAATCTTTTTCAATTAGTTCACGATAACCTTTGACAAAGGAGGTGCGGAGACCTGGATATTTGTTTTTGATTTTTCTTTCAATACGAACATCTTCAAGCACGTTCATAATCGACATAGGAATCTTCATTTCGAATGCCTTTTTCATGCCTGCTTCGGGAGTTTCCAATGCGTGGCCAACCTCATGACCCATAAACATATCATAAAGATATGGTGAAAGATTCCTGTCCAGCACAGGTACAGTCAATACACGTTTTGCAACATCAAAGGATGCTGTGGCAACTTTACGTTGTTCAACAATTAGATTTTCAGTTGCCATTAGTTTGGCAAGTAAAGACTTAGTTTGAATGAGTTCCATGTTTTCTCCGAGTTAATACAAGTATTATCTCATACTTCCATAATATAGTCAAGCGATATTTTCAAGTTGTTGTTTTTATACAACAACAGGAGGTTTGCCAACCTCTTTAAGAATGATTCTTCCCATGTTATCCATGGAAATATTTAAAACTGTTCCTTCTTTCCATTGTGTCTGTTCTAAGATTTCTGGAGGAATAGTTAAAATTGCATCTCCGCTTCCATCGCCAGCATCTTCAACAATAGAGGAATAAGTTGTTTTTCTCAAATTACGACTCATTGATACATTTCTTTCATTTTTGCGTAGTCGGAAAGGTCTTTTTCCATTCCCGATAAAGCTGCCCATTTACGAGTTACAATGTCTAAGCGTTTCCAAGCAGGAATTTCTTCGTCATCCGCCTTAGCATCGAGCCAAAGATAGTAATTTTCTTCTTTATTGCTATTACTCATGATTTTTCCCTTCGTTTTTATCGAAAATTTGAAAAGAAATTGCTGTTGCAAGCTCTTCTGCAAGTTTCGGATTGAATTTTACAAGAAAATGTGCTACATCATCAACTGGTACATGACGTAAATTGAACATAATTTCATCAATTCCTCGCAAAATTTGCGTTTCTTCGTGTGGTGCATACATTATTTAATATTCCTTTCAAAGAACTTCATTTTTTCTGCCAAATCCGGCAGGATTCATACCTGGAGAAACATACACATAATTGCTTTTGTGTAAAGGAGCAACACAAGCGTTAATTTCATCAACTTTTGCTCTATCTTCCTTTGACATTTTATGATAATCCTTCATAATCCCAACTTTTGTCAAAGTTCCTGTAAAACCTGTATCCAAGGAAGCGTAATATGGCGTTTCACGACCAGGAGGCACCTTAGGTAATGGAACACTTTTAGAAATTTGCGTGGATTTAGTTTTTCCAAAGTTGGTGGTCATTTTCTGTACAGAAGCTAACCATTCATCGTGTTCTTTTTTCAAAGCTTTTGGAACTTTACGTTTTTTGGATTTTGGAATATGACCATAAACTATCATTGATTAAATCTCCATTCAAGAGATATCATTATCTCATAGTTTTAGTCAGGAGTCAAGCGTTATTTTGGTTTTGTTGCATAAAAACAACAAAATAAGTGATATCGGTGTATCAACCACTTAAAGAAAATTGGCCACCGTTGATCCTGGTGTGTCGTTTTTCCTTAAAAGTGAAATGGACACTTCTTTTCTTGTGATTGTTTGATTTTTTTGTTTGTGAGATACTTATTAACAAATGTGGTAGTACCACCACCATCTTCCGCTAAATTTAAAAATTCTTCTTTACTTAAAAAATGATTTTTAAACACTAATCTTTTTTCTGTGTGAGGAGTCATTAAAAGTAAAGGTTGTTTAAATGGAATTTTTGTTTGTTTGTTCAACTTCTTAAAAGCCATGTTAATATTTGTTGTGTATTGGTATTTAAAGTCCACAACTCCATCAAAAATAATATATTCTAAAGGATTATCAAAATTATACATTGGTTTTTGAAATGACCAATATATTTCTTTTTTTGATTTAAATAACCAAGGAGAACGTATCTTTGCGTGATGATAAGCTTTTAAATATCCCTCTCTCTGTTCATATGGATGTTGGTCCCAAACCCATTGTTCAGCAAATTGAACATCTATGCTATTTTCTGTGGTTTGAACGATTGTATCGGTCCACATAGGCATAATTAAATTATTTTGATATAAATTAATAATACCTTGACACGTTTTCATTGTGGGTGCTGGAACCCTTCTTGGTGGAGGAAAAGTTTCTTTACTTAGTTTTTTCCACCATTCAGGATAAAAATTACTTGCGTAATCAATTTTTGCATAGTTATATGCAACACCCAAATTAGTAAAACAATCCACGTGGACTGTACTTGGTTTCATTATAATATCAAACATACTTATTCCATTATATCAAAATCACACATAAGCTTAACGCATGATATGATTTTAGGTTGACACCAAAAGTGGTGTTTTTTATTTTTCTATTAAATCTTCATATTTTAATTTGGCAAGAATATAATCTTTGACCAATGATGAACGAACAATGTCATCAGGTGTAAATTCAACTCTTGTAAAAGCCTTCATATGTTGAGCAATATCAAAGAATTTTAGAATACCAGTAACATCGGTTCTTCTCTTGGTTAAATCTGTCTGTCTATAATCACCACACCAAATAATTTTTGACATATGACCAACACGGGTCATAACAGTATCAATTTCTTCATAATTCAAGTTTTGCATTTCATCAACAAGGATGATTGCGTTATCAAACGACATACCACGGATAAAAGATGTAGAAATAAATTGAATATGTCCTTGTTCTTCTAATCTATCCCAAGCATCTTTACGGTCAAATAACTGATGGCAAATTTGACGATATGGTTGTTCATAGATTTCCATTTTTTCACCAACATCACCAGGAAGATGACCTATTTCACGGGATTGAACTGCTGAACGAACAACAATAATCTTATTGAATGGATTTGATTTATCTAACACTTCTTCTATTGCTTTGTATAAAGCAATAAAGGTTTTACCTGTACCAGCAACGCCATGTAATGCTATAAAATAGTCGCCTTGTTTATAGGCATCAAAGAATTTCTTTTGATTGCTTGTTAATGGTTGGAACGTTTTTAAATTATCTAATTTTATCCTAAGTTGATTTGATGCAATTGGTTTTGATTCACGTTCTTCATGTGTATCATTTACTTTTTTTACTGCAGCGGTTCTTGCCATTAAAATTCCTTTATGAATTAGTGTTTCCGATATTTCTTTCTCTCATCGTAATGATAATCTTCATCTTGACACATTCGTATCAATTTTTTAATTTCACCATTTTCATTTTTTTTCTTTTTATGGAAGACATTCTTTGACAATTCATAATCATCCATATAATCTTTTTGTTTTCTAAACTTTCCAACAAACTTGGACACTTCTAAATCTCCTATCTCATGGTTTCAAATTTAATGCCTTTAATCCTAGTTTCAGGCATATTATCCATATCCTCTGGAGATATGTAAGTCATATCTGCATTTGGATAACAAAATTTTACAATTCTAAGTAAATGACATATGGTACCATCTTGGTCGTTGAATTCAAAAACCTCATCTACACAATTTAAGTTTTTAACTATTTCGCTGCGTTCAAAATGATTCTGCATGAATCCACCACGAGCGTATTGCATATACCAGTCTGAATGTATTCCCACGATTAACCAACTACCTTTAGAGCGGCATTTCTGTAAATATCGTAACTCATCATAATGTAAAGGATCAAATTCACCTGTAGTAATTATTATTTCATCTTTAGGTGGCATTGAGTATTAAGGTAAAAGTTGCGGAAATGCCTCTTTTACGAATTTATAATCCAAACCTTTAACTCCTTGGTCTTTTTGGAAGATGCCGATAACTACTTCGGCTTCACGGGGCTCGAGTGATTCGATTAATTGAATAAACAGCTCATCACGTTTTCTTTGTGATAGTGTTTCTGATGATGGGTGTCCATCTTGAAAGAGATAGAGTTTTCTGATTTCAGTTGATAACTGACAACGTGATAAACCAGGAGGTGTATCGGGAATTTTATAATTATCTGGCATTTCTTTTATTTTCCATTGATAAGATGGATGAAAAGTATACTCCAAAACTTGAACTAGAGTCTTCGAAAGATTCTTTTCAATAACGGCCACTCTGTCTTTCTTAGACTTAGCTTGTTCAAATTCATCAAACACTTCATAGATATTTTTCATTAGAATTCCTCAATCACTTCCATTAGATTTTTAAGTTTATGTTCGATAAAGTAATTCAACATCTGGTGTTTCGATGCTGGTACTAAATTATCATATGTATTTATAATTCTTTGTTTGACCTCAGACGGTATAAATCGCAAATCAATAAGAGTTTCATTTCGTGAAAATCCAGTAAGTGCGGCTGAATCACCCCATGCGTCTGGAGATTCATTCAGGTACTTATCGATTATTTTTTGTGTGATTGGTTTTTGCCGCATATCATTGACAAAACAATCAGGTGGTGAGAAGATATTTGGAATGCCATCGCCTTTGTCGCCACGGATAATCTTTTCCTTGAGGTCTAGGATTGGATTAGGAGAGGTTACAAACTTCTTTTGTGATGGGTTGTATTGTTTGACATTATCACCATACATCTGTAGTTGGAGAAAATCTCCATCACTTGATAGAATCAAAATCTTTTCAGTTGGTGCATAGATAGGTACAAGTGTACCAATAATGTCATCGGCTTCAGCACTCTCAACATCTACCACTTTGTATGGAAAATTTTCTTTGAGTTCAAGTTTGAATTTAGCCAACATATCAAAAATCATATGCCAATCCAAATCGGATTTTTCACGGTTTTTCTTGCGGTTAGCTTTGTAGAATGAAAAGAATTCTTTACGCCAATATTTACGATTGTCGCAACAGAGAACAACTTCACCATAGTCTTTACGGAAATTCCTAATGTGCATACGAATGATATTGAGTATCATATGACGCACTAGGTTTTCTTCCAACTTTACACCTTTTTGGTTTGCAATCTGTGCCATAAGGCCAGATAACAATACCTGATTCAAATCTACCAAAATCATAACAAACTTTCTATAGTTTCAAAGACTCTATCTTAACACACTTTTTGAATGTCGGCAAGCAGTTTTTTCACAATAGGTTCAGAAGTGGTAGTTTTCCGTGCAATTACACCATAAAATCCTGCTGGTATTAATCCAGAAATATATTCCCATGGATCGGCAAGTATAGCATCAAAAGTATCAACATCATAAAACTTCTCCATATCTGTTGGATGGTCTTTGAATAGTATGATATGATATTGAGGACCAACTGCTGTAGTTCCAACTGGTTCACCAGGTTCAGCATATTCGTTGCCAATTATACTTAATGATTCTCCGTTATCACCTGAAGTGAACGTCAGGAAATCAAACGGTTTGTCCTGTTCTTGCCGTATTTCCCTTAAGTAATCTAGCATTGTAATCCTTAATGTGTGATTTTCTTACTCTGACCATAATCCATGTGTTATAGTAATCTTCTCTTTCCATAACACAGTTTGCAAATTGTTCTTTAGCTTCCAAATAACTGCACTCGCCTTTTGATTGGCATAAATGAATTATTTTTCTTTCGAACTTTTCGTGGCCTAATGATAACACATCTTTGCTTAATTCGGCACTACTTCCATAATAAGTTTGCCAATCACTCAATACTTTATATCTTTTCTTTTTACCTTTAACCTGTTTAGTTTTGGATGAATAGAATAATTTTTTACCTATGTACTTTTTGTTATTGATAACATTGGTTATCTCATACACGAATCCATAATTGTCACCAATTAAATCTTCTGTAAAGTCTTTGTCTTTATATGTCCAAGTCAGTCCCATTTTTCCTCATCTTCGGAATTATCTTCATCCTCTATATAGTCTTCGGATAATTCTTCGATGATTTCACCACAGAACGGGCAGTATTCAGGTAGTTCTTCCGAAACCAGTTCTTCCATAAATTCTATGTTATAAGTTGATTCGCAATTTGTACAATCGCCAGTCATAGATTTGTTTGTCATTTGATTCCTTTAATGTGCCCAAACTTCTCCCCAATTTCCTGATAGAGCACCTTTTGCATAATCAGTTGCTCTATTCTCAAAGAAATTGGTGTGTGTTGGAGCGTTAATCATCTCCTCGACCCACGGTAAAGGATTACGTTTTACTTTATTGATACCTTTCAAACCAAGGCTAATCAATCTTCTGTCAGCAATATAACGAATATACTTTTTAACATCTTCACTACTTAGGCCTTCCATAGCACCCATCGAAAAAGCAAGGTCAATAAACTTATCTTCAAGTTGTACCATGCGTTCAGCAATAGTGTAAATTCTAGACTTCAGTTCGTCATTCCAAATTTCTTTATTTTCTTCTATGTATGTTCTGAATAATTTAATCATTGCTTCAGCGTGTTGAGTTTCATCAACAATAGACCATGTAACGATTTGACCCATACCTTTCATTTTGCCTGTGCGTGGGAAGTTTAGTAACATAATAAAAGAGGAGAATAACTGCATCCCTTCAGTAAATGCGGAGAATACAGCGATATGTGTGGCAGTATTTTCTTTAGTGGTATTTTGGCTTGAAATGTCCATAACATAGTCATGCTTCTCCTTCATCTCAGCATACTCCATAAATTCGTTGTATGTTGTTTCAGGCAAACCCAATGTTTCAATCAAATGTGAATAAGCAGCAATGTGTAAGGCTTCACGAGCAGCAAAGCCAGTTAACATCATTCGTATTTCTGGCTGCGGGAAATAAGGAAGATAATTATTAACATAGCCACCCGCCACATCAATATCTCCTTGAGTAAAGAAGCGAAATATGTGGGTAAGAAATTGTTTTTCTTCATTTGTTAGTTTCTTTTTCCAGTCTTTAACATCTTCAGCCATTGGAACTTCTGTGTGAAGCCAATGTGATTGTTCATGTTTCAACCATGCATCATAAGCCCATGGATAATTAAACGGTTTGAAGTATGTTCTTTCATCCGTTAGTGATAGTTTCTGTTTGTTTGACATTCTGTATTTCCTTTTCTAATTCTTCTATTCTTTTTTTAGCTAAATCTAATTGAAGCTCTAATGCTTTCATTCCCTCAGCCATTGCTAAAAAGGCTTCAGTTTGAATTTGTTTTAGGGTTTTCATCTTTTTTTCTTTCTATAGGTGGTGGGAAGTAAGGTTCAATTACATAGTGATTAGCACCATACCAACCAATTGCGGAAAAGAAACCGACTGTAACCCATGTCGCTACTAATATCATCTATTTCTCCATTAATTCATCAACAAAATTTAATAATAATTTATGGTGCCTTCCTTGATTCCAATATTTGTTTATATATTGCCAAGGTTTTTCATACCAATAAAGAGGTGCTTCAGGATGACAACCAATTAAACCAACTCTACCTTTTATGATTGCCATAGGGTCACCATTGGCATATCTCGCAACTGTTTTAAACTTACTTTCATCACCTATCAAAGCACAACCATCGTAAAAATACATATCTTCTTTACAACCATTCCATTCAACTTTAGCAATCGTTCCAAAACTTCTGCGAACATCTGCATTAGGCCTTTTTATATATTGTACTGCACGGACATTCTCAATTATATCTAAGTACCATTGGTCTGCCCAATATGCACCCATACAAATACCAAGATAGTGGCCACCATCTTCGATGAATTTGGCTATTCTGTTTCCTGTTCTTCTAGTAAAGAATTTATAAAAAGAATCAGAGTCGCCAATCCCACCAGGAAAAGCAATAATATCAACATTATCAAAAAAATTAACATCTTCTATATCTTTTTCATTAAATGTTTTTATTTCATATTTTTCTGATAACGCATTTGTCATAGCACTCACACAATCCAATGAACATTCCGGATCATGCAAAAAGAGTGCAATGGTTTTCATGGTTGATAGTCTTGTTTTAAATCGGGGTCAATCAATTGACCTTTCATTAAATATAATGGCGCTTTTCTGTAAATAATGAAGTCATGGAAAGGATCAGTCAAAATCTTAATACACCATGTAATTGCAACACGGCGACTCTGTATTGCTGTCAATTGTATCATTCTAAACAATACAGCAGCAACACCTAACCACAACCAACCAATACCAACACGATTTAAAAATGTTTCTGTATCTTGTTCTGGCACAAGATAATTCATAAATTCCAAATCAAATGCAGCAAGAATTGGAATTAAAACAAAGCAGACCATTAATACACGTTTACGTTTCAAGTTAAAACCAACTTTGATTTCTTCTTTATATTCTTGCGTTGCTTGGTTATATGTGTCATAATCTTTTGGTTCAAAGAAGAAGTGGCCAGCTTGACGAGTTGTCATAGCAATTAACCATGCAACATAAGCAGACACAACAGGATCAATAAACAAATAAACGTATGCAATCATGAAACTAATTGCCGATACAAAATGTAATGATTGATTGATTCGACTATGGTGATAATATCTGTGGTCATCCCAACGTTGAACTTTTAAATTTTCCATCATTTCTTTAAACATATATTATCCTTCGCAAGCTATACAATCGTTACCTTGAGCAATCTGTGTCATATCCAATTCTTTGATAACATCTCTTTCAATTCGTTTAGATACTTTATCTGCTTTGCCAATTTTTTCTGAACGACAATAGTAGAGTGTTTTCAGTCCTTTTTTCCATGCCATGAAATGAATTGCATGGAGATATTTTATGTTTGCATCTGGTCTAAAAAATACATTTAATGATTGTGCTTGGTCAATATACTCTTGTCTATCAGAAGCCAAATCAATTACCCATCGTTGGTCAATTTCCATGGATGTTTTAAATACGTCTTTAGTGTATTCATCCATCCAAGTTAAATGTTGTACGGAACCATCGTTAGCAATAATTGATGACCAAATGTCGTTGTAATCATTTTGTGATATTGTTCCACCATCACTAGACAGGTGTTTTTGAATAACTTTATCCAACCAACGATTCTTATTTAAGAAAGAACCCGAAAGAGTGTCCTGCCTATAAGCGTTAGCCCGATAAGGTTCAATACTAGGAGAGGTATTGCCCATAATAATGGAAGAACTAGCATTGGGAGCAATTGCCATGAGATGGCTGAAACGATTACCAGTGCCGACAGCATCAGGTGCTTCACCTCTTTCCAATCCCAATTGTTTATTTGCATCATCGAGTCCTTTTCGTATAGATTTGAAAATTCTGTTGTTGGCAACTTTGGCCATAACACCTTCAAAAGCAATATTGTTGCGCTGTAGATAAGCATGGAACCCAAGAGCACCGATACCAATAGAACGTTCTCTTTCGGCACTATACTTTGCACGAGCGATAGCATCAGGAGCATTAGCGATGAAATAATTAAGGACATTATCAAGCATTTCGGCAACGTCTTTGAGAAATAATTTGTCATTTGACCACTCATCGTAATTCTCCAAATTTAAAGAAGATAAACAACATACTGCTGTTCTTTCTTCGTTTGTTGGTAAAATGATTTCAGAACAAAGATTAGATTGGTGTACTTTCAATCCTTTATCTTTCAACCATTGTGGAAGTTTTTTATTACTTGTATCGATATAGTGAATATATGGTTCACCAGTTTGCATACGCATCTCAAGTATACGTTGCCATAGTTCTTTTGCTGATACAACTTCACGCACTTCACCAGAGTGTGGATCGGTTAAAGTCCAATCATCATTAGATTCGGGGTCTAACATACACCTTTCAATAATTTCCATGAAGTCATCGGTGATGTTAATACCATGATGTAAATTCAGGCAACGCACATTTGGGTCACCTGTTGGTTTACGCATTTCTAAAAAAGGAATAATATCGGGATGGCTAATATCAAGATAAGCGGCGTAAGAACCACGGCGAGTACGACCTTGACGATAAGCCAAAGAACTTGCATCATAAATTTTAAGATGCGGCATAACGCCAGTAGACTTATCATCGGCAGACCGAATACCAAAACCAATACCCACACCGCCCCCGAGCATAGAAAGCCAGTTAGTTTCTGATAGGTTGTCAACTAATCCCTCCGCTGTATCTTCAATATAATTAAGGAAACATGATATAGGCATACCACGCTTACTGCGACCAAAAGAAAGAATGGGAGTAGAATAAGAGAGCCAATGCTTACTACTGTATTCATACAATCTTTGTGCGTGTTCGGGATTTGAACCGAATTCTTTAGATACAAATGCGAATCTGTGTTGTGGACTTTCCTCATCTTCTTTCATGTAACTTTCTTTTAATCGTTTGATACCCAACTCATCAAACAGTTTATCTCTCTCTAAATCTATTCTAATCCCTAGATATTCCATATATATTGCCTTATTATATTGTTGTTATTGTGAAATGAATTCTGTAATCATAGGAAAAATGGGTTTAATCGCATCAGCGCAGGCAAGTGCCACTTCTCTATGTTCCTTCTGTGTACTTTTATCGGTTCGGAGTTGTATATAGTGAACCCAAGAACGAAGCGTTCCGTTCATATACATTCTAGAACCCATGATACCTTCTGGTAAAACTGCTCTTGCTTGTTCTTTGGCAACACCATTTGCGATTGCCCATTCATAAGCATTTTTACATTCTTCAATTACTCGCTTTTGTCTTTCTTCCCACCAAGCTTGTAATGCTAAGTTATCAGTTACGATACTGTTCTGGCGATTCTTTGTGTCCTGTAATCTTGCTTCACGGGTTACAAAATTTAAATCTTTGGTTGGATCGGCATATCGTTGACTAAACTCTTGGAAAGAGAATGAACGATGGCGCAAGATTTGCCTTGCAATATCACGGGTAGTTTCAATCTCCAAACACACGCTCACCATTTCAAGTGGTGACCAATGTTGATGTTTGATTAGATAACGAACCAACTTTTCAGCGGTGTCGCTATTGTCTTGATTGGATGGATTTGAAACTCTAGCTGCATAAGCAACCTGTTCCAATAAACTCTTTTGTGATAAGATTCTACCGGCATCATCACTAAAAGAAGTTTGTGAATAATTAATCAGTTCAACTTTCATTCAATTTTCTCCATAAGGTATTCAAGGTTTCGGTATGAACGCCATCTTTATTTGTACGCACCAGTTTAGCAAATTCAATATACATTAAATCTTTACTTTCCATATTTAACTTGTTATGATAATCATACACTAATTGTTCTGCTGTTTCACCAATTAAATCTTTAACGGTTTGTCTTTCAACATCATAAGTGTAAACTGCATGATATAAAGCTGCTAGACAAACATTTTTCTTTACCTTTATTTCATCTAATGCAATAGACATTTTAAATGAAACATAAAACAATCTAGGATCATTTAATGTTAACTTATGAATGAATTCAATTTCTTTTGTTGGCACATTATAATCTAGGGTTTTGAATACTAACACCTTCCTCAACTCAGGACAAACTCTAGTTAAAGGTCTAGCAGCGTGTAATTTATTTGAATCAAAAACCAATACTCTATTTTTCTTAGGCAAGACTGACTTTTCAATTTCACCTAATTCGTCTAGTATTACGGTTTCTCCTGCCCAATCTGGATTCCATTCATCGTTTAGATACACAATAGCTGTTTCTGTTAATACATCTCCGTATACTTCACGAATCCACGCATCATCTCTATGCATATACGCATCAGTTCCATAAGTATATCCATTAACATATACTCTTACAAGTTTTCTGCGACCAATTTTTGATTGAATAATATTCCAAATTGATTCGACCTCTGGATGTTTCTTGATAAAAGGCAACTTTGCATTATCAAAGACGAATGCTTTGTTCGATTTTAATACAACTTTGTTCCAATGTCCAAAATCATATTCCTTTTTTGAATCTGAAGGCCAACCGTATGTTAATCCACTCTCAATATATTTTCTGTCGAATTCTTTAATCAAATATTCCAACTCAGGTAAATCGTGAACTACTGTATCCATATTACACTTTCTTCCAATTAATAAATTCAAATTTTGCTCTTAAATTAACGAAGGTATTTTTATCTATAATATCTTGGATTTCGTCAGGTGAGAAACCAGATAATACCATATCATTAATATCCTTCTCAACAATCATCTCTGGCCAAATCACCACATGGAAATGGTTATCGATGGCTTTTTCTATTTGGTTTACAATTTCTTTGTTGCGTGGTTCATTGTCAAAGATAAGAATCACTTTTGATTTATCCAATGTGTTCTCAATCGATTCTAGATTGGAGTCTGCTGTTGCAACTGCATTTTCTAAGAACATCGAATCGATTGGTCCTTCAACCACATAGATTCTTTTTTCTTCATCATCACTCAGTCTATCAAGGCCATAGATTTTTTTGTTATCATCGTGTAGTTTAACAGTAATATAACGTAGTTTAGATTCACCCAATGCACGACCTTGAAATGCAATTAGGTTTTTGTTTTTGTCATAGAACGGTATTACAAGACGTTTATCACCTTGCATAAGTTCCTTTTCGATGCCCATACTTTGTACAAAGGTTGCAAAGTCTTCCGCATAGTAAAGTTGTGATTGAAAGGCTTTCGGAATTTGCCTTTGCTGGACATAGACTTTAGCAAAATGCGCCTCTGGTAACGAGTCAATTGATGGAAGTTCAAGAGATTGACGGAAGACCGGTTTCGAATCTTTAACATCTTCAAATTCAGCCTTCTGATAATTCGAATTGCCGTTCTCTCCATTTTTATATCTCTCTAGTTGATATTCTTGTACAAGAGATGGATCAACTTGTTTTAGAAAATTAAAGAAAGTGGTTGACACACCACAATTATGACACATATAAAAGTAGTCATTCTTTTTCCGGTAAACATAACCACGGGATTTAGTTTTATTTTTCTGTGAGTCGCCACAGAGCGGGCACCTGAAATTATAAAGGTCTTCTTTTTTTTGAGAAAACCTTCCTAATCTAGGTGACAATTGTAACAGGAAAGACCTGTCGATGAAAACGCTCATAATATATCAATTCAAAAATTATTTAAATAGTATTGTATCTAACTTTACATGAGAAATCAACCAAGAAAGAACAAGAATACCACCAATAACCATCCACTTCCACTCTAAAATTTTATCTAACTGTTGTTTTTCTTGAGAATTGTGCGCCGACATTTCTTTTCGGATAAATTTAAACTCATCCATAATTTTTTCGTTTTGATCCGACATTCTTTCTAGAACGGTATCAATTCGATTATGGAGTTCTTTAACATCCGAATCGGTTTCTTTTCTTCTTGAGTCCATGTCAGTATATACCTTGGCTATATGGCGGTCGTGTTGGTCAACCAGTTTATCGATAACCTGGTCCATTTTATTACATAATGCAGATAAAGTCAACACTTGGGTCTTTAATACACCAATATCTACTTTAATGTCTTCGGTATCATTTGTTGGCATTTTTCTTTTTTTCTGGTACTTTTTTATCCGGTACTTTAGTACCTTCTAATTTCTTATGCACTTTTACGTTTTTACAGACTTCTTTTGTCTTACCTTTTTTATCAGTTTCTTCGTGGCAAACTTTCTTGGTTTCGGCTGCGTAAGCATTAACTTGATAACCAACAAATGACCAGATTACGATATTAAGAGCGATTAAAAATTTTTTCATGTCTTGTCCTTTATAGAGCAGGTTGATTTGCTGGAGGTGGTCCTAGTGGTGCTGGACCAGATGGACCGTTTGAACCCAACGGCGTGATTGGACCACCAATCGGAGCACCAATCGCACCAGACATTGACGGTAGTGATGATGGGCTAGGGATTGGTGCTGGTGTATTTGTAGCTGTACCAGCAATCTTTTCTTGTGTACGACCAAAAGCAGCAATACCCAAAACAGCACCCATAGCAAGGTGAAATAAACCGGCGCCTTGAAGTGTCAAGGGATTCCATTGAGTGATAGGCTGTTTAGTTAAGACTTGCGCTAAACTCCACACAACGGGAAAAATAACCATGTCCATCATACAGACAACCATATACATCCAACCCATAGCAGGACGCCATTTCTTTTGCATCCAATCTTCGTCTTTTTTTACTTCTTTTACGTCTGCCATTTTTTATCCTTTTTGGTAATATACTCTATCACTTTCTGCCGAGGGATCATAAATTATCCAGGTATCCTTAAGTGGTCCTGTTTCCAATTTAAATCTTTTCCATGCACCATCATAAGCTCCTGGTGTTATAGCTCTACGTTGTTGAACACACTTCATACATTCACACGTTTTCCAATCTTGTGGTGGACTTATTCTACAACAACTAACTAACGGTCGAACTTTTTCAGGAATCATTTCCCAACAATCTCTTTTAGTCAAATGACCTAATGGATTATGAAATTTAATATTTGGATGTAATATGTTCCAAGCTTTAAACCAATCGTCCCTTAGTTTTTTGACTACAACATTATTGTTGTACTCCGAATCATAAACTCCCCACCAAACTTCTTTTAAACTTTCTGTTTTAATATGAGCCCAATTATTTGCAATTGAAAACATCACATTTGTTTGATGTACACCTGCACCCGATTCTATTTCTACAGCCGGTATATGAACAGGATTAAAATAAACAAATCTGTCAAAATATTTTGCTATTTTTAAAACTTTATCTTTTACAACATCATCAAAACTTGTGGCTACTTTATTATCAACCGTATCAACAATACAAACTATAATGTCATCAGGTTTTGACAATGTTAATAAAGCCGTACTGTCAAGTCCGCCACTAAAAAATATCAATCTTCTTTCCATAACAAATCACTTTCTTTTATAACGTAATCGGCACCCACAACCAAACAGCTTGGCTCATTAATAATGCACCTAAAACTCCAACACCAATACTTGCAAAATATAATCTATTGTTAACAGCTAAAATACTGGCAGTCAATAATACAATTGCAATTTGAAATAAACTTCCAGCGTAAGTATACCATGGACTACGAGATTTGGCAATAGCTCTGTCTGCTTCCAACTTTCTCGCTTTTTCCATTAATTCTTTTTTACCTTCACCCGTCTTAGGATCAGATTCATATCTTTCAATTTTAGCTTTGTATAATTCTGACTTTTTGGTGTCTTTGTTACGCACCGCATCTTCATAGGACTGTTCTGCTAATGTTTGTTTGATAGACTTTGCTTGGTAAAATGCCCAAGTATTGTTTGCGTCAATAGTATTATTCAATACTTTAGAACCATTACTTCCACCCATCAACGTATTGATAGCTAGTAATGCTGCAAGTACCGTAATAACCCAACCAGCTTTGTCTTTAATTAGTGCTTCCCGTTCTGAACGAGATAAAGGCTTAACTTCTGCCATTTATTGATTCCCCATGATTCTGTATGGTAAAAAGTACATCTGTAACGAGTAGTAAACCCACAAGTCAAACAAATTGTACGGATGGTACATTATTTAGACAATGGATTATCTAACGCTCTTTGGATTTTTCTATCCACATCACGTTCTAAGTTCTTAGACATTGATTCGGACTCTTTGCGAACCTGTCTAACTTCTTCACGGACTTCTTTTACCACTTGGTCAGCTTCACGTTGAGATGTTTTTGCACTTCTCTCCACACCCTCAACCACACCCTCTAAACGGCGTATATCGTTTTTAAGGTCGTTCTTAATATCACGGGTGTAATCACTTGTTTTTTGGCTGTTATCTTCGATAACGGCTAGTTTTTTATAAACCTCTGTCAAATCTGGAGAAACATATTTTGCAATTTTAGACTTCATATCTTGATAGTCTTTATAGACTTCAAACGCACCATAAAGACCACCTAAAATAGATGATACCAATGTAAATGCGACCATTAGTTTAGCTGGTGTGAATTCATACCCACCAATACTAATAACGGTATCTGCACTTGCATATTTTTTTATTGTCGCTTCTGCTTCATCAATTTTAGCATTAACGTCTTTGATTTCTTCTGACATTTTAATTTCCTTTATTGTATTGTAATTCTACCATGTCATTGTGTAGTCTATCTGTGCCACCAAACATTCTTAAATTAGCACGATTATCAATATTTTTTTGATTGTTGTATACTGATGCAACAGGATAAAATTGTTGTTGAACTATCATCTGTCTACTATATGCATCAAATCCAGGTGTAAATCCCATCGCTTGAATTACAACATTCTGAACTGCTTTTTGTGCTTCCATATCAGATGCTTTACCCATTTCACCAGCAAGGTTTTTACCCTTTTCTACGGCATCTGCTTTTGCTGCAGCTTCCCGTCTTGCTTGAATTTCTTGTCTTGCAGTTGGTGCTGTCGGTCTATCAGATGAAGCTTGAGCAGTATTAGTATTCGGTGGCGGAGGATTGCCTCCATTGCCTTTCGGAGCATCATCTTTTCTATCCTCTTGTTTGTTATCACCTTTTGGTTCAGGTTTATTATCGCCACCTTTTATTTCGTTCTGAGCCATCTGTTGGGATGCTGGAGGTGGAGGTGATGATAATTGAACTGCTGCTGGTGTAGTATTGGTTGTTGATGATTTAGCAGCAATTGCTTTATCTACGTTTGTATCTCCTGTTGCAGATACGCCAGTTGAAACTGTACCATCAGTATTAACTGTTGTTGATGCGGTGTTAGTCGCAACCTTTACAGTAGTTGGGTCATTAGCTTTAGTGGCCGCAGTATTTGATAGTGATTGATTTACTACTGTTGAATCGATTCCTGTTACCAAATATTTAATAGCGTAAGCTGTTTTATAACCTTCGCATTTTGGAGAATATAAAGAATCTTTAATACATTGAGAATCTAGATAAGCTTGTTCGTAACCTGGACACGTTGTACTATAAAGAGGATTAATAGAACATTGATAAGTTAGGTATGCTGATGCATAACTTGGGCAAGAAGGATCCGAAAGTGGATTCGCTGTGCATTGTCTAGTAAACATTGCTTCAGCATAACCTGGACACGCAGAGTTATAAAATATATTTGCTGTACATTGTTGTGTTTGATAAGCTGCAGCATAACCTGGACAAGATTGTGATGATAGTGGATTAACTACACATGGATCTGGTGTATATTGCCAACTACTAAACTTATTAAAAACTGCGCCAGTACCATTCACTCTATCTTCCATAGCATAACCACCCATATCACCTAACAATAAAGATTTGTCAAATATTTTAGAATAAGACATTGAAGCGAATGTGTTCTGTTCTGTATGCGTATGCAAATTAGAATATAAAACAGTTCCGTCATTTTTTGTTACAGCAACACCCACTTGAAGTGATGATGGCGACATTACAGAACAACCAAGTGTTCCATCTGTATTTGTACCAGCAACTGAGCACCATGTTCCACCAAGAACATAGTCATATCCATAATTCAAACCATGGATTTTTAATCCAGCACCAACTAAGTCTAATGCTTGATTGATAGCATAACTTTCTGCATACATTCTTCTGCTAGTAAGAATATCATTGAACCCAGCACAAGATGATGAGTATGCTGGATTACTCATACACGGATCAGTTGTATAGTTTAAGGTGAGAGATGGTTCACGAACTCTTGGACCATAATAACCTGCCCAAAATCTGTTGTCTTTACCTGTAAATGATAAAGCAATTGAATCTGCAGCAAGTAAACTTTGTGGATTAGTGAATGTTTCAGTACCAGTCTTTAATTCGAACCCATCAGTTGTTGCATTATAATTGTAAGTATATGATTGAAGAGCATTACCACCCCTTAACATCTCAACTTTACCGGTCAATGTTCCTGCCTGTTGGCCAGAGTTATCAATTTTCCAAGAATAATTATATCCATTAATTTTAATACCGGAGTTTGATAAGTCTAATGCGTGTTGAAGTGCAAATGCTTCAGCAGTTATTCTTTGTGTTGCTGTTGCAGTTGTGTATCCAAAGATTAGAGTATTTGTTCCAGCGTTAAATGCTGGTCCATTACCACCACCAGAGTATCCACCATTTTGTCCTGCGACTGAACCGGACCATGCATTAACAGTTGGCATCAAAATATTATTTGATACGATTGGAGTTTGTGCTTTGACTGAGCAGGTGCCAAGACCTGCCATCAAAATAATAGCAACAAAAACAGAAACCAAATTCATTGGTTAGTCCTTGCTTTTAACTTTTTGTGGTTGTCTTTTTGGATCCGCAGCCCAAATTTCTTTTGCAGATTCACCAATCTTACCATCTACTGGACATGGTGTGCCTGCGTTCATCATAGCGGAGAATACTCTTTCGTCTTGGCACATGATGGCAACAGCTGCAACTTTCATACCCATGTCGTAGATACCACGAGCAAGTTTTAATCTTTCACAATTGGCGTCTGTCATGGTAGTTCCAAATGAAATACCAAGAATTTGTGTTTGAGCTGCACCAGATGCAGCTACAGCACAAACATCCGAATTGATAACTGTAACCGCTGGAGCAACCGCAGTTGGAGGTGGAGATTTTACTGTAGTGGTGCTAGTAGAATTAGAATCTGTTGTGCTTCTTGAGGTTGAATCGGTAACGATTGGATCGGCCGCAAAAACAACTGAAGAAGATAATAACAATACAGCAATTACTTTGCTGATGGTTCTTGAATACATTTTTATTGTTCCTTTAAAGTTTTCTTACATTATGAACTTCAAAGACTACAACATTGATGCAATTCAAATTCTATATTTATATTAAGAGAGTATATCCAATGCGTGATGATAATGTTTTTCACGGTCTTCCAAACCAAGATAACCACCATTGATTACTTTAGTCATACCTTTAATGTCGCCAGCATCAGCGAATCGGTTCAGGTTATTATTTTCCCAAAACCAACAAGCAGACTGTGCTGCGCCTTCAAATGTTCCGAGGTAAGCAGGAACATCTTCAACATTCATTTCTAAACTATCAGCAAATGCTTGATAGTTTGATTTACCTGTTAACTGGATTAAACCACGTCCACAATATCTCCATCCATCACCTGATGATTCATCTCCGTTACCCATACGATTGGCGTATGCACGGTTGGCGATAGCTTCTGGTTTGTGTGCGTATTGTGCAGCTACATCTGCTGGAAAATATCTTGGCCAAACTCTCGATAGAGATTCGGCTTTATAGTTTAGATTTTCCTGTAGTGCGGTGAAGTTTGCTGATTCATGGCCACATTGAGCTAAGAATGATGCAATTCGTTGAGGTGTATTGATTTCATAATCAGGTAACAACTTACTTAATGCATCATACCAGTGGTCTGCATATGGATTGTTTCCTAATATCGCTTTAAATTGTTCTAGTGTCATTTTAATTCCTTATACTGGTAATGAACTAGCCAACTGGACAATCCCCACTAAAATTTTATAATATTCTTCATTTTGATGCAACTCTGCTGCACCTTGTTCAATATGACCCATGATGTTTAAATCTTCAATTAGTTCTTTAAATTCAGAGGCTGACAGTTGACCGGTTTCGTATTGTTGTTTATATTGTTCTGCTAAAAAAGCAATTTCTTGTAATTGGCTCATCTAGGTTTATTCCCCACCACTTGTTGAATAGTTTCAGCGGATCTAACAATGGTATTTAGTTTAGCTTTACAATAAGATGGACTTGGACTTTCTTTTTTATTTAATTCTTCCACTATTACAAATAGATGACTAGTAAGGTCTAATGTTGCTTTGTTTCTAGGTATATATTCAGAAAAGTTTTTCAATTCTAAAGAAGTAACATACAATTCTTTGACTGTTTGTTCATCACAGGATTTGGCAGATTGTGCTAAAGTGCGAACTTTTGTAACGAGTGCATATTCATTTGTATCGTAATTCGCTACCCATAGTTTTTCAACCAATGCACAACCCGTTAATTGTAAAACTAAAACAAATAATAATAGTTTTTTCATTTTACACTTCCATGTATTCTACGTTGCATTTTATACCATTCTTGCCACGCATCATATTTTTCTTTTAGTATGTAATATGTTGTAAAATTATCGTTTGCGTTTTCAATCAAATCTACTAATGTTTTTTTATCTTCAGGTAAAGGTTTTAAATTATTCGACTTTTCCATCAGATTTTCCGGTACTTCCGGAAACGGCATTTTGAGTGGCACGGTTGTAGAGCACCCATGCATCATCAGACAACTTGCACTCAGCATTAATAGCATCACGCTTTGTTTCAATAACTGTTCTAATTTCATCTGATTTTTCCTTAATAATTCTAACTTTCTCAACAACCTTTTCTCTTATTACTATATTTTCTTTTTTGGATTCTTTTTGTGCAACTTCTATTTTATCTTGTAGTTCTGTAACTCTACTTCGCCATTCTTGTTCCACACCAATACCACCTTCAAGATAAAGACCTGCAATCAATAGAATGCCTGCAACAATCTTTATAATGTTGCCATATGTACTTATGAATGGAAACTTTGAAGCAAAAGAACCAATGAAAAAACCAATAACTCCGATTGTAAATATTAGATGTACAATAAGAGTTATAAGAGAATCAGGTATAAACGATAACATCCACATTATGTTTGTTTCCTATTAAATTAATTATCTTACCCAATACCAAATAACTTTTGGATAACCCCAACCAGTTTCAGATTGCCAAGGTGCAGGATCCCAACCGCCACCAATACTCATCAATGTTCCCCACCATGAACCACTATCATTGTGTGTTGTAGTAAAAATAGCACCACCAACAACAGTTGCGTTTGCGCCATTATTTGCATACCATGGCATTCGTTTCTCTAAACCATTATCGTTATAAGACCAAGTGCCGGTACCAGTTTGGCCAGTATAGAATGATGAAAGTAATGTTATATTCTGTCTGAAACCATCGCTACCAGCAACCACATCTGTACCAAATGATGAGTTATCGTATTGGCCAACAAAACTGTATGGTTGATTGGCAGTCCATGCACCGCCATTACGACCACGATATCCTGCATCCATCATATAATCGAAACCACTTGATGATTTCTTAATATAATCTGCCCAACCAATAATACTATAATTTCCATTACTACCCGCACTACCAGAAACATATTCAGCGGCAAGAGAACTAGGTGCGGATGTTTGATTTCTCAATAGAGCATTACTGAATGTCCAATCACCATAGTTGTTCTGCATGATGAGAGTCCAACCACCACCAAGTGTGGTCATATCACAATATACCTGAACTGGATTACCAGAGTTTATGTTTGCGTTTTGAATCCAATACAAACCACTTGCAGAATTAGGATATGCCTGTTTAATTGCATATGCTGAGGTAGCTGCTCGACTGGATGTTAAACCATCAGGAGAGTCTAAAACAAAATTAATTCCGCCTGAAATGTTCAAACCACTAATATTAATCATTTAGAATTTTATTGAGGAGGTTTTCTTTTAGCCATAGATAACATTATAGGTGTTCTTTTTTTACTAACACCTGGTTCTCCACCACGGCCACCAGATCCAGCAATTGCGCCACCACCAACAGCGTTAGTGGGACCTGCAACAGCACCATCTTCTTTAACACAACTACCTTTTGCAAATTCTTGTGTGCCTTTTTTACGTTTATATCCAGGCCAGCACGATTCTTTAAATTGTTTTAGTGTTTTCATTAACAATTCCATTTTCTTAAAGCTAATGCTTTACGAGTTGGTTTACCATTTGGTTTTTTCATAGGTCCTTCCATGCCACCCATACGAGCACAGAAAGATTTTCTACGTTTAGCTGCCTTCGATCCGGGTTTTAATTTAGACGGTTTTGTTGTAACTGCCATGGACAGTTTGGAACCAGGATGTTCTGCACGATATGAGGCAATACCTTTACGATTTAGGCCGCCTTTAGGGTCTTTACCTGCTGCTCTTTGCCATGCAGCAGACTCATATAATTCTTCGTCTGATACTTGTTCAAGTTCTTTCCAAATTGATTCTGGATCAACATTATGTTTTAGTGCAGATTCTTCAACCATTTCTTCAATGATATCAAACAATTCTTCAAGTTCTTCACTAACACTTTTCCAACCACCACCCATTGCTTTATATTTCTTAGATGCCCAGCCATTTGCATAGGCAGAAGGATATACAGCAAATTTTGATTTAGCTGCGGCTTTTGCAGCAGCCCATTTTTCTGGACTAGTAGGAACATTTTTTTCTTCTAAATTTTCAACTTCTTCTTTAAATTGTTTTAGTGTTTTCATATTATTTTGTCCTGACATTGATTGGTGCACCATGACGTTCTGGATTTGGATCTTCCCTGCGTTTTCTCCGAGCAGCAGAAGCACGAGCATCTTTACCAATTGCATGAGCTTTTGCTTGAGGTAAACACTTTGGTTTACCTTCACCAGGTTCTCTAGCACAATCACCTTTAATATTACCTTTGGTGTCCATACGAACCCACTTTTGTTTAAACCATTTTCTTAAATCTTCTTTTAAACCTTGTTTAATCCAATCATCTGGAGTTTTTCCGTGTTTGGCCACGAAATCATCGTGTAATTCTTTACCTGTAATGTTATTTTTTTTAGAAATACTCATCATCAATTTATTAATTGAATCATAGTCGTGATTATCTAACTTCTTTAAACCTTTTTCCAAAGCGGTAACACAACAACAATTTTCTTCTAAGAATTTTTTAAAAGTTTTCATATACGTCTTAATATCTCTACAACATTAGGTTCTAACGGTATATCAGAGATATGAAGATTTTTACCCCTGATTCCTTTAACTTCATCTGGCATAATATTAAGATACGATAAAAACGTTTTCAGTATATCGTAATCCCTCTCATCAGTTTTATAAAATAATATTCTCGGTGTATGCACCGGTCCAAAAACATTATTTAATAAAATGATGTGATTCAATATCAATCTTTCTTTCAAAGATTTAGTTATTTTGTACCTACGAAATAATCGTTTTAGATACTTAGTTCTTTTAATATCGCTTTCAAATTCTGACATAATACAATGAGGCGAGTTATAGCACTTCATTGCATATATCATGAAATTATCTTCATTCAATTCATCAAATATCATTTTTTTATTATTCAATCCTATAAAAACAAAAACCTTGCGGGTTTGTATCCAGTCGCCATATGGGATTATGAATTCCCTGGATAGTTTGTCCGCAAGGTCGGTTTACGTCAGCAACTAACTATACTTATACGCCACCAAAAATAGCATTAGCCGAAGTGTTAGCGGAACTAGTGTTAGAAGCTTGTACGTTAGCGAGAGCAACTAAAGTTTCTTTTAAGAAACGAATAGTACCATCAGAATTAATCTTACGAGTGATTCTATTCCAACCTTGATTTATGGCACCTAATTTAGTATTAGCAACGTTTGAACCGCCCGCACCAGTTGTACCTGATGTATTGGCCATACGAGTTGCAGTTACCAAGATAACATCGTTCGCAGCATTAACTGCGATTGTGTTGGTATGATAAGAAATGGCATTACCTACAGCAACTGTTGAACCAGTAGCTAAAGTAAACATTGCATTGTTTCTAATTAAAATCTTTGAGTTTGCGGTATCGATTTGAGTAATTGTATTATTTGATTTCCAAAAACTCATTTCATTTCCGTCAATAACACTTAAATCTTTATTAGACCTAGAAATAGCGTTATTAGCATCGTTTGAATAAACAAACATTCCAGCTGCTAGAACTGAAAAGTTTGCATTGGATGTAAACGTGATACCGTTTGCACCAATGGCAGTTGCATTAGCTGTGATGAACGAAGCAACTGGCGTAACTTCTCTTAGATTTGAGAAGTGTGGCTTGTTGTTCGCTGCGTCTGTGTTTCCCCATAATGGCATTTTGTTCTCCTTGATTAACCTCGGGTTATGTATCTATTTATCTTAATTTTTTCTGTTGTTTTTGAAGTTCTAACGGGTCACCTTTACGCATTACAGGATCAATTTCTAAAGTATCTCTAGTTTGACCTGTTAATGTTTTGCCACCAGTAAGAACGGCTGCCGCTTGAGCTTTATCGCCCACGTTGTTTTTTGTATCTAAAGTTTTTGTTTTAGGTAACTTTCCATATATGGCTTTAATCATTCTTGCTGATTTTGTATAACCATCATCTTTTTTGGTTTCATAAACCACTTCTTCTTTACCTAAAGTTTTTTTAATATTTGCAGTAGTCTTTTCAATTTGTTTACCGGTCGCTTTCATAACACCCATCCAACGGTCTGTGGACTTCTTATGTTGACCTTTAGATGTTAACTCATCAGCAGACTTCTTAGCTTTTTCTTTGTAACGGTCTAATAGTTCAGAACTAACTTCTGAAACTACTTCTTCATTTTTACTGGACAAATAGTTACCAACAGTATCGACATAATCTGTTGCAAGTGTTATCTTAGACTGAACCCATGCAGGCAATTGTTTCTCATAGTCTTTACCAACATAAGTACGAATCATTGTGATTGCACGTTCTAATTGGTCCATCTGGTCAAGAATCATGCTGCCTTCATCATCAAGCATCTTACCCATAGCGATTGCAATGTGATTCTCTTTGATATTGGCAATCGTATTATAATCATCCATAGTCAAAACACCTTTGGTGCGTATTGAGATTAGTTTCTCAACCACACGGTGTAAGTCCATATCCGTTTTGATATCTTCTCTGGCCAATTCTAATACACGAATCAATAATGGAATATCTAAGACTACTGTATCTTTCTTGTCTGTTGATTCCATCATGTGGTCTTGCTTCCACTTTATAAAAGCAGATGACTTAGCATGAGATATCTTAGTTTGTGTAGAAACAAACTTTGGATTGATACCTTTCGCCATAAGGTACTGTTCTAGAGCACCTTCATTAATGTTAGGTTTAATTAACTGCTTTAATTTTTTAGAAGTTTCCATCTCACTTAACTTTCAAATCACTTTTGATTTTTTTGAGTGCTGTTTGAGCTAAATGTTTGGCACGGGACATAGGTGTGTGCGTTGCACCAGATTTATCTTTAATCGAATCTGGTGTTTTTTTTGTATATGGTCCATCAAATGGAACATCTTTTTCTTCAACTTTTAATTCTGTTTTTGCAGAAGCATGGCCATTATCCATCTGTGCATCTTTTGGAACTTTTTTGCTACGACCAGCCAATGTATCGATAGTTTTTTTTGCAGGATTTAAAGTTTCACCAACAGTTTCTTCATTTACATTACAAGCTTTCATAAACTTGGCATGGTCAAAACGAGGATTCTGTTGTTTGAAAATTTCAGCATGATGGCTTGCTAATTCTTTACGCTTTGCTGAATTATCATGTGTCTTAATTAAATCAGCAACTTGTTGGAAATGTTTTCTTGTTACTGATTCGTCCAATTCTTCTTCTTCTTTAACAGCAATATGTGATGCTGTTTGTCCAGCTTGACGTTGACCTGTGCCAACTGAACCAGCACCAATAATAGATTTACCAGTATAATTGTTTGTTGGTTTGTTTGCTCTTGCAGCTTTGACCACAGCAGCAGCTTTGTTGCGGTCCTCAGGAGTTTTTGGTTTTACACCAGCAGCTGACTTAGAAATGTCAAAAACACGAACAGCTTCATCGGCTTGTTCTATTTCTTCATTTGCTTTCTTTTTACCACGAAGAATTTTAAAATCTTGTGCATCAATTTTGTTATTATGGTTCTTATCAATTTTTTTCTGATTGCCAATCAAAGCTTCGTCTTGTTGTTCAACTTCTTCGCCAAAGGCATTTGGTTTGCCATATTTTGGATCAAAGTTATCAATCTTTTGGTCTTTTTCTGTTGCTTTAGCTTTGATGGACTTTATAGCATTGGTTTCTTCTCTTTCGTCTTTTCTATTTTTCAAATCTAAATCAGCATCAGCTTCTTCATTTTGTTTCGCATAATAAGCACCAAGAGCCATTTTCTTGCGTTCAGCTTTAGATTTACCTGCAAATTTAGGATTGTCCGAATGTACAAAATCGTGAATCCAATCGCCAGCTGATGCGTCTTTTTTAAGAACTTCATCAATTTGTTTTTGAATTTTTTTATCTTCTTGTAAATTATTGAGTAATTTGTTTGTGAAAGCAGAAAAACTCTCTTGTTTTTTCTTTGGTTTCTCGATGTCTTCTAAATCTTTCTTAGCAGGACCTTTATGACCAGCAAACGGATCAGCTACTTGGTCATGGTGTGCTTTAGCAGAATTTCCATAACGTGTACCAAGAACTCTTGTTCCTGTTGGAGTTTGGATTTTTACTGGTGATGCTTCCATAACTTCGCTGACAGCAGATGCTATAGAGGCTAGTTTATTATTTTTTACAAACATTGAGTTCTCCTATTTCTTTTTCTTCTTAATTTGAATACCGATGTTTCTATCTGCATCTTTATACGATTGCATTGGTTCTTTATTAGTAGCGCCACCTAGAGTTCCACCAACACCCATATCACAGGCACCTGGATCGTCAATAGCTTCTCTAAATTTTTTAAAACTACTAAATTCTTTTTGTTCTTTATATGTTACATCGCCTAGACCTGACATAGGATATACTGTTCCCTGTTGGCGTGTATCGAATTGTGGACCAATTCCATCTGTATTTCTGATTCGTTGATTTACTGTAGGTGCATCAACGAATCTTTTATTCTTTACTTTGTCTTTTTCCTTGTCCCTGGAGAAGTTGCTTTCTTTGGGGCTGGGGTTGACTTTAAGCTTTGCTTCTTCGCTGTAGGTTTTGAACGTGTAGGTTTTGTTTGGATATTTTCTTGGATAGGTGTTTCCACGGATATCGTCACCGGTGTCTGTGGCTCCGGCACGATTGTCGGCTGGGATATCACAGGGTCCTTCTGCTCGGTTACCCGAGGTTTTAATTTTAGAAAATCCAGTAGAGCTTTTAACATTTTTTTCCTCAAATATATTTAATTTATTGCGTCTTACAAACCAATCTGAAGCCAATTCACTATGCATTTCATTACTTACGAACCTATTTATATTCTTGTAAGTGTCAGTAATATCTTCCTCAATTTGGTCGATTGTTTGATTGTTATCGAATTCAACAAAAGTGGAAAAAGATTCTGTAAAAAGTTCTTTGTTTTTCTGCGATTTTAACCACTTTTCGTGGCGGATAGATTCAACCATCATGCGAGAAAGTTTGGTGTTTCTTTCTTTGCTTGCAGCATCTGTTGTGTTAACGAACACCATCATGGTGTCGTATCCAAGTTCTTCCAATTCTTCTTTGATGTAACTAATTCTCTGTACATCGTCCGCAGGACTATTAATAACCAACGGACCACGGTTGCGAATTGCTTCTCTGCGGAAGTCATCAGTTTTTTCAGACAACTTTTGTTTGTCAGCCAAATAGTCGTATGCTTGAACAGCGTTTAGTTCTACTGCATTTGCTACAGCAATCGACTCACGAATGACAACATCTTTGCCAGAACCAGGACCGCCTGTTACAAAAATTGCTTTGAACATTCCATGATAATGATTCTCATGCAGACCCATACCTTTTCTAGTATCATGCATGAGTTCTTTTGCGTGTTCATCTGAAACGTGACCAGGAACACCTTTTCTAAACTCTTTAAAGTTCTTACTCTTGGCGTGTTCACGCATCTTGGTGCCAGACATACCTTCAGAACCCTCAGCGTCCGGATCACGGTGTCCTGCTGAATGTACAGTTATTTTTTTGAAGTGATATGGTACATGACCTTCTTTGTTTGGTTTACCATTATACTTGTGTAATAGGTCATGGTATTCTTTAACACGGTCCGAACCAGCAACAACATGAAGATGAGTTACACCTTTTTTGTGTAACTTCTCAGCATGGTGCATGATTGTAGGATGTTCTTTTGAAGAAGATTCAACATTTGTATCTGGTGCATATCTTTTCAGGTGTTTAACTTTTTGTTCACCTGATAGGGGATTTTTCTTTGCATCTTGAGAATGAGATACCACTACAGAATGTGAAGCGCCTTGCTTTTTAGCAACATCTTTAACTTTATTGATTAATTTCAAATGTCCGGTCGTAGGAGGATTCATACGACCAAACGTCATAACATGGTGATTCTCACCAGATTTTTGTTCTTCAACTAACTGTAGAAACGATTTCATTTGCGGACTTTTAACAGATTTTGTTTGGCAAATTCTGCACGGTTGACCAACTTAGTAGGTTCATTGTTGTGATGTACAACGAATCCTTCTGGCTTTGATTTCTTACCTTCAATATGATGCTCATAATCACCTTCATGTGTTTCTAATGATTTAACTAAGTGATTCTTTGCTTGATGTAAATGATGATGCATAGTCAATAAATTACCATAATGTGCTTTGTGTTTCTCAACGTGGGCAACTTGTTTGGCGCCCTCACCAGTTTTTTCTGACTTGGCCTTTTCTGTTTTAACTTTAGAAGCTGCCTTTTCATGTACGTCTTTCAGATGTTCTTTAAATCCTTTCACAGATGGAACCTCATCATGTCGCACGGTCTTGTTTATGTAGGTTGATAGGTGGCCAGTTTCACCTGAGTGTTTTGGGTGAACGGAATCATACATCTTGTGGCCATGTGTATCATGTATTTCTTTGGCGGCAGACATATGCTTGTGAAAACCTGATTCGTTTTCAGCTGAATGTTTTACTTTGCTTGTGTCGTGTTCTGCACCATGAATATGAACATCTTTATGTTGTTTGAAATTTTCATGGTCAACTTTAGGTGAAGCGTGTTTCATTTCATCATCATATTTGTGATGAACAACAACACCTACTTTTGAGTTTTTAACCTTCTTTGCTGTTTCGCCTTTTGCAGTATAGGTGATAGTGTTTGGTGTGAATGAAACATCACCTTTGGCTTCTGCAATATATTCTTCATGCAAAGTCTTTGTTTCTGCATGATGCATCAGGTCACCTTGATAAACACCATGTTTAGGTGTTACTTTTGGTAAATGCTTAAGTGCGTGTTTGAGTGCTTTTGCAAGACCAGGAGCGTGGCCGTGGTTCTTGTCAATATCTTTTTCTGTATGATTAATCTTTGGATTTTTGTTGAAAGCAGATTTAGATGCGACAAAGAATTTACCATTCTTAGGATGATGACCAAAAACGAGTGAAGGAGAACCATCATACTTCATTGTTAGGTTCGAACTTTTTTGGCCAGATTTAATGTGTTCGTGTGCTTTGTGTAAAGCATCAAATGCGTGTTCGAAACCAGCATGGCCATGCATCAACGGTCTATCTTCCGCATGGTGGATATGTTTAAGTTGGGAACCTTCTTCGGCTTCCTCAGTCAAATACGTTTTAAATGTCAACATTAGTTTTCCTTACTAGATTTGCAACACACTATGGTCGCTAGAATACTACATGGGTTGTACTATTTATACAACATCCAAAGTTTCACAATCAAACCTTAGAAAAATTGGGTTAGATACATAGTCGCCCAATTGTTCGGTTTTTTAAAACATTTTTTGGGTCCAAGTTTTTGGTGTTTTATCTGAAACAATTTCTAAGTCTAAATGATACAGAAATGGCTTAGTTCCACGCCTTTGGATATAGTCGATTTGTTTTTGTAAAGACTGTTCCAACGTGGTTTTCGTTTCATATCCAAAATATTCTCTAATTTTATCAGCAGAACAGTTGGCGTGTTTAACTTCCTGTGGACGACCTGGCATGAATACCGGATCTAAATTAAAATTAAGTAATTTGGCAACTGTCTGTGCAAGTTCAATAATTGTTACTGGATTCTCATCAGGACCTATGTTAAAAATCTCTCCAACCGCCTTAGGATTCTCTGCAAACTCTACTAGACAATCTACGTCATCTGATATGTCGGAGAAGCACCTAGTCTGTGAACCGTCAGCATAGATGATTGGTTGCCTATTTTGCAACATCAAATTAATCATAATACTAGCCACATTTCGGAATGGGTCATCATACTTTTGACGAGGTCCAATAATATTATGTGGTACGGCAATCACCAATTCAATACCGTGAACATCTGCCAAATTCTTAAGCAAAAGTTCTGTACCCCATTTAGCAATACCATAAGGGTCTTGTGGTTTCGGTGTCAAGTCTTCTGTAAACGGAACAATTTCTTGTGTACCATATCTTGCCATAGAAGAACAATGTACAAACTTGGGAACACCCGCTTGAATAGCGGCAGTCATTGCATTGACAGCAATTTGTGTTGTGTTCTGTACAATAAGAGATGGAGAAAATACTGATAGACCTTCATATGCAGTACAGGCTGTATGATATACAACATCACAATCTGCCATCATATCTTTTAGTCGGTTGAGATGCAATAAATCGCAATCATAAAATTCAACATTATCAGGCACATTATCACGATAACCTCCTAATAAATTATCAATGCCTGCGACTTGATAACCTTTGGCCAAAAATGCGTCAGCCAAATGACTACCTAAAAATCCTGCAACACCTGTTATGAATACTTTTTTCATTGCCATTTTGTTCCTTCAAAATCTAACCAATATGTTTTCATCGTTCCCTTTTTCTCCGTCATCCAATAAAGGGGTGTAGTATGTAGAAGGCCTCGGCTGGAGTAATAATAAATTGGTTCTGGTCCTCGGTCTAAGGCGCCAACGAAATGAGATAGTCCAGTATCACCACCAATATAAATCTCAGCCGTCATAATATGTTTTAAACTTTCTTTAAAATCTACACTATCTTTCCAACCAATAATGTTAAAAGGTTTAGGATTGACAATAATTTTTTCACCGTAAAAGTTATCATATTTTTTAACTAATTGGAGAAATAACTCTGTTGGCCAATTTCTGTATTGATTATATGGTGCATCAAATAGTGGAGATATTACTATCTTTTTTTCTTTTGTATGTGTGTTTTTTATTTTAACCAAATCACCACACACATCTCTGAAATCCCAAACATTAACTTTGCGCCACGATAAAGATTGTTTACCAGGAATAGTAGTAAAGTAATTTGTTTTCTCTAATAGAAATTCGTAAAATTGTTTGTTGTATTCTGCTGGGTTTATACCATGAGATTCGATGTAGAATTTTATATTTGGATCTTTGTTACTATTTCTAAGATGTTCTACAACATTTGCAACACCAAGCATATCACCATTGCGTAAAGGACCACCAAAGGTATCTGGTTCAATATTAATAATTGTTGTCATAGTGATAGTTCTGAAGCGTGAACCAATTTTGCTTTACGATTCAAGTAAAAGTGTTTTTCAAATATTTGATTAATGTTCTTACCATTGTCCCAAGAAATGTTATCACCAACTCGGTGTTCAGGTCTCCAATCTTCTGCTTTCCATACACAATACAATTCTTTATTGAGTAGGTCCGCCAACATACCAACACCTGTAAAATTTGTGATGAAAGGCTTTGTTAGATTCTTAATGATATAAGCATTCTCCAACATAGGTCTTTCAAAATCAATAAACTCACAATTTGTTAAGTGTGATAGAATATGTGTTTCTCTGCGAGTATCAATCTCACCAACAGACCATCTATCGCCAACATAATAAGTATCTTTCACCTTAATATCATAGTCTGGTGTTTTTATTGTAAAATTATCGTCCACATCAAACATCATTCCGAAATTATCTTTTATAAAGTTTTCATAACGACAAGTTTCGGTTGGTCTGTTTGGATCATTCTTGTCTTCTCTGATAGGCCAAGAACTCATTTGTATGATATCACCATACATAAACACCTCATCATCAAATACAACCTCAGTAAACAAATCTTGGTACATAAGAAATTCGACAAGGCCTTTAAACTTCTTCATTTCTTTTTTAATAGTTAAAGAATATTTGCCATAGTGTTTACAAATACCCGACATAACGGGCATACCATTCAAAAAATCACCTAGATTAGATGTACCATTAAGATAAATTCTCATTATAATCCTCAAAAGCTACAAACCAATTGTCTGGAGAAACCTTATGCAATTCAAACATATCTGGTTTATATAGATACGACATTAATAACAAAGTTTGGTCATCATCAATCAAATTATTTTTGAGTAATTCTTTTGTTGAATGATGAACCAGATTTTCAAGTATATACCAAGACTTCTTGCCGCCAACAATACAAGGACCGGTAATGTGTACATCATTATTAGCAATTACATCTTGAATGTATGTACCTTCAACCCAATCTTTAATATTAAAGAAATGCATTTTTTCTGGATCAAAATTATAAGACCACTCAGATATTTCTAGGGGTTTTCTACAATAACCAAAATCAATCCATGCCACCAATTCATTAGGAACATTTCCTGCTTCTATAGCTTTTGTAACAAAAGAAGATTTTAAAAGATTGACAAGGACATAATCAGCATTCCAGTATTCTGGATTCTTTATCTGAAGTGGATTAATTTTAGCTTGATATTCTGGCATTCTTTGAACTCTTTTGATTTCACTACGAAGTGTTTCAAACGAGTCATCAAAATCAATTCTGATTATCTGAGTGGGATTGTTTCCACGGATTTTCTTAATATCTTCAACAAATTCTTTTGAAGTGAAGATAACCATATTATTTTTTAGTTTAGCCAGTTCAGAAAACCTATCAAAATAAGTTTGATTGGTTCTTTGGAGATAATGAGGCAGGCCTTTGTCTGGTGTCCAATCGCCTCGGCCAATGTCGAAGAAGGCGGTCACAATGCTTATATTATTCATACCCAATAGTATTTCTTATAGTTGTTTACAATTTCAATTGTTGGAATACAATCATCAACAAATTTATCCCAATCATATCCGTCATTCGCATGATGATGTGTGTCTGTCAAATATGGATTAGTTGTATAGTCTTTACCACACAACATATAATATACAACCATATAACAATCCATAAATCCAAACGGTTCATAATAACTTTGAATTGTGTCGTGGTTCTTTTCAAACCAAGCATACACTCTTTCATAATTATTTAAAAACGTATCTACTTTATATATTGAGCCTCCACCGCCACCATAGTAATTGGTCTTAGGTTTTTTGCCAGAAAATTCTTCAATCATATCTATCACTTGTGCAGGAATAATATTCCCATGAGTGATGTGATGACAGGACATTTCCCATTCATCAATTACTGTTATTGGTTTTTTAATCCAAACATCATCTTCAACCATCATTATATGTGTGGTGTTACATTGTTGGCAAGCTTCTTTAAATCTTTCTAACCAACGTGAGAGTTTATCCCACTTGTAACTTGGATAACCAATCTTTTCCGTATAGTAATTATAGTCTGTAATGTTTGAAATAGCAATACTTGACAAGTCATCTGCCGCATCCGAACCTAAGAAATAAAATGCATTTGGGTAATGCTTTCTTATATTCGATACAATATGACCAGTAGATACTTTTTTGCCAGCGGAAGCAAGGTGTAAGAACGACAATGTAGACATTATCTTACCACAAACATAATACTGTCCGACATACCTGAAATTTCACGAGCATCAATAATCTCATATGTCATCCAAGGCGGAACTTTTAATTTGTATTCTTCTGTCCATTCCATTTCTGAAATATCTTCAATCACAAATACACCACCTTCATTTAATTTGTCTAGGTAAATGTCGAGTGATTTTAGATGACTTTCTTTTGTATGAGGACCATCGTCAATGATGATATCAAACTTTGGTAAAACTTCAGCAAAATCTTTATTGTAACCATCTGCATAGATTACTTTAACTCTTGGGTAAGGTAAACATTTTTGCATAGCACCAAAGTCTACTGGATCAATTCCATAAATGTCCGCATCAGGGAAATACTCATGGAAAACAGCAAGGCCACCACCTCTATGTACGCCTATTTCTAATAGTCGAATTCTTTTATTGCGATATTTTGCAAACTCTTTATCATAAAATGCTGTACAATATTTGTGATTAAACTCTTTGTCTGTTCCAAACTCATAATTTAAATCATTACGCAAATTCTTATCAATCATAATATCAACTAAAGTCTTCATGTTATTCTTTCAAGTAGAGTCATGCCATTATTATTGTGTCTTCTTTCAACTAACTTCCAATGAGGATTGTCTTCTAAGAATTCCTCAATCGCTGGCCAAATACCAGGCGGAGGACCTGGAAGAATTAAATCTTCTTCGTTTTGGTCATTGTCAGCAAATAAAGTTGTATCGTGTAACATCATATATTTTCTTGTTTTTGGAGAATGTAGAGCTAACTCTATTCTAACTTGTTCATATGAATGATAACTGTCTAAGAATAAAAAATCTGTAGGTTTAATTCTAGCTACTCTACTACTTTCTAGGTGTAAGGTGATGTTACGTCCTAGTTTTCTGGCTTCTTCAAACCATTCAATACAACCTGCTTGCGGTTTAATTTCATAACTATGAATCTCAATATCATGTCGTAATAAAGCTCTGGTTGATTCGCCACGGCCAACGCCTAGTTCACAAGCAGAATCGCCTTTAGCGGCTATTTCAGAAATCCAAGATAGGTGTTCAACCATATCGGATCCATATTTACCTGCACAAGCATCTTGGTATTCTCTTTCAAAAGGCATAATAGGTGGCCACTCCATTGTTAAGTCCTGTATACAAAATAGTCTTCAGTTTTATCTTTAGACGTTGTTGATGATTCTTCTTGTTTGAACTTTTGCGCCACAACTTTTTTCCATTCAGGAACACGGTCGTATTGATGCACTATACAAAAAGGAGTTCCTGGTGGCGTTCCAGCAATAATATTATTATCTAAAAATGAATTCAATCCAGTTCTCATAAGTCCGTCTTTCCAAACAGGTTCAGCTTCTGTTAAGAATGGTCTGAAAGATTGAATCTTGGAAGGATCAACTGTTGTACCTGCCTGACAAGCCCATGCATCTGCTTGTTTACAGAATAAAGTTTGAGATTTATAAGGTTGAGTGTTAATCAGTATATTATATACTGCTTGGTCACAAATTTGAATTGGTCTATTGACTGCATTGGTAAAAATATTAAAGACCATATCTTTTACATATTCAGCTGTACCACCAATAGTCCCTACATTATAAATTTCATTATCTTTAAATTGGTCATATATGTATGGTCCATATGCCTGATTCAAATTTTCTTTTCCCCAAGGTTCATCTTTATATAACAGACTTTCAGAACCAGCAACCAGACTTGGCTTTCCCTCTAAACCAATACCCCGTTGTTTTAAAAATTCAAATGGGTCGGTCTGGAAATAAACGTCTTTAACGTCTGTTGTAATTACATAATTATAATCTTGCCAACGAGTCCTTAAGAAATCATATATTGAGAGAAAACGCAATACATGAACAGGAATATTGGCTTTGGCCATATCAAAAAGGGAAAATCCTTTATTGATTAGTATTGATTTTGTTTCTGATGATGCTTCACCAACAATCAATACTTTAGCTGCATCAGGCATAACTTCACAAATAGATTCAACCCAAGGTTTGAGTTGGTTATAATTGTATCCTGTAAAACCACCGATAATTAAATTTTTCTTTGCCATGGGAATTCTCCATTATATTTTTGTTTCATTATTTCATTACCATTCAAAAAGAATTCCGCATTAACAGAACCCGGATTACCATCAACACGATAGTTGACTGTGTACAAACCTGTACAATGGAATCTTTGAAAGTTTTGTGCTAGAGCCGATAAAAATACTCTATCTTGGCCCCAACCTCCGTGCCACACCTGTGCTAATTTTATCGCAACATCTGTTTTAAGGCAATAAGAGTTAGTATCTATATGATTGATTCCGTGATATGTTTTCCATTTACCTAAAGATTCACAATCATCATTACATATATATTCGCCTTCTTTATCAACAATTCTTCTGAGAGAGTATGACCAGTTCAAGTCATCTTGTTCAATAGTTTTAATACATTCTTCAACATGATTCTTTTCGAGCCAACAATCTTGGTCAAGATAGAATACATAATCAGTATTAATTAGATGTGTGAAAGCTGCATAGACACGATGGCCATAAAATCCGTTGCCACCGACATTGATGGGTAAATAACAAACTTTTAGAAAAGGATTACCTGCATAACTATCAACGATAGCTTTGACTTTTGGTGTAAAATCATTTCCATCACCAACAACATAACAATGTGTTTCCATAGTCTGATTTAGTACAGACTCAATCGCATCTCTAACCTCAGGGGATCCTGTGGTCGGTATAATCACCGTTGCACTCATAATTAATTCCTAGTCAGTTTAAGTATCTTCTCGATTTGTTTTTCAATTAAAGGTTTACGATTCGGCCAATATATGTATTCTTTATCTCCGGTCGAATGTAGTTTGGTTAGAAAAGGAATAACTATCTTTTCAACTTCGTTCAATCTTAGTTTATAATCATCGGCTGTTTCAGCTGATTTATTTATGACTGAATTATATTCTTCTTCCGATACAGCAGAGAATCCAAAATCATCTTCTATATTGTCATACTCTTTTGCAAGTTTATCAAAATCTATTAATGCCATCATTTAACTCCGTTGAACTTGACTGCTAAATTATAAAATTGACCCAACTTGTGGTCATCACCTGTTTTGTTTGTTCTTACTGAAAATTTCATAACTAATTTGTCTGAGGATGTTGCAACCAATTCAATAAAGAAATCTTGTTTCGATGTTGTTGAAGCGTAACATTTAATTGATTTTGTTTTAGCTAAGAATACACCAACATCATCTTCATCTGTTAACACTTTAACACTTGTATTGAATGCTTTTAAAACAAGTAGAGGAACATCACCTGCTTCGCCTGTGATTGCTTCTCTTAAATATTTTACTGTCTTTTTAACATCTCTAGGAAAAGCATCAATTAATGTATCTCTAATAATAGTCAAACCTTTATCATATAAATCATTGTAACCTTTTGGATCAATTTTTTCCAATTCAGCTAATTTGCTTATTGTTTGTCTTTTAGCTATTTTATCGTAACCATCTTTAGACGTACTAAATTTTTTATATACCTCATCATATAATTTATATCTCAACTTCTCTACGTCATTCTTATCCAATTTCTCTAGAATAGGATTGACATAGGTGTTTAGTTTAGGTTCACTAGAGTTTTCATCACCAGCTTTTAGAGATACACCCAACATCTTGCCATCTTTATACTCTACAAACAAATCACCTTTGTGTTTAGAATCTACACCATCAGGTTTAGCACGATATCCCCAAATTACATTTGCAATTGGTTTCTTTTTGTTTTCATCTTTTAACCAATTCAAAACACCAATGGCATTTTCCATCTTAGTTTGAAATTTAGAAGATTTTGGGAAATTATTAATGAATTCAGTACCAGACTTTCTGTCTTTATCATTTACATAGACTGTTAATTTTTTAGGATCGGTAGCCTTAACTTTGTCGTAAAAATCTTTCCAATCTTTAGGTGATATTTTCTGTGTAAATCCAACAGCAGGTGCAAGTTCTGTAATAGTAGAATTTAAGGTTGTTTCTTGCATACCACCAGCGGCAGGCTTGAATACCAAAAATATCTGGTTACCTTTTGTTTGCGGGTCATCAATTACTGTAACTTCTGTGCTACCAGATAATGAAGGTTCTTTTTTTCTAAAATTGTAGATTTTAACTTTAGTCAATAAATCTTCAATTTCTTTTTGTGTGGCCATTCTGTTACTGGCACGCACAACATATACTTCCTTATTACGACTTTTTTTCTTTAGTTCGTAAGGAAATTTATTGAGTATCTTAATTACAGGATGTATTTTGGTTGCCATGATTCTATTTATCTGATGATATCTATGTTAGTATCATTTGTCCAAATTTCCAATTCACTCCTCAAACGACCCTCAGATTTTAAAGTTTCATAACGATTAGTTGCCTTATTTTTCCACCAAGCAATAACATTCTCTAAGTTATATTTGTCATACGATTCATCTCTAATCAGAGTATCGGTTGCACAGTTAATATAATCTACCGAGTTTTTAAAACCATAATTTGAAGTATAATATCTTTTCTGTTCAGTCAATTTCTTTGCGTTGGTGATTGTTTCCATAAACTTGGTAAACTCTGGCTTTCCTTTAAGTGCGGCCTTAGTTAGAGAAATAATCTTCATTGAGATTTTTAATTTTCTACTGGAGATATCATCATCTACAATCTTACCAACTTTACTTTCAACAAAATCACGCAAATTCTCATAAGGTTTTCCATGCATCATTGGTAGAAAATCTGAATCAGTTAAACCTTTATAACGAATATATGGTTTCATTCCGTCATACTGTGATGATTGTTTAGAAGAACCATACAAACTGGTAGTTTCAAATAGGCACATATTCATGTTGTATTTCTTGTTTACCATTTCACGAATAGTATGTGAACAACAAATGGCAGCTAGAAGTTTACCACCAAGATAATTAAAACCAAACGGCTGAGATGGTACAATAACAAATCCCATCATAGATGAATCATTGAATCGTCTAGCACGGTCTGGATCTTGCGTAAACACTTGTCCAAGCATCTCATTACGAGGTTTGCAGTTGATGACAGGTGAACCTAACCGAATGAATCCTACAAACTTTCCTGTGTTCTTTTCCCTAACTGCCACTTTAAGATTACGACCTACAGGCGCAATGTTAATATGTGAACTGGTAATGGCAAGTAATGTTTCCCATGTTTCGGTTGGTATTTCAACCACTTCTAAATCCATATCATTTGGATGCATAGAAAAATCAGAGAACAAATCGTCCTCTGGTGGAAATAAAGAAGTTGGAATTTCTGATAATGAATTTAACTTTTGGTCACGCATATATTCATCGATGCGTTCAAAATTGCCAAAATAATCTTCAAACGCCTTGGCACAAACTAAAGCATCTTCATGTGTTAGGTTCATACTTTAAATCCACTAAACTTCTTAGGTTGTCTTTCACGTTCACCAAAAGTATTTAATGGTTTATCGTGGCCAGCATCTGCAAGACCTGTTTGAGCAGATTGTTCAATATCATACAGTTTCATTTTTGACCTGTCAATACCAACGGTGAATCTTTTGAAATATGTTGGATCATTATATCTGTTCTTCAACTGTTTGACCATAATCTGTCCAAGTTCTTCCAGTTCTTCAGAAGAAATCAAAGCAAACATCAAGTCTGCGGTGGCGGGAAGTCCGAACGACTCAGACGTATCTTCAAGTCCTGGATCACTTGATGTAAATCCGGATCTGGTAGTTTGTGTCGCAGATACAATAGGAACATTATGCTCAACAGCCAAGCCTCTAAGCTCTTCTGCAATCGACTTAACGTAGGTGTATGAATTAATATTTGCACCAGCCTTAATACGAGAACTACAACAGATGTTAAGATAATCAATAAAGATAATATCAGGTACAAAATTGCGTTTGAGATTAAGTTCATTTAATAATGTTCTGAAATGTGTTGTGGAAGCAGCTGCGGTTGGATACTCTTTAATGATAAGTTTGCCTGTAGTCTTTTCACGGACCTTCTGTACTTTCCTATCATACATATCTTTTGGTAATTCAATCAAATCATCCAAAGAAACATTGAGCAAGTTAGCATCAATACGTTCAGCAATTTTTTCTTCAGCCATCTCAAGGGTGATGTACAATACATTTTTACCCAAAGACATACACGAAGCGGCAACATGGCACATAAACAAAGACTTGCCAACACCGGTGCCAGCAAGAGCAATATTAAGAGTTTTGGCAGGTAGGCCACCTTTTGTAATCTTGTTAAAGAGGTCCAAGTCGAATGGGATTCGTTCTTCTTTTCTGTGATAGAATTCATATCGTTCATCAGAGTTCTCCAAATAATCATGGCCAACAGAGTTATCGAAACTTACCGCCAAGGCGTCCGATAGTATCTTGGGAATCGCACCTTTGTCATTCGTTTTGTCTTTTCCATCGAGAATAGAAATAGACCCCAATACTGCATTGTATATGGCTTTCTCTTGACAAAACTTTTCGGTCTTATCAGTAAGCCATTGAACTTCGGATTGCTCTTCTTTAGAAGCTGCAATGTCTTTAAGATATTCTTGGCACTTCTCCACTTCATCATCCGTAAGATTACGCCTCTCTTTGACGGCCAATGCAAGTGCTTCAATCGTTGGTGTATTATTATAAGATTCTGTGAATGATGTAATTTCACTAAACAACACCCTTTCAACGTTGGATGAAAAATATTCGGTCTTTAAAAACGGTAATACTTTTCTGAGATAGTCTTCATTATAGACTAGATTCTTTAATATTGTCAGTTCCAACTTCATCAATAATTTCCTGTTCAATGTTAGATGACATAATTTCTACCAATAGGTCACCAATATGGTTTTTAAAGTCGCTATCTTTTTCTAGCTTCTTTGGCTTGCTCACAGTAGATTCTAACACATCGTAACCAAAAAGTAAATACATTTGTTCATTTTTTTCTTCAAACTTTACCTTACCATATTTGAATGTGGTATCTTTATAAGGTCCATCTAATAGTTTGATATGTACTGTAGTCTTATCATCTTTAGGATAAATGAAACAGAAATCTATACCTTCAATCATTTTGTCTTCTCCACTATTTCTTTATAACCCGCCCATGATGGATGTATGCCATCGGGTTGTAATTTGGTGATGGGCAATACTATATCTCCATAATATGCGGCAACTTTTTTAATCGTTTCTTGTATATCAGGTTTGATAGCTGGTAGAATCCAATAAACTCTATCTGCTTTGGTTAACTGACGAATGGTGTGCAATTCATTTTCGGTTTTAACATATTGATGGTCATTACTTCCTAAACTGATGATAACAGTTTTTGCTTGATAAGGCGCCTTGTCAAGATTTTTATTAACCCATTGATAGCTATTGATACCGCCTTTAGCAATTACAGCACATTGCTTACTAAACATATGTGTGCCTACAGCAATGCTGTCGCCCATAATTAAACAATCAATCATTTTCTTTTCTTTTAAAAACGTTATAAAATTGTGATATACAATATCTACCATAACCAAAGTCTTTACTATTCATTTCAACTTTTTTCGCTTGATGTAAATAATGTCCTGGAAAAATAACAATCATATTATTTTCAATTTCTATGTCTGCATCAAATTTAGATGGATCCGAAACATATGTTTTTTCTCTTTGTTTTATTAGAAAATTTCCACCAGAAAACTTTTTTGGTTCTTTGAAAAAATAAGAGCAAGCTGTTATGTAACTAAAGTCTGTATGTGGTTTATAAAAACCACCATTAGAATAATATGAAATTAAAACATTAGACACACACAAGTCCAATTTCAAATCTTTATAGTAATCACTATATTCTGTAAAAATATCCGCATGATTTTTAACCTTGTGAGATATTTTTAGTAATTCGTTATCAGGAGTTTCTTCATAATATATCCATTTACCTATAGCTTTTTTAAGTGGTCCGTGTTCTGATTCTGCTCCACCAATTTTCTTAGATTGTGTTTTGTCCATCAGATGCACAGTTTCTAATTCTTTCCATATAGTATTCACCTCTTCTTCGGAATAAAAATTTTTAATAATTAAAACATGAGGCAAATTATCTGAATAGACAATTTCCATTTTTATGCACCATTCATTGTTTCAATATCAAAAGCTTCTGCCACATCTTCAGGTTTCATAATGTTGCCTGTAGAGATACTATATTTGTCTTCTACAAAATCACGGAAAGTTTCTTGTTTGAGAATTGGCATCCAGAATTCTTTAGTGTCCGTATCTTTGATGCGATACTTCTTGTCTTCAACTTCACCTGAATCTTTATCTACTTTTGAATACCAACCATTGCTAGGCTTGATAACGTGTCCGGATTCAATTGCAATATCCAAAAGGCCAGACCACTTGCTGATGCCGCCATCAAAAGATACAGTAACAGGAATTTTAGATTTTTCTTTAACATAACGGGATTTTTCTACATTAATAATAAAATTATAACCAACAACTTCTGTGCCTTCTTTTTCTTGTTGACGACCAAGAATAAAGATGTTGTCTGCGGAGTAATATGAACCTGTACCACCACCAACAATATCTTTTGGGAACATACCAATTTCTTTGTATGTATGATTAACAACAATCATTGGAATATCTTTCATTGTTAAGTGTGGAGTTACCATACGAAACAACGATTTAATTTGTTTAGCTCGGGACATATCTGCAACAGATTTGCCTTCAAGTGCATCATCAACTTCTTTCTTTGAGGCCAAGTTACCAATAGAATCAATAACAATAATCAATTTATCATCACGTTCTAAACTAGTCAACTGTTGCATTATGTCGAACTTGAGTTGTTCAATATCTGTAAGAGGAGTATGGAGCACCCTGTTTGTGTCGATATTAAAAGAATCAAAATAAGACTGCGGAGTACCAAACTCCGAATCATAGAATAATAGTGCTGCATCTGGATATTTGTCCAAGTAAGATTTGGCCATCAATAAACTAAAGGCCGTCTTAAAGTGTTTAGAAGGACCTGCCCACATTGTAAGACCTGGTGTCAAACCACCGTCTAGTTTTCCTGATAAAGCCACGTTGATGATTGGAATCGCTGTGGGTATCATATCCTTCTGTGTGAAGAATTTTGATTTTGATAGAATTGCAGACTCTTTGATACTGCTGTTCTTTTTAATTTTGTCTAGAATACTCATATAATCACCTTATGTTAAAATTTTTACGCCTCATACTAGGATGTAATCCCATCATAGGACGACCATCATACTTAAAATCTGCAAATGAACCATTTACATCAACATAGTGTAGAAAGGCTTGAATTTGTTCTTTGCCTTTATACTTAGTACGCCAATGTGGAATTTTGGCACCTTCGTATACACACATAGAACCTACATCAAGACTTAGTGCTTGTGTGTTTCCTGTTAAATCTTTAAACCAAATTTCCCAAGGTTCATCGGTTACCGATAGTGTAAGTGTTACTGAATACTCACAACTAGGTCTATCCAAATGTTCTGGCATTTCTGCTTCATTATAATATATTCTACAATATGTATAACTTGGTACCAATACTTTATTGACAACCTTTTCAATTTTTGGTATTAACATTTCTGATAATACCTCTAAAGATTCTACGCCATATTTACTGTAACACTTTTCAACCAAATCATCGCTTTGATACAAACCAGATTTGGTTATAAACCTGTAATTATTTGCAATCTGTCTTATATTTCTTGATAACAAATCACAAGTTTCCGAACCAACCGCATTAGGAACGACTTCAAATCCGTGTTTTTGAAATGTCATTTTTCTTTTTCTTTAAAAGCATACTCAGCATTATAATCATAATTTGGTCCAAGTTCTTTTGATTTTCTATTGGGAAATCCACGTTTAGTTTTACCTAATGGTGGAATACTTTCACCTGAGGCTTCATCTATAACAATGCTTTCAGATTTTTCATCCATTGTAGCCAAATTTTCTTTCTCTACTTTAATAGACTCATCAACTTTTGGTTCTTCAACTTTTAATTCGGCCGCATCACGGTCAAGTTCTTGTGCATGACTTCTTGCCCTCTCAAAGAATTGAATGACACCATTTTCTTCTTCTTTGCGTTTTCGATTCATAGACATATTTGCTGCTATCAATAATAACACAGCTAACGGGTCAAATACAACCATGATTAACATAATTACCAAACGAACAGCTTTGTCAATAGCATTATCGTCTTCACTACCATAAACCATTTCACCAACATATTTAATTGGTCCAACTTCGGCAATCAATTTATTTTCTTCACGCAATAGTGGCAATTTTTTGTTAGAAATTTCTTTCAGTTCTTTTTGTGTTTCTTGTATCTGTTTGTCTAATTTATTACTTGCTGTAGATGGATCTTTGGCACGAGCAAGTAGATAGTCCAATCGTTCTTTGGCAATCTTCTCTTGCTGAGATAGTGTTTTGATTTCAACCGAATTGGCACCAGCATCTAGTGTTGAATCAATATGGGACTTCGATAAGAAACCAAAGATACCCATACTGGTAATTAACATTAGAATAACAACTGCGGTCGTCAGATATGTTTTTAGGAGAAACGGACAAGTTTTCCAATTACGATATAACCATGACGTAGTTACCAACTTACTCATTTCAAGGACGGAACCCATAAAGACAATTGGCCAAAACGCACCTGTAAAGATTGCGGCAAGGCCAATAACTGAATAGTATGCGGCGATACCTGATAATAATAATGCTGATAAAAGCGTTAAGTATATCATGTGAAGAAATCCTCTATAGAACTAGTTTTTTCTGTTGACCAACCCATACAGTCCAAAATTACTTTGATTGGTTCTAAAAAGGCCTTATCAAACTGCATATCATAATCGATATACTCTTGCAATTCAAATTCTTTTGGTAATCGTTGTGGATACGAAATGACAGTATCTTTAAATGGATTAGGCATTTTCAGATAGGTGAATTTTAACTTCTCACCTTCTTGTATGAGCGGGTACTTCTTGGTTAAGTTTTTCTGTTTAAGGTAATGATTATATAATATCGCACCTTTAACATGAATTGGTGTACCTTTTTTGTATAAGGTCGCCGCATCGGAATAGGTATTTAGCCCGTTCAAACCCCGAGGAAAAGAAATTTCTTCAGCGGGTAACGTCTTGAATTCTTTCCTGAAATCGGCAATGAATGTATGAATATCTTCTTGTGTTCCGTTCACCATTAATTCAATAGCCTTCTTCATCTTCTCACGAATAGATGATGGTGTTGATGATTTAATCATCTCTAGACCCATTACCTTCATCTGTGGTTCGTTGTATTGAACGCCTTCATTATTATATACATTTAGAATGTATCGTTTCTTGGCAGTCCAAATACCTTTGTCAGATAGACCTTCACGCTTCATCTGCATCTTCTGGTCATATGCGTGAACATAATCAGCCAGTTCTTGATACGATTTGTCAATATAAGGTTGTATCTTTTCTTCACAGATTTTATCCATGAGTGAGATTACCTTTTGTTTGTCTGAGGTATCTTTGATGAATTTATTGACCAATTCACCCATACGGAGATAGATTGAATCGGTATCAGATGCAATTACATAATCACTTTCAGTACCGAGAAGTTTGTTCATGTATTCATTTATTTTATTTTCAATCCACCGAATAGACAACTGGCCAGCAGAAGTAACGCCAAGAGCCATTCGCAAATCATAAAAGCGGAAATACTGGCTACCAAGAGCACCATAAGCAGAATTAAGAGAAACCTTCTTTGCAAGTTGTATGTTGTTATACTTGGCAATTCGTTTTTCAATTTCATATTTTTTCGATTCGTCTGTTTCATCTTCATACGTCTGCTTTGCTCGCAACATCATCTTCTTGAATTTGCTACGGTCAGTATACATTTCTTCCATCATCTTAGGTAAGAAGCCTTGAATGTCTGTACGGAAGAATTGTCCATTAGGAGTTACAGTTACATTCTTCAAACTTGAAGTGTCAATTTGTCTTTTCAAGAGTTTTTCAACAGATACACCTTGTGAAAGAACATTACGCATTTCATCCGTATAGTCTTGTGGTTCAATCAATGTTTCAGGTGAGATATTATATTGCATCATCAAATGAGGATACAAACTATTCAAGTCAAACGATGCAACCCAATTATGTAAACCAACTTGTGGAATCTTTACATATGCACCTTCAAATGCGGAATCTTTCTCTTTAGTAACTCTTGGTGGAACAATAATGCCTTTCTCAAAAAGATAGGCATATGTCATTGAATCCCACATACGAGTTTGTGCAAATACATCTTGATAATTTGTCTTGGTATCATACGCAAGAGTAATTGCCAGTTCAATGAGTTTAAGTTTTTCTTCTAGTTTGATAATGAGTTCAACGTCTTTGATGTTATACTCAATAAACTTTTGAAAGTTCAAACGATAGAGTGAATGTAGATTATCGTATTCGTCATATGAAATTTTGCCTTCACCCAATTCGACTTGAGCAATGGCATCTAGTCGATATGATTCTTGTGATTTACCACCTGGCGCATACCATTTGTATAGTTCGATGTAGTCGAGTGATTCAACACCCATCAAATTGTAAGCAATCATACGGCGATTGTTGACGAAAGTTTCACGCTCACCAATATAATTCCATGGCGACAATTTCTTGGTTTCATCTTCACCAAGAATTTTACGGAAACGATTTATGATATAAGGTTCATCAAAGAACTTAGTGTTCCAACCAGTAAGTACATCGGGACATTTCTTAGTCCACAATTCCATAAAACGCTTACAGAGTGTCCATTCATCTCTACACTTGACATAAATTTCGTTGCCTTGAGTTTCATAAATGCCGCAACCAAAGACATAGGTTTCACCGTTCAAGTATTTGATACAGATAGCTGTGATAGGTTCGTTCGCTTCATATGGATCAGGAAATCCATTCTCTGAACCAACTTCAATATCAACTACCGCAACCGAGATTTTATCTTGGTCATAATCCACCATACCTCGATTCTCATCCGCAATAAACGCATATTCAAACCGAGTTTGACCATAAATCTTCGGAGCATTTTGAACTTTGTCGAACTGTTTGATGTAATCACGAGCTTCACGAATCGAACCAAAAATCTTTTGGTCGAGATAGTCGCCTTCTAGTGTGGTAAAATTAGTAATACGTTTGGAAGGAATATAAAGAGAAGGCGAATACTCGACCCTCTCTTTTACTCTCTTGCCGTCTTTGATGCCTCGATACAGTATGTTATTGCCGAAGCTTTGAACGTTTGTGTAAAATGTACTCAAGTTTAACCTGTAATCAATGATTTAGTTGGCGGAAGAACGATGCCAGAACCAAAAATTTGATTGTAGTTTGAAACAAAATCTTCCGCAGGAGTATAAGAGTATACTACATTTTTCTTTGCCAAGGCAAGTGTTGTGCCGGACTTTTGTTCTGAGTGTAATGGAAAGGGTGAGAATCCAACATTGGGTTGTCCGTCTTTACCACGAACAATAGAGATACCTACTGGATTACAAATAACATATTCTGTTTCTGATTGTGATTCTAGTTCTCCAAGAACGTCTTCACCTGTAACTAATTTCAATGCTAACACTTGCATAATATACCTTTCTTGTTGGTTGCGGACCCTAGATTCGAACTAGGAACTGAGGATTATGAGTCCTCTGTGATACCGTTTCACTAATCCGCTATAAATTATTCGAATACCATAATAATGTCTGATTCCGGAATGATGTATGAATCAACATCAACTTTGATTGCTTTATTCCAGTTAACCAAAACAACATCACCAACTTCAAGGTCGGTTACGTCTTTACCTATTGATTCAACTTTTGCTTTGTCAGGTTCTTCCGTGTTTTTTAAAATAATACCAGATTTAGTTTGCTTCTCTGCGGCAACTCTGGTGATATGAACATTTGATGCAGTTGGTTTTAAAATCATTACAGATGCCTTTAATATATAAAATGGAGCGGTGGTCTGCTTTGCTCAGATAACAATCGGGGGAACCGAATGTCGTGCTATCACACACCGCATTTAATCATTCTACTATACTTATATTGCTTTGTCAACACTATCTATGGCAAACTTGGTGGGCCAACTTGGAATTGAACCAAGACTCAATCGATTATGAGTCGATTGCTTTACCATTAAGCTATTGGCCCAAATTGGGGAGAAATACGGGAATCGAACCCGTGATAACGGAATCACAACCCGTGGTTTTACCACTAAACTAATTTCTCCATAAACTGGAGCAGAGTGTGAGAATCGAACTCACGACACCAACTTGGAAGGATGGAGTTTTACCATTAAACTAACCCTGCAAATGTACCGATGCTTATCCAAGCAGTAGCGATGTTCGGTACCACACAAAGGCAGGATTTAAAAAGAGCCTGCACTCTTAAATGGAGCGGGATAGGAGAATCGAACTCCTGACTAAACCTTGGCAAGGTTTCGTTTGACCATTAAACTAATCCCGCTTAAAGAACTACATTCTTGTATTCGTAATTCACCGTTTCAGGATTATCACGAAACACCATTGCACCGTTTCTTGTATGGAACTTTCGTGCCATATGAGTTTTAGGTGAAAGTGTTACAAATCTGTTAATATCTTTTCTATTTTCTTTTATGTATTGTACAGCATCGAATATCAATTGGCGACCAGCACCTGGCGCATAACTCCAAATTGTATAGAATACTGCCACAGTCGGAGTGGAACATCTTTCAAATAATTCCGCCTCTGATGTTGGTACAGTTACTTGGTAACTAACGCAAGTAATTGCTTTTATAGAATCATCTTCTCCCCGAAAAACAAAAATATCCTTGTTCTCACCTACACGGTCGAGATGTGGTATTGATGGTCTTACTGGATCATCAAGTAAAAGAGAAAGAAATTGTTCTGTTATTGTTTTTATTGTTGATATCATTGTAATCTCTCATATGTTCAAGCTGCCTTTTTTAGTCCTTTAAAACGGTCAGCTGCATAAGAGGCCGCAAACGCTTCTGGTTTAACCAGAGGTATTACATTGCAAGTTCCTTTAATATAGCCAATCGCTTCATTGATAACACAAGATGAACCGTGCATTTCATCTGGATTAATATCTAGGTGAACTTGAATATCACGGTCAACTAAAACTTTAACAAGGTTTAAATATAATTCTGAAACCTTGTAAACTTCATTCATCAACCTATATCTAGGCTTGTTTCTTTTCTGGTCGTAATCTCTTTCTCTACTAACTTCACCAAATAATTTGCAACCATTGTTGCCATTGATGTGTACTACAATTGCAAGAACATAATCAGCATAAGGTACGCCGTCAACAATAACTCGCTCTGAATCACAACCAATATAAACTTTACTTTCTGGAGATTGTTGTTCGATAAACGAAATGACTTCATCTAAATTTAATTTACGCATGATTACACCTTTTTATTATAATTGGCACCCCGCCAGGGATTCGAACCCCGTCCTTCGGTTTTGGAGACCGCTATGCTGCCGTTAACACCAGCGAGATACATGGTACTCACAGAAGGTAACGATCCTTCGTCTATCGCTTATCAAGCGAGTGCTCTACCTTTGAGCTATGCGAGTGATGGCCGGTCCTGAGAGAATCAAACTCCCACTTCAGCGTTCGTAGCGCTGTGTAATATTCATTTTACTAAGGACCGATTGTAAACTTAAAAAACTTTATTGTAAACTTAAAAAACTTTATTGTAAACTTAAAATGGTGGAGAATGGGAGATTCGAACTCCCGACTGAAGCTTGCAAAGCTACTGCGTTCCCAATTACGCCAATCCCCCTTAAATGGTCGGAGTAGCAGGAATCAAACCTGCGACCTCTCGGTCCCAAACCGAGCGCACTATCTGGCTGTGCTATACTCCGTTATTCTTTTTAATTGTCATACCCACATAAGTGCCACAAAAAGCACCTGCTATTGCTGGCAATAACAACCAATGATTTGTTGTATAATTAATTACTGCTAAACTGCCTAACAAATAACAAGCGATAGACCATATACTGGCACCTAAGACATTGTTATTTTGTACACAACGTAAATAATAAGTGTACACTACATCAAGTAAAAATATTGCTAAAAATGTTACGATATAATCTAACATCGTATTCCTTTAAATGGTGCCCCATGAGAGAATCGAACTCCCGTCCTCGGATTACAAAACCGATGTTCTACCATTTAACTAATAGGGCAAAAAATTTGGCACCAAGAGTTGGGATCGAACCAACCACACCCTGTTCTTCAGACAGGTGCTCTACCAACTGAGCTATCTTGGCATTGGTGCCTCTTGACAGAATCGAACTGCCGTACCCGCTGTGTAAAAGCGGAGTTCTACCATTAAACTAAAGAGGCTATTTGGTGGAAGTGGTAGGATTCGAACCTACAATGTTTCTTATGTGGCGGATTTACAGTCCGTTGCCTTCAACCAATTCAGCGCACACTTCCTAAACTTACTAACTGGCTCCAGAGGCAGGGATCGAACCTACGACCAATTGATTAACAGTCAACTGCACTACCGCTGTGCTACTCTGGAATAAACTTGGCGCCCCGTAGGAGAGTCGAACTCCTGTTCTCCGCTGGACAGGCGGGCATAATAGCCGTTATATTAACGGGGCAAAATCTGGTGGTGATGAGTGGAATCGAGCCACTAACCTCCTGCGTATGAAGCAGATGCACTACCGTTGTGCTACATCACCATATAGAAACACTCTCATTCTCCACACCTTCTCGGACATGACCCCGAGGTCTTGCTTCATAGAACCTGCGTCCAGTTTAGAGTGTTTTTATATGGTAGGGGTACAGAGAATCGAACTCTGATTAATAGGTTAAAAGCCTACTACTTTAGCCGTTAAGTTATACCCCCATAATCTTTCGAGGTTTTAATTTTCGTTTCATTACTTTCTCCTTGTTTAAAAAATACCATACTAAAACACATTGGGGTGTCGTTGTCGTTCCAGAACTTCATCTGGCTTCTCACGGTTTCGTCTACCGATAAGACAACTTCCACATTACGGTTCAACTGATTCCAGCACAGTCGGATTGCTTCATGTACTACTAGCGAGAGTCTGTGCGGCCACAGATATTATCTCTCCTAGGTACCTACTGGAGTTGGTAACCCAATATGTTTTAGTATGGTACACCTAGAGGGAATCGAACCCTACGTTTCCGCCTTGAAAGGGCAGCGTCCTAACCGTTAGACGATAGGTGCATCAAAAACTACATCAAATTTTTAAAGAATCGATTAATTTCTCAATCGATAGAACGTATTCTACACGAACCACAGAAATAGTCAAGCACTATTTTCGATGTGTTGTAAAAATACAACAGTCTTGGAGTGGGCGACAGGATTCGAACCTGCATAATACGGATTTGCAATCCGGTGCCTAACCATTCAGCTGCACGCCCACACAAATTGGCCTCGCCAGAGGGAATCGAACCCCCATTCGCACTTTAGAAGAATGCTGTCCTATCCGTTGAACGATGGCGAGAAAATTGGCGGAGGGTATCAGATTCGAACTGATGCACCCATTTCTGGATGACGGTTTAGCAAACCGCTGGTTTAACCACTCACCCAACCCTCCCATATAGAAGCTCTCTGACGGAATTGAACCGAACATAACCCCTTCTTCATGGCCGGTCCTTGTTCGTGGTCGACATTGACAAGTATTTCGGTGTTCCATTGTAGTTACACAAAGAGCTTTTATATGGTGGAAGGCAGAGGAGTCGAACCCCATCCGATTTCTCAGAACCTGGTTTTCAAGGCCAGTCGCAGGACCAACCCCGCTGCATTACCTTCCATTTTTGGCAGGGACACTAGGAATCGAACCTAGACTAACAGAGTCAAAGTCTGCTGTGCTACCACTACACAATGTCCCAACAAAGCAATATAAGTTTTTAAAGAGCAATTTTCGTAAGAACGAAAACAAAAAACCCTAGATTTTTTAGGTCTAGGGTTTTGTGTTTGTATTCTTTGAGATTAGTTACTTAACAGCATCCATCTCCATCACAAAACCCCTTGCCGACAATACTACCTGGATTCTCACATTTCGGTGAGCGATAGTTAGCCTGCCATGTTGTTGACATGGCATCAGGCGTTCTAAAAAAGGAGTGTGATTTAAAATTTAACATAGTGATAGTATATAGGATATTTTCTTAAATGTCAAGCACTTTTCATAAAAATTTAATAAAAAAACAACAACTGTTGCAAAAAAACAACAAACTTGGTGCGGGTAGCCAGAATCGAACCGGCAAGCCGAAGCGGCAGATTTTAAGTCTGCTGTGTTTACCTATTTCACCATACCCGCAAATTCGGTGTAGGGTTTCCACCTACTCCCACTTCTCTTTAAAGTCTGCGTGTCCAAGACTTTTTTATTGGTGCCCCAAGCGAGAGTCGAACTCGCAAAATCTGGTTTCTAAGACCAGCACGTATACCAATTCCGTCATCGGGGCAAAAAACATAAACGAAAAAAAACCCTAGATGTTTAGTCTAGGGTTCTGTATGTAATTCTCAACGAATTGTTTACACGAACCCCATTCTGGCTAAACTCAAGAGCCATAAATTTGTTGGTAGTGATGTGTAATTTGTATTTTTCATAATTGTATATAGGTGTTATCTTCTGTTTCTAATGTTGTGATTACAATATTTTCCGACTTATCTTCTTTAAATCCTAACATTTCAGGTACTATTGGACTATCTGGATTCTGCACATAGTCAAAAACTTCCCACAACTTTTCCTTGATTGCAAACTTTGTAAATAATCCTGGTTCCATTCCGTGTGCTTCTATTTCCCACGGTTCAGTCCAGTAATCAATCGTTGATAAATCCACACGATTGCCTTTCCATCTATTTCCTTCTTCATTCATTTCTGAATATGCATATTGCTTTACATGAACCATTTCATGTGCTAGAGTTTTCAATATATCATATGCAGCTAGATGCGGATACAACTCAATTAAAAAATCTCTAGGTTTACCGCTATCATTATAATCTTCTACAGAGGCATAACCAAAAGCATCAATCTTACTATTAAACTTAATTTTTATATAAACGTTTTCTCTCATTTTCGGCGTAAGCAATTCTCCAGCATAAAACAATGCTGCTCTTTTGATATACGGACGAAATCTTTTTTTATCAGGACAACCAATTATGCTCAGTTTCATTTTGCCTTATCCTTGCACAATTAAGACTATAGTACGACTGACACCCTTTTCTATTTAGCGATAGTGTCAATTTCACCAGGTGAAACATCTCTATTCACTTGATGTACTAGTATATCACACTTTTTCAGAAATGTCAAGCCTATATCGTCCCTATATGCCGAACCAAAATATACCGTTTTAATGCCTGCGGTATAAATCTGTTTGGCACAATGTATGCACGGTGCATGGGTCAGGAACATGGTGGATCCGTCCCCTGATTCGGTACACTTAGCAAGTTTGGCAATCGCATTAGCTTCGGCATGAATGACTTCATCTTTGGTTTTAAGAGAATATCGTTTCCAAATATTTGATTCTTTTGGTAATTGTTGTTCTTGGTTAGGCCATCGTTGTTCAATTTCATCCGGACTTAACCAACCACCAGCATCTGGATCCATATATTCTTTATGTTCACAATTATTGTCCCAACCGGCAGGCATACCATTGTAACCAATAGAAATAATCCTATCGTCTTTGACAATGATGGCACCCACCTTTAATCGTCTTGCACTAGATAACTGTGCAAAACGGCGGGCAACATCCATGTAAGCGTTAATGAATTTTTGTTTCACAGTAATTCGTAATCTTCTTTACCACAACCACATTCTGGACAAGTGAAATCATCAGGTAAATCTTCCCAACGACCTTCAGTTTGTTCGTGGTGAACATGGCCACAAACAATACAAACATATTGATTTTCGATTTCCATTATAGTTCTCCTAATTTTTGTTTATATGCGTTAGCATGACGTTCTTCAATTTTCTTCAAAGCGTTGAATCGTTTCTCTGCTTTAATTAAAATTTGTTTGAACTGTTCGGCGTGTTCCTTGCTTTCAGCAGCCTGTAATCTAGCTTCAAGCATGGCATCATCATTGCCTTCTAATTCGGCTTCTTCTTCAAACTTAGGATACATTTCTGTATACTCATAGGTTTCACCTTCGATTGCCTTTTCAAGACATTCTTTTGTTGAAGGCTTACCAATCAACAACTCAAGATGACCCCATGCATGAAGTAATTCTTGGTCTGCCGTGTGCCAAAAATGTTTTGCAACATCTTCAAATCCTTCTTCCATCGCAATCTTCGCAAAGTAGCGATACTTAATATGTGCCATTGACTCACCAGCCAAAGCACTCTCAAGATTTTTAATTGTAATAGACATAATTTACCTTTCGTTTAGTGTGTTATTAGTTTTTGTCATATCAGCACAAGTGTACTTTTGATATGATTGTTCAAGTTCTTTTGGCATAGTAACATATTCTATCACAGATGGATATTTTTGTCCTATTTCATTCGCAACTTCTAAAAATGTTCTAGTTGAACCTGTGCCAAAATTCCATGTACCAGATTCTTTAATATCTAAGAATCTAAGGTGCATATCCACGATTTGACTGACATGGATAAAATCTCTATGAAATTTTCCACTACCATCAAATACTTTAATTTTTTCGCCATACTTTGCCTGTTTGGTAAATTTATAATATGGACTGGCTTGGTCGCCTTTGTGTTCTTCACCTTCAGGTCCGTATACATTAAAATACCTAAACATCTGAGTTACATTTCCACCCATATGTCTGTTGATATGTCGCTCACACAGATACTTGGACCATGCGTAGGGCGTTCTAGGATCAACAGGAGCATCTTCTTTAAACGTGCTTACTGAACCGTAGACAGATGCAGAACTAGAGAATTGGAAGTTAACTCCAAAAGTTTTGCAAGCGTCATATAGTTGTGTGGTAAAATCCACATTTTGTCGCATCACTTTTTCCACATCTCTTTCGGCTGTAGAACTAATGGCACCAACATGGATTACCCAATCTTGTTCCATGATACTAGGCATATTGCCATCATCCCACTCATAGGTTGATACATTATGTTCTTTTTCTTCTAATGCTTTAAGCAAGTGTGAACCGATAAAGCCACGGTGACCTGTTAATAAGATATTCACTTTTGACTATCGCCTTTCATAACTCGATAGTTATCTTCTACTGAATCTGGCGTACTCACTTCAATAATTGTTCCTTCTTCCAAACAAATTACTTGATGTGGTTGTAGTGGTCGATTGCGCCACACATCACCAGATTTCAACGTGATATCGTGTAATGAAGCATCATTTGTTTCGATGAATACAATTTTAAATAGTCCATCTAACACATACCAACTCTCATCTTTCTGAGCATGAAAGTGCATACTGAATCTAGCATCTTTATTGAACTTCAACAATTTGCCACAATAGTGTTCGTTGGTTGCCCAAATTAATTCGTGGCCCCAACCTTTTTCTACAAATCCTTCAAGGCGCATTTATTTCTCCTAAATCTGGTGCATAAACACCTATATGTTGAACAGTTATTTCAGATGCCCTTATTGCAAAAGGAATTGAACGTGTTATATCTTTGCATAACAAATATTGATATGTGAGTGCTGCTAGAAAAGTATCACCTGCACCACACACATCAGCAACTTCTACCTTCATTGTTGGGTACCTTGTGCCATTATAGTAAGCACCTTCTGCACCGGCCGTAACAATTAAATTGTTACACTTTGAAGTTATTCTGGAATATTCTAACGAATTAATCTTGACAAAGCAACCTTCCATTCGGCTTAAATCTGTTTTTTTGGTGTCAACAAATATAGGACCTTTAAAGTCTTTTCGTAATTCTTCAATCAATTCGTAAGTTATTGTACCTTTATTATAATCACTAATAACAATTGCATCATAACCAGGCGGAACAACAGTCCAAAATCTGATGGGTTCTGATAAAACGTCATCATCAATACGCACAATATGTTGTTTGCTTCTACTGTCAATCAATCTAGTTTTAACAGAAGTCATGCCGTGTATATAATTAACATCGCAGCCTAAAGCTTTAAAGTTTTCACAGACGTTGCCGGCCATGCCTGGTTTTATAACATGGTTTTGTTGGAGAAAAACAGGAACAGGAGCTTCAGGACTTATTCTGTCAACGATACCATATTGATAAACATCTTCACAATGGTCGCCTATCAATAATATTCTGAATTGTGTTTGTTGTTGAGTGTTCTGTTCTGTCATAATAAATTACCTCTTTACATAAAGATTCTCCAACCACAGATTTACCTTTGTAGTCGGAACCTTTTACCATAATATCTGGTTGATACAATTTAATTTGTTCAATCAGTTTTTCTTTTGTATCAAATACCCAAACCATGTCAACGCTTCTCAACGCACACAACATTCTGATTCGGTCATATTGATTATTGATTGGACGAGATTCTCCTTTGAGTTCTTTTACTCGCCTATCACTATCTATACACACCAATAGTTGGTCACCAAGACTTCTAGCATATTCTAAAAGTGCAATGTGGCCAACGTGAAGTATATCGAATGTACCATTAACAATTATTTTCTTACCAATCACCATTATCAAACCAAACTCGCAACGTCAAAGGCAAAAGTTCTAAAACAAAAGCATCTGCTTCCCAAACATCATTAGTTTTGTTGTATGCACAACTGATTCTCCAATGAAATGGATTTAATTTTAAAGTGATATTGATACCAGAGTATTTAAAATAATTATAAAAGTTTTTTGTGTTCATGTCAACTCCAAATTTGGCCTTGTGGTAGAAATGCACAAAATAAATTCCACGGCATCCTTTGATGGTGCATTAACGAGTTGACGTAAATATTTATTTTGGTACATAGATGTAATCAATTTCTGACCTGTTAACGGTATCTATAGCATCTGCAAGAGTTTCTACCAATGGTTCGCCGGCCAAATTAAACGAGGTATTGAATAGAATTGGTACTCCAGTTTTGTTATAAAATTCTTCAATCAGTTCGTAGAAATGTTTATTCTGTTCTCTAGTTACTGTTTGTATTCTGCAAGTATTGTCAACGTGAATAATTGATGGCACTTCTTTTTTTGCTTTTTCTTTTGCTTGAATGGCAAAAGACATATAAGGAGATTCTTTCAATGTTAACATTTCAAAATAATCATGTACATACTCTAACATGATTGTTCCAGCAAATGGTCTAAACCATTCACGTTTTTTGATACCATTAATAATATCTTTGCCTTTTGGATTTCGTGGATCAAAAAGAATAGAACGATTGCCTAGAGCTCTAGGACCCCATTCAGATTGTCCTTGAAAAATAGCAACAACTTTTTGGTCAAGTAAATGCTCAACAACTTTTTCTTTATTGTGTATAATTTTACTTTGCATGGTGATAAGCCCATAAAGCAGCACCAATGGCAGTACCGCCATCATGTGCAACAGGATCCACAAAGAAATTGTGGTCAGGAAATTCTTTTAAATATTCATAATTGTTAACGCAATTTAAAGCATAACCACCAGACAACACAATATTCTTGCAATCGTTATATGAAATTGCTTTTTTAATTAATTCAATTGTATCCAACTTAGTTTCTTCTTGTAGTTGTCTTGCTAAGTCTTCTGGTCTATCACCAGTTAGATTACCATAACTGGCAAGACCCATAGTTTTACCTGCTTCATTACCATCACCTAATCCTAGTCTATGTGTTAGAGCTCCAAATTTATGGCCACTACTAGGTGCTGATCCAAATTGTAAATCTACTCCATCAATATTAATATATTCTGCTGGATGTATTACATCATCTTTACTATGAACATATCTAGCATTTGATAAATGTTTGCATAGCAATTTATGTTCAAATTTATTTAAGTAATAGATACTCTCTACTTCTGGACAGAATTTTCTATGAGAGAAATATGGTTGAGCGCCAGCACCATCCATCACAATACAGATGGCATCTTCAAAATTTGAAAAATAAAATCCTGAATATGCATGATATAAATGATGATAATAAGAAAAAAAATAAAATTGAGGATTTCCTTTTAATTGTTTCAAAATATTAGAGTTAATATTTTTATCTAAATCACCAGTATAATTATTAGGAAATCGTCTATCAAAGGAAGCAATAATTACTTTATCATATTCAATGTTAGCCCGTTCTTTAATAGAAAGATATTCTTGTTCTTTTATATTTGGATTCCAATTTTTTCTTTTGTTGAATCTATCTTCTTCAAGGTAAAAATCAATTTTACCATCTGTAACTTGGCAGATGGATGCATTATGTGAAGTGCTTATTCCCAACACCTTCATTTAACATACTCCAAACTATCTTTACGCATATAGTGTATGGTTTGGGTTTGATTATTAGGAGGATTTTTTACTACAGGAATAAACTTTACACCTTCAATCTCTTTAGGTTCCCAATGAGAAAAGGTATAATAGATATCATGGTTCGTGTGAGAACGAACTTTTTTTAGTATTTGTCTGTTCAAAGTTTTCATAATGTGTCCATTATACAGATAAAATAGGGGATCGGCAACAACCCCCTATTTGTTTACCACTTACTTAGTTGGTTGTTTTTTGGGAAAATTTAAATTTTCCCATTCTTCGTCCGATACAGGCCACCAATTATTCATATTAGCCTCTACGGCTACGAATAACGTGTTCGGCTTGCATCTTACGAGCTTCAACCCAAGCTTCATACATTTGTTTGAAAAATTTCTTCATTATAGACCTCTCGACCAATACTGTGATTGTTGGTATTGTTTTGTCCAATACTCAACATCAGAAGCATTTTGAGGATACTTGCTATTAATGAATCTTTCTAATGGCGAACTTTTATTGGCTTCAAATAACTTCGCTAGCCTTTTTAACATTTTAGCCATTTATTCACCCTTTTCTTTTACAGTAATTTTCTTTACTGCGTCTTGGGCTTTCACAATATTTTCCAACCAAACTTTTAACATACCATTTGCAATTTCGGCATCTTTAATCTCAATCTTGTCTGCCAATGTAAATTGACGGATAAAATTGCGGTTAGCAATACCTTTGAAAATGAAGTTTTCTTCTGGTTCTGAATCTTTGGTTTCACCTTTGATAACCAATTTATTACCTTCCAAAGTTACTTCAATATCAGTTTTAGCAAAGCCTGCAACAGCCATTTCGATAACGAATTTGTTATCTTTGACTTGTTTGATATTATATGGAGGGTAGTTGTGTACGCCTTTGGTGATTGTTTTAGACACGTCCTGTAGTTGGTCAAATACATCATTGAAACCAACGGTGAAAGGATCCAAAGACTTATGGAGTTGTTCCCATTGCGGGAATAGGGATATGCTTGTCATAGATTTCTCCTTAGTTAAGCGAGTTAATAAATGTAGACCCCGAAGGCATCTACACCTATATTTATACACTAAACGTCAGAGAAAGTCAATAAGATCCTGGTTTTTTACCAATATTATATTTTGGTACTAAATTCCAATCGTTCTTTTCTTTATGGGATAGTATCTTAATCTGAGATAAAAAGATTGGTTCCGGTGTTTCAATCTGTTTCATATTTACCACTTTGCAAAGTCCCCAATCTTGTAATAACTTGGTAATGGCATTTCTACGGGATAAATCATTTTCTGATATATCAGAAGGTTTACCATCCAAAGCAAAGAGTTCTTTGAAATGTACGATATAGTATTTTCCCTGTTTGTGTAGTATATGACAAGACTGATATAGAATATTTTCTTTTTTGGAAGCAACACCGATTCGGGTTAGAGTTTCACGAACCTTGAGGAAGTCGTCCTGTTCTTTGAGTGTTACCTCAACTAAATCTGCTATAGTAATCATCACTTCATTCCGCCTTTATCTGTTCTTTTTCTTATGTCAGCGATTTGGTCTTCATTTAGAATACGCAATGCTTCTTTGGCCTTCTCATTCGAGTAACCAAAATAAGTTTTAACGGATTCTATATCTTTATCGGTCGATGATTTCTGCCACGGTTGAAATTTCCGTTTCATAGACCTTACGGTATTTAGAAGATAGTGATATTGAAGGTCCTTGTCTAGATGTGGGTGTAGATTAATCTCATTAGCATACAGAACACAGTCCATATGATAAGACAAGGCTCGATTGACTACAAACGGAGTATAGTCTTTAGCATCCAACTCATCATGTATAACAGATTTTTTAGTCGTGAGTATGGATGGAATGATTTCTTTGAATAGGTCTGGCATTACTTGAACTCACAGTCCACCATAATTTCTGTCAAACAAGCAATCAAGTTAATCTCAGAATCAGCAACAAAAGCTACTTGATACTGATACTTAGCAAGAATAAGAACCAGTGCGGGTACGGTGTCTGGTTTCAATAGTTCATACAGACCATCATATAGTTTACGGAAGATTCGTGCAGGATCATTGTCCAAGTTATTGGTGACCCATTTACGACATGATGCAAAGTCTTTCTCTTTCAAGGCTTTAGTGAGTTCATTTAATTGAATATCACTTACGGCTGCAAGAATACCTTTGTCGATGACTCCTGATACCGAATATCTTTGTAGTTCATTGAGTATTCTACGATTGTCAGGAAAGTGCTTAGTAATAACAGCAGCAACAACCTCTTTGTCATATGTGATTTTCTCCTGTGCAAGTATCCATTCAACACGTTTGAAAAATTGAGTTGCAAGTTTGGCCTTTTGGCCGTTAACTCGGAAGTCAATAACGGTACAACGTGAATGAATAGGGTCGATGATTCGGTTCTTGAAGTTACAAGTAAAGATAAAAGAACAATTACTTGCAAATTCTTCAATCGATGCACGAAGAATAGCCTGTGCATTAGGCGTTAGATAGTCTGCCTCATCTAGAATGATGACCTTACGACCACCCATCAGACTTACTGACGAGGCATAGTTTTTAATTTTAATACGAATAGTGTCAACACCATTCTCATCTGAACCGTTGATGACAATGTAATCACAACCAACTTCTTCACATAGAGCTTTAGCAATTGTAGTTTTACCTACGCCAGCTCCACCCGACAGAAGAAGGTTGGGAATTTCTTTTTTATTGACATACTGCTGAAAAGTATTTTTAACTAGTTCAGGTAAAATACAATCTTCTACCTTAGCTGGACGATACTTCTCCACCCACAAAACGTGTTGCGACATATAAAACTCCCATAATATAAAACATAATAAAAAATCAAATCAAATCAATATAGACCAGGAGTATGGTCTTTCAGAAAAAAACGACACACCAGGATTAACGGTGGTCAATTTTTATCAGTTAGTTGAAGCAAGGCCATTAATCATTCCAACCACTTCAAGTTGAGATTGACTAACTGTCCAACTGCCTTGTGTTAAAACCACAATTGTTTTTCCTTCTAACTCGCCTTCAGCGGCTTCAAAGCAAGTGATGATATGGTCAGGATTAATTGCTAAAGCTTGACCTGTAGTAGATTCATTCAAATAGACCAGCATTTTTATTCTCCAAATTTAGAATACTTAGATTCTGTTGCAACCCAATATTGAATGTCAACATTCTTATTTTTGAACGAGGCAAGACCTTTTGAAGAAATCTCAACATCATAAGAACCTGAAATCATTTTCAAGTTTTCGGTCAAAAAAACCATTTTAAATTTACTACCATTACCAGCAGCAACTTCAATAGAGTTTGTGTGTGCAGAATCATCAACTGCACTAAATGCCGTCAATACAATCTTTTCACCCACAGACTCAACTGCAATATTAGGCGACTGTAGAATGTTAGCGCTCTTAAGGATTGACGCATAATCTTCTTCTGTCAATGTAAATTCAACATCAACTGAGGGAAGACTCAATGCTTTATCTGGTGCAGTTACAATCATTTCTTTCGCAGTTTTACGATACTTCGCTTTGCTGCGGCCAGATTTGAAAATAATGTTTGCTTCGTCAAAATCAATCTCAGTATCTTTATTCAAAGAATGAATGTTTAAAAATTGATTTAAATCATATACACAAAAGTCTTGTGGAAACTCATCTTTGAGAATCGCTTTTGCGAGAACAGTTTTACCAGATGAAATCGTGGTAAGTTTGTTTCCTTTTTTGAATTCGATGCCAGAATTGATGCCAGCAAAGTTTTTTAACACGGAAAGTGTTTCGTTTGAAAGTTTCATTTATTTCTCCATTATGTAAATGTTTCAACAGTATATAACAATTTGAACTGAATGTCAAGCGTCTTTCGAATACTTAACATCATGTTCATACAAAAACATCAAACAACACATTGCGTGTGCTAGATGATTAATACCAGACTCTTGGTCATTTTGTTCGCCTTGTTTCCATGACCACATATGCCGTTGTAATGCATCAAAGTATCTGCGTTTTGAATCAGGTACTTTTTGCCAATTATCACGTTCATATTTCTGAGCACCAAAAGTTAAAACTTTAACAGTTTCTTCAAGCGCTAAAGGAGGTAACAAACCATATTCTAATTTGTTACCATCAAATTTTCTACCGCCAGTAGTTGCCGTTTGTGATGCTAAAACCTCATCAACGAATCCAGTATCGGAAGATTTCATTTGTTTTTTAATCCATGCTTGTTGTCTATCATACTCAGTATTGACAGAATCATAGCCATCACTCATTACATTTCTCCGACAAAATTAGCCACAGCCGGCATATCTCCTTGGAAGTGATATGTTCCGATGTGTGCGGTTTTCATCCAAGGACATAACCAAATTTCTCCACCAATCTTACGCCACATCTGACAGAACATATAATCTTCTGAAAGATAACGGTCAGAACCACCACCTGTGATAGATTCTTTGGTGTCAATTACTGTATCAAAGAAAGCGTGAATGTAACGAGTACCGTCAAAGTGTGCTTGGCCAACATGGTCTGGTTTGTATTTAATTGAAGGATAAGCCTCAGTCATTTTCGTAAAGACTTCACGCTTAATCATCATGTAACCAGTACCAATTTCCATGACACTTAATGGATCGGTTACAGAAAATTGTGATGTGCCTTTAACTGGATTGAAAACATAATCACCAGTAAGTTTGTCTAATTCGCCAGGATCAATTTCAGGATTTTTTCTAAATGCGGTTGCGATGTTTTTCCATTTGATGGCTTTCTTAGGATAAGGACCACCAATAACATCTTTGTCTAATGCTAACAAAGCAATAACATCTTGTGGATTAAAATGAATATCAGAATCAATAAACAACATATGTGTACAGTCTGAACGATGGATAAATTCGTCAACAAGATAATTTCTTGCTCGAGTAATTAGGGACTCATTAAATAGAAATGAGAATTTAATATTAACGCCATATTGCATACAAAGACCTTGTAAATCAAGGCAGGCTTTTGCATATAATCCGTGGTTCATACCGCCATACATTGGGGTAGCAACAAATATGCTTTTCTTTTGTAGTTCTTCTTTTTTGATTGAGATTTCCATTTGGACTCCAATGATGTAATAAAAAAAGGGGCTCGCCTTTTATAAGACGAACCCCTCAGAATTAAGTCAGATTAAGCGGCAAAGCTGAAACCAGACTTGATAGCTGCACGAACCAAAGATTTGGTTGGCTTGCCCATGCGATAGGCCTTAACTTTAGAACCATCACCACGACTAACGGTGTTAGTGTAGATGCAATGGCCTTCTTGGCGCAATTCATCGATACGAGCTGACACGTTAGTGATGCCGAAACGAGCACGTGCTTGTGCTGTGGTCAAGGTGTTGTAACCTTCGCTCTTGCTCAAGTAATTGAGGATCTTTTGCTTGGCTGATTGTTTCATTATAAAACTCCATATTAAATTAAAAAATTCCTTGCGTTATTGCAAGTTCTCACATCATAACATTATATATGTGTGTGTGTCAAGCATATTGCGGTATACTTGTATTATCTGCCAACTTGTGGCAAATACTTTGCCTTGGTTTCTTCCCAAGACAAATAAATCAGGTCATCATAGAAAAGAGAATCGTAAGAAACGGTATTCTTTTTCTGTAATTGCCTAATTCGACCCTTAGCATACTTGGTTTTCCAAATATTGGCAAGAGCTTCCTCACTGGTATCGAATAACTTTACCAGTTTATCTTCACCAATTTCTTTCCGCAAGAATTCATTGGTGTTCTCATACAGCGGAGAAAAATAAATTCCTCGCTGATGTTCGGTACGAATCAATTTTTTATCGATGCCTAGTTTTGGATAGGCAAAGTTTAAAGACCGATTCTTGTGGTCACGTTTAAGTGGCAGACCATTCAAGTTCTTGGCTTCCCACCATTCAAAATATTTTCTGGTATGATTTTCTTTAATCCAATCAAATACCATATTCATAGTTTTTCTGGATGGTTCAAATGCAACCGAACCTGAACTAAAACCCATCTTGTTCCAATGTTCTAATCCATCGTATTGGGACAGGCCTCCTGCCTTCGTGGCACCATAAAGAGATGTGGTTGTTACACCAACTAGTACATCATCGTATCTTGATTTCCAGTCTTTTTGTACTGTATCGGAAAGACACAACAAAGCTAATAGTTTTCCGCCCATATAATTGTAACCCAACGGCTGTAACGGTACTATAGTAGAGCCAATAGCGGTATGGTTAATCATGCCTTGTTGTGTCTTAACTTCTCTTGGCCATCCAATTGCCTTATCTCTTGGAGTTAAATCCAAGAAATCTGACGATATACAAATGACACCAAGATACTTACCTGTTACATCATCCGTAACAGTATAAAACAAATTACGTCCAATATTAGAATTGTTTTTCATTGTAGATGAAAATGTACGAATGGCATTCCATGTTTCTGCAAGTTCGCCATTATGCAATTTCATTACAGGCTTTAATTTCTCATAATCATCAGGAGATTCTGGCATCCAAAAATTGGCCTTAACTTTATCGATAAGTTCTTTTTGCTCGGGATTAACCATCTGAACTTCTGTACCCCAAAGAGTTGAGGCTTCAAAGACCGGATATCGTTCTTTAACTTCACACCATTTTTGGTATAAAGTATATTCACGAACATCCATCTGAGAAGCTTTGGTTAAGTCCTCAATTAAGGTCTTGGTTAATTCTTCTTTGTCTATGTGTTCAAACTTAGAAACAGGATTGGCTTCTTGCCATTCAGCCCATTGTTTGTCTACAAATTCAATTGGTGTCGCCATTATCTTATACGCAATTTCTTAATTAGTTTGTTACGTTTCTGCATACCCATTTGCAATGCAAGTGGTTTCACTCTCTTAGTATATACTATTCCGTTCATGTGGTCAAGCTCATGTTGAAAACAACGAGCAGATATGCCAGTAAAGTGTGCCGTTTTCTTTTCACCATTGTAGTCCTGATACTCTACATCCACGGCCGCAGGCCTGGTAATTCTTAAACCTAATAATGGAAAAGAAAGACATCCTTCTACCATGTGTGCTTCGTCATAAGAGGCTATAATCTTAGGATTAAAAAATGCAACATAATCATCATTGGCACCCATAACAAACACTCGATATCTAAAACCACATTGATTGGCTGATAGTCCATATCCTTTATTGTCTTTGCAAGTTTCAACCAATGATGAAGCAAACTCAGATGGATCGACTGAAGGATTACTGAAATCAAATTCAGGCATTACCTCCAACAAGATTGGATTGTTTTCACCCACCAAATCAAATCTTGGTATTGAATAGGTTTTGACATAGTTTTTACCTTTTAAGGTATCTGTTGTATTAAAAACGATTGTATCACTCATTTTGCCACCTGACTAAAGTTATTTTTCTTTTCAAATTTAATGATTGACCTAAATTTATCAAATAATAGGTCACCTTTGTGTGAGATAACAAACACGTTTGTGTCTGAACCCATCTCATGTATTAATTTCAAAAATTCTTCTGTACCAACACCATCCAAAGATGAATCAAATACTTCATCTAAAATCAACAAGTTGGTGTTTGTTGAATTTTTTAATTTTGCTATTTGTCGCCATGTGAACAACAATGCCAAATCAATACGCATCTTCTCACCTTCGGAGAAATTGGCATATGAGAATTCATCACGGTGTCTACTCTTAATTGTTTCTTCAAAAGATTCATTGATATTAAAGTTAACAAAGAAGTCCATGGCAGTCAGGTACTTGTTGATTAACTTGTTCATAATAGGTAAATACTGACGAATGATTTTTGTTTTAATGCCAGTATCTTTCAATAGATTACCAGCAAACTCATAGTATTGTTTCTCTATCGATAGTTCTTCCATCTGTCTGAGCAACACGGACAACTCTCCTTTGAGTTCCTTAAGTTTCTCATTCTCATCTTCCAAGCTATTCTTATGCGTTGAAAGATTTTGGATTTCCAAGTTGAGTTTGCCAATGTAGGTGTTGACGGCGGAAATTGTAGAGGTGTGTTTGACAATTTCATTGTTATGTGCCTGAATGTGTTTAACTATTTTTTGGATTTCTTCGATGCGTTGGTTTGTTTCTTGGATTTTAGTTTCGATATCCTTAACTGCAACTCCAACTTCTCCTTTTGTTTGATTGATTCCACCAAGTTGATTACTTCTGAATGTGTCATCGATACTTTGTTTACAGGTTGGGCAGTCGTGGTTTTCTTCATAGAATTTTTCTTCTTTTTCTAATTTTCGTAATTTGGTTTCAAGTTTAGATTCTAATTGTACTAGTTTAGAACTTTTCTTTTCTATTAACAACTTATCAGAAATTTTATTATTCAAACTATCAATATGTTTTTGAATTAATTTAATGTCTGTGGTCAACTGATTAACTTGTGTCTGTGATTCTTCGATTTCTTTTTGTTTCTTTTCAATCTCAGCATCATTGTGTTTCTTGTGTTCTTCGATTGCACTTTGTTGCATCTTAATTTTTTCAGACGTTAAGTCCATAGAATACTTACGTTTGCCGGAAGTATCTTTAATGATAGCCATTTTCTCTTTTACAATGGTATTCATTGATGAGAAAATTCCAATATCCAACAAGTCTTCTATGATTGTTCTGCGGTCAGCTGGTGACAATTGCATAAAAGGAACAAAAGAAGCCGAACCAAGGATGACAACTTGCGTGAAAGACTTATAATTTAATTTGAGAATAAACTTCTCTAGATGTTCTTGATAGTCTTTTGCCTTGGCATCTTGGTCGACCATAACGCCGTTACAATACACTTCAAACATATTTGGTTTAATACCACGAATGATTTTGTATTGTTTTTTACCAATAGAGAATTCAATTTCAACCACACAATTTTGTTGGTTAATAGAATTTAATAACTGAGGTTTGTTGATTTTACGAAAAGGTTTTCCAAATAAACCAAAACACAATGCATCCAAAATTGTGGATTTACCTGCACCATTGTTACCAATGATGAGTGTGTTTTGTGATTTGAGAAAATTAATTTCTGTAAAATTGTTCCCTGTGGAAAGAAAGTTTTTCCACCGAACACATTGAAAAATAATCATATAAAATTTGGTCCTTCAACCCAAATAACAAGAGATTTTCTTGTTCCTTTTTTTACAGGTGATACCGCATGAAGTAAATAAGACGGAAATAAAATCATCGAACCTTTTTTTAAGTCTACAATTTCGGGTTTGTTTTCACTACCTGTATTAAACAACAATTCACCACCTTCAAAATCTATACCTGGTTCATTTAACAACAATGATATAGAAAGTTTTCTAACACCTAATCGTCCTTGCATAGTATCAGGATGAAATTTGTATTCACCGTTTACAGGATATACGCCATATTGAAAACCATCATAACCATTCAATTTGAATTTAAATGTATCTTTGTTAACAGCCAGTATCTTCTTATCCAACCTATCAAAAATCCATTTGATTTCTGTGTTACGTCTTTCAAAGAAAGATACTTCAGAAATTCTCCATGAACTGGTATTTGTTGTTGCAGAATTATTTTCCATAGTGAGTGTGTTGCCAGATTTTAATTCACCATGACTATCAAAATACTCACACATAGTTTTAAGTTCTTCATCACTAAAAACATTTTCTACAACTAACGAGTTCATGCTTGTTCCAAATTCAATGCCTCAACATAAAGTCCACGCAAAACAGTTTTTAGTTTTTCATTGTCAATGTGGTCTTCTTGAATACCATCCACAAACTTATTAATAATGGTGATAGTATCTTCTGCTTGGTCTATCATATCATCTTCGACACCTTCTGTCAAGTCTGTAAAATCTTCTGCAATGGTAATATCGATTGGATTAACATTGTAAAGATTATTCATAAACTTATCGAACAGATAAGGATTAGTTTTGTTTAGTACCACAACTTTAACATAGGTGTTGGTATAACCTGTTAAGTCTTTGTTGGTAATTTCGGTAATCGATTGTTCTTTATCATCATATACAATACGATGAAACATCACATTCGTATTAGGAATAAACTCAAGTTCCCTAGAAGCGATATCAAAAAGATGGAAACCACGGATATCATTATAATCTTGCCAAGTAAGTTCGTATGGATTACCGAGATAATATATGCCATCAGAGCTAGATTTGTGGTGATAATGACCGCTGAAAGTATAATCAAATTTTCTAAAAAGTTCACGACTTAATCCTTCTTGTGATGGCATACCTCGATGCATTGCAAAACCTGCAATTTCAAAATGCCCCATGCAAAGTGTGGCTGAAGTATTTTTAATTTCTGACAAACTGTTATCATAATTCTCTGCACAAATCCAAGGAATCATACAAATATCCGCAGCTGTGTCCTCATAGTTTAAATGTATTGTTTGTGGAGTATCAATAACATTAATGTTTGTATATTCACGCAACAATAGGTCTACAGAGTTAACATCGTTGGTGTTCTTGTAATAGGTATCGTGATTACCTGCCAACATATGTACTTGAATATTTCTCTCTGCCAACTTGTCAAAGAACATTTCTTTGGTTCTTTTGAGAGAAAAGAAGTTTATATATTTACGCCTATCAAACGTATCACCGAGTATAAGAACAGTATTAATGCCACTATTGTCAATGGTTGGGAAGAAAATATCTCTATAAAATTTCTCATAATAATCTAAAAAGTGTGTAGAATCATTTCTGGCACCAAAGTGTTGGTCAGTAATGATTGCTACTTTAGTTTCGGTCTGGTTTTTTGTGGTCAACATCGTCATAGTATTTAATTTCTAAAACTGAATTCATAGGTCTGTCGTTTGCAAAAAGAATTGCTTCATGTAATGATTTAAACCACTTAAAAAAAACTGATGTTTCTGTGTTGGTTGGGTAATAGCAAACTTTATACATTTTGTTTTCTCTCCTCGGCTTCTTTAACTCTTTTACGCAAAGATGTGGTACTAAAACTGTGTTTGCGAGAATTAAAAAATAAATCAATATCCAAATTTCGACCTGTAAATTCTTTATCTTTGTATTCTTCTCCTACTATTCTAACATCAATTGGATAAGAAAGCAATATGTCCGTCAATTCTTTTTCGGTAGAATAAGGAATGATTTCATCCACATACTTACAAGAGTCCAACTGAACAAATCGTTCAAAGAGTGTTTGTACCGGTTTGTTTTTGGTATCTGGCCTATCTATGGTAGGGTCGGTTTGTAGTCCTACTATAAGATAATCACATTGTTCTTTTGCCTCTTTCAACATCATCATGTGTCCTGCATGAAACAAATCAAATGTAGAACAAGTAAATCCAACTCTCATAGCCATATTATTCTCCCAAGAATTTTTCAATACCTTTTATTTTTTTGGTTGCTGCCTTTTTAGTTTCTCTGGCAACTTCATAGTTTTCTATAAATTCGGCAATATTATCATACAGTTGAAATTGTTTAGAAGAACCATCTTCAAATTCCATCATTTCAAATTCATCAAGTATACCCATTTGTTCTGTTGCTTTGTATTTGACGTATTGTTGTTTCTTTTCTTTTTGTATTCTTCGTAGAAAAGCAAAATATATTACTTGTGTAAAATAGGCAAACGGATTATTAGATTTTGTAGGATCAAAATTATTAAAATATTGAAGACAATTTTCTATACCATCCGATATCATATCTTCACGATAAGTATAGTTAATGAAATTTGGCTTGTGTGAAAGACCTTCTGCAATTTTCATAAAGCATTCACCAATATAATTAGGAATAGCTGGTACAGGTCGTTTCTCGGATTCAGCCTTGATACAAGATTCTTTGTAAGCTACAAGAGCCTGCATAAAGTCTGCGTTGTTAATATAGTGTTTTTGTTTAGCCATAATTATCTCACTTAAAATATACCATTAATAATGCTTGACAAAGGGCTTGACAACCTGTAAGGTTCGGTGTGTCCCCCTTTGAATATGTTTAATGAATTGTTTCTCCATTACCTTCTTGTAAAGCTTCCATGACTTCCTCAACTTCTTCATCGGTCATCTTGTCTGCAATCTCTTTTGCTTTTAACAGCATCGATATCTTCTTTACCGTATTTGAATAATATTCACAGAATTCATCATTAGGTTCAAAGGTTGTTAGAATATCATTTTTGTTAAGTTTGATTTCATTTTTCTTAATTAGTTGTACAGGCAACCAATGACTCATTACCAATCCATTTTCACCTCTGTTATGCACAATGTCAACAGTCATCGGTTCTGCCATCTCAATGAATTCATCTTTAGTACATATACTACCAATAATATCTTCACCACTCTTTAATCGAACTATTCTAATATCGTTCATTTGTTAAGTCCTATTTTGTAAATTTTGAATGGGAAACTCTCCTCATTATATATCTTAACTCTTTCCACGAAATGTTTTAATGTATAATTCATGTGCTTTCCCACTCTTAAATCATCTGCAATGTCGTAGAGTGTGGCAATTTCTTTTCCTTCAGATTGCCGCAACCCTCGACCAATGCTTTGTAGATTTCTAATTCTGCTTTTGCTTGGACTAGCAAAGATGATGTTGTGTAAATTTCGTATGTTAATACCGGTACTAAAAGTACCAAAGCTAGCAACAACAATCGCATCATTTTCAATCTCCATAATTCTTCTAATTTCTTCTCTATCTTCGGTGTCTGTACCACCGTGGACAAAGAAAACTTTTCTATCGCCAATATTCTTTGTTTGACTAATCATATCATACAGTATTCTACCGTGTTTGTCAACCATTTGATACAAAACTAGTGTATTGGAGTTTAAACTTACCGCAAGGTTTTTAATAAATTTGTTTCTTTTTTCATTAGAAATAAGATATTGAATTTCATCGTTGTATTCTTTGTCTTTTAAAAACTTGGCAGTATCATCATTGTGTTTAAGTATTAGGCATTTAATCTCAAAGTCTGCAAGTTGTTTCTTATCAATTAATTCTTTAGTGGTAGTAACTTGTTTTACCGGTCCGAACAACCCTTCCAATACTAACTTGTGCGTTTTTGTTCCATCCAACGTTCCTGTAAGTCCAATTCTATATTTGGCATTAACACAAGATGTAAGAATGGTTGTTAAAGACTGTGCTTTGAATAGGTGAGCTTCATCTCCTATCACATAATCAAACTGTTCAAAGTATTCTTTAGGCATCTTGTATAAAGATTGCCATGTGGAGATGGTCAAAGCTTTGTCTGTGTTCTTGTCTTTGCCTTGATAGATACGATGGAGATAAGTTTCCATGTTATCGTTATTATAGTCAGCAAAGTCTGAATACAACTGTTCAACCAAAGAAGTGGTTGGAACAATCACCAGACCTTTTAAGTTTTGATACTGATGTAGTTGTCTAAACAGTAAGTAGATGATGAGAGATTTACCAGATGCGGTAGGAGATACTAACAATACACGTTTGGACTGCATGGAATGAACAAACGCATTAAGTTGATGTTCACGGACTTCTAATTGTTCACCTCTTGCGTGTATATCAAGGCTTTCAATAAACTTATTTGCGTGATATACTGAAAACTCATCTTCAACAAAATCGTGTGAGTATGTGTAATCTCTTTCAACACAAAACTGTTCTAAGTATGGTAACAGACCAATATACAGGTTATTATTTCTTAAATCAAACAAACGAATCTTACCATCCCATATCTTGTTTCGATATGCTGGTACAAATTGATAACCAGGTACAAAGAACGTAAAGAATTCAGATAACTCTTTGGCCAAATGTTTCTCACATTCAACCTTTAAAAATACTTCATTTACTTTTTCTATTAAAAGATGTTCTTTACTGTTCAGTAAATTACTGTCCACCAATAAATTTCTCCCATGAAATAAAATCTTTCAATTGGAACGTTCTAGATTTTAATTCCTGCATAATAGATTCAATAACCGAAACCACTTCTTCGTGGTATGTTTTTTTTTCTAATAATTTGATTAAGTCGGAGTCTGCTTCTAGATATGTGGTGATATCTGACTTGAGTGTAAATTGAAATGGTTCCCATCCATACTGTTCAAGGTCTTCACGGGACATTTTACCTGTGTAATATTCCCATTTAATTTTTTTCATACGGAGAAAATCGAAATGAGCCTTCTTAGAAGCAATCTTATGCTTTGTAAGAATGGAAAGATATTTGTTATGTAAGATAGGAATCTTAATGAGTTCTTTTCCAGGTTCAGTCTGGTCCATCTCCGCATCACGTTCCCAATTTTTTAATACCTGTTCTAAGTTTTCCATAATATTTTCAATATTCTAACATTAATTCTACATGGTAACATATCTTATGTTATCGTGTCAAGCCTATGTTAGATAAACTCAAACCTTTCAAATACAAAAGTGGCATCACCAGTAATGATATCATCTGCCGAAGATTTGGTATCAAATTGAATATCGGATAAAGATACGGGGAACATATTAATGAACTGTATTCTTTGTACAGGATTATTTAAGGCATTTAATACAGTCAAAGTACCATCCGAATATGCTTTCATTGCTGAAGAATTCTTAGAAAGACTATATTGGTTTTGTTGAGAAGTTTGTCTGTTTCTTTCCTCAGAACCTTTAGGTGAAGAAAAAGAAAGGAACCAATTGTATATTTCTTTCCATGATTTCATTTCTTCATCAATAGTGAATACCATATTAAAGTTGTTATATGTAATTTGATTACCTGGTGCATACGCTTGTATACCTGAAAATGGTAATGGTGCTTGACCAACGCTTACTCCCGGCAAACTAACAGATTGACAGTAAAATGTTGTGGTGGGTATTCTGTTAAAAGAAACCAAAAATTTAGTGGCTTGTAACAAATTATTGTTTTGTGGTGCTCTATTAGTAGCTGTCATTTATTAAGATAGTCCTTTAATGTTTCACTCATAACATTATTTAGGAGCCAAAAAAAAGACCACCCGAAGGTGGTCTTTCAAACGTTCCTCTTAACGGGAACTTCTTGATTACATCAAGTTCTTTACACCGAAAATACGATAGTATTTGTTGGTGCGAGCATTCAACAAACCTGAACCAGCGCCTTGACCTTCGGCAAATGGGTTTGCAACCATGCCGTAACGAGTCTTGAAACCAATCTTTGGTTGGAATGTGAACTGGTCAACTGCACGAACCATTTGTAATGGAACGTATGGGCAATAGAACAGACCAGCATCATAAGGTGATGAACCTTTGTAGCCTACAGTTACCAATTCTTGGTTGCTTGTGTAGCCACCGAAGTATGGGTCAATGTAAACTTTGATACGACCGTGTAACAAACCAGCAAATGTATTGCCTGTATCGTCAACTTGTAAGTCAGCTTGTAGAGCAGGTGTATACTGAAGAACGCCAGCCATAGCCATTGCAGATGCTACGTCTGAAGAAACAATCAATACGTTACCTTTGCCACGACGAGTTTGCTTAGCGATTACGTTAGCATCACGTTCGATTTGGAAAATCAAACCTTTGAAACGCTCAACAGACCAACGGCCGTTAGAGTCTGTGTCAAGGTCGAAATAACCAGCAGTTGTTGTACCATACTGAGCACCAGTTACAGCGCAAGTATAGATTGTACGGATAACTTCACGGTTGATTTCAGAAAGAATCTCTGTAGACAGAATGTTAGACAATTCTGTTTCAGCATCAAGACCATGAATTGCTTTCAAGTCTTGTGCAAGTTCTAAAGAGTATTCTGCTTTCAACGCACGGCTTTGAGCAGTTACAGTAACTTTCTCAATAGAGAAAGCCATTTGCTGGAAGTCTGCATTGCTATCTGAACCTAAGAATTCAGCAGTAGCAGTAGTGCGAGCAATACCAGTTGTGAAAGCGTTAGCAGTGAAGTCAGCAACAGGGTTTGTTGCAACGTCAGTAACAGCAGTACCACGGAAACCGTATGGGTTGTTAACAGAAGTAACGCCTGTATAAGCAGTGTTGGCTTCGTTGTAGAAAGCTTCTGTACCAGACTGGTTTGTGTAACGAGCACGCATTGCGAAAATCAAACCTGTAGGACCAGTCATTGGCTGAACGCCAGCAACGTCATAAGCGATAAGATTAGGTAATGCACGGCGAACCAAACTAATCAAGATTGGGTCGAAGTTAGCAACACCAGAACCGGTTGCGTTTGTAGGACCAGCATCAGCGATTTCGTTCAGCTGTCTACGGTCTTGAGCCATAGCTTGTTGTTGGTTTTCCAAAACAAGGGCAGTAACGGCACGCTTGTATGGGTCTTTGATGGAGTCAAGTTCTGGATGATCCAAAACTGGTTCCCATTTCTTTTGTAGTTCTTCGGTGAGATACATTAGTTTTTCTCCTTGTTAGTATCTAGAATGAAATCTTATTTATGATTTCAGAGTTTGTGAGATTGTCTTTGCGTAAATTTCCATTGAAGGATCAGAAGACTTAACGCCTTTCTTTTCTTCTTCAACAATAACTTCTTCGAAAGCTGAAGTGTCTGCAACTTTAACATCAGACTTGAAATATGATTCTTTCAATGTGTCAAGTTTAGTTACAAATTCTTCTTCTGTAGTAAAATCTACACCCTCTGCGAGTGATTTCATTTTTTCTACTTGCGTCTGCGTCAGGCCTTCACACGCTGCGTGTATAGCCTCAATCTTTTTTGATTCGCTTAAAGACTTCTTCATCTCAACAGCAATTTTAATTTGCTCATTCAAAGAGTCTTCAAGTTCGGAAACCTTGTTGGTTAATTCTTCAACAACGTCCACTTTGTCTTCAGGAATATCGATGTAATGTTCTTCGAACAATCCTTTTAATCCAGAAATGAAGTCTTCAACAATTTCGGCACGAAGACCTTTTTCGATTGCGAGTTCATTTTCTTTAATCCATTCTTCTACCATGTAGTTCAAGTAGTCATCGACTTTAGCAGCCAATTCTTCTTTAACTTGTTCGATAGCAGTTTCAAATTGTTCTGTTAATTGTTCTTCAGCGGAAGCAATAACTTCTTCTGCACGAGCAATAACAGCAGCTTCAAAAATGGTAGTTGCTTTGGTCTTAAATTCTTCGGAAAGATTTTCACCAGAAAGCAATGCGTCAACATCTTCTTTCATTTTTTCTTTCATTTTTTCTTTCTGAATTTCTTTTTTGATTAAGGCTTTGTCTTGAGCAGCATCTTCATGACCTTCTTCTTTTTCCTCAAAAACAACATCTTCGTCTTCAGATTCAGTTTCTTCGTACTGTTGAAATGTTGCACCTTTGTTCATATCCATCATTTGTTTGCCTGGTTTGCCTTCTGGTTGTTCTGCGGAAACACCATCAGTCTGTTGTGGCTGACCTTTGAGTTTCTTCATTGGTTCAGAACCAACAGGTGGTTTTGCACCAGGAGGTGTTGCTGTAGGTGCGCCTTTGGTAGCATCAGGTCCACCATCGGTAGTTTTAGTTACTTGTGTGCCAATGTCGCCGGCTTCTTTAGTGCCGTATGCAACATCGCCAGACAACTTAGCTGGTTTATCTTGGCCACCTTGCTTAGCAGAAACGCTTCCTGAAAGGATGTCTTTAGCGGCTTCGGACAGATTAAATTTTGCCATTTTGAAAATCTCCTTGATTTGTATTGGATATTTATATTTAAAGTTTTTTCAGGAAGTTTTCGAATATGTGTAGACTTACTTCCTCGATTTCTCTTTGTGATGCCTTGCGAATTTGTGTTTTCGCTTGAGAGTAATCTTGTTCGGTCCATACACCATTTACTAACATCCATTCTTTTCCTTCCATAATGCCTTGCACGAAAGCATTAGGTGCTGAAGGGTCTGCTACTATATCCGCCGCTGTGGCTAGATGAAAATCATCTTGAACTATATGTACACCATTGACAGTCTTAAGAGAACCCATGCCTCGGGACGACACTCCAATTTGTGCGCCACCCTCTAGCAAACTCTTAACAATGTTTCCCATTGGTGTTTCAAGAATTTTTGCTTTGCCTATCCAATCATTCCCCTCTTGTCTAAGGTTTGTCGTTAGATGAGAAACCCTATCCAGATTGATTGATGGTGTATCGGGATGACCGAGTTCACCAAAGGCACGATTTTTATTAATATATTCTTGTGTATATCGGTTAACCTCTTTAGCCATGGACTCTTTCATATACTTACGCCCATTGCGGTTTACCACTTCTGATTGTAGAAATGGTCCTTCAATATACAACGATTTCTTGCCGTCTTTTTCTTCGACAAGATAGTTGATTGTTTCGAAAACTTCTTTGATAAGTTTCATTATACCCCCATCGACTTTCTTCTTTGTAGAGCTCTAAACCTTTTACGGATTGATTGCCCCATTTTTGCTTTACGTTTAATCTTGGCCCGTCTTGCACCCATTTTTCTGTGTCTACGTTCCATTGGTGTCATACGACTTAATTTACCAAAACGAAACACAAAACCTTTGACTGCTGACTTCTTAACTCTACGTTGTACTTTACCTTTTCTGATACGCAATCGTATTAACTTGGTTCTACCTTGTTTTAATACGTTTGCCTCAGTTAAATCACTATCTAATTCTTCTGCAACTTTCATACCAATCAGTTGCAGTTTTTCTTCTACTATTTGTTCTATCCGTTCCTCAAGTATCCTTTGTGCCTCAATAAGGTCACCATTAAAAATACTTGAAACAAAATCTTTCATTACGGATTAAATGGTGTAGGAGTAATACTGTATGGTGGATAGTTAAATGCACCTGGTTCTTGGAACTGTCCAGCGCTATAGAATTGATTATTCTTATGTAACTCAATAATAACAGTATAGGCTGCATTAGCGGTTGTACCAACAGTTTTAATTGTTACGTTGCCTGAAGGACCGGTTGCATCATTTGGAAATGATGGTAATTGATATTGGGGATTACTATCATGATATCCTACACCATATGCAACAATAGTTTTAGCATTTGAACCTTGCCATTTTAATTGTAAATGACCAACTTCAGCATCAACAGAAGCAAGAATTCTGGAAATCGTAAAAGCCGAGTTTGCAAAACCGGTCGCAACTGTATTGCCGGTTTGATAGATTGCACCATTAGCATTCAACGCATACGCCAAAGCTCTAGGATCAATAAAAACTGTTTCATTTTCATCGGAGTCTATAACGCCGATACGTTTAATAACGGTTCTTTTATTTGTATCAATTAAAATTTGTGTGCTATTTGCGATTGCCATTTTTTATCCTAAAGTAATGTTCTTGAATTCGTCTGGTACTGAGCTAGACCAATGCATAGCTTCGTATGGTATCGTAACGTATTTATTAATTTTATCCACATGATATAATGCCACTCTTTGGCCATTTGGAAAATTTCTAATCGCCTTACGTTTCATTATTAAAACGTTAGGAGGATCCGCTGGTAGTTTAGGTACCGAACGTTTTTCCGATAAAAATTCTTTAAGTGTTTTCAACTTGTTCTTCTTCTGTATCTTCAGACCTAGCGATTAAGGTACGAGCAATCTCTTGTTTTTTGGCATCAATATGTGCCATAACTCTATCTTGAATATCTGAATACAATGCATCTCGCATTTCTTTAGCGTTATCATCATATGCATAGTCAATAATAGCTTTTGTTGTGTCTGTCATTTTTATCTCCAATTCAATATTTATAAGATACGTTTCAATTTGTCAAAAGTATTAATACCAATAACAACTTCTTCTTTTTTCTGCGATTTGGCCATATCAGCTTGATGGTCTAATTGAGCTTGTTGCATATCAGCTTGATGTTGTTGGTCATCAGGATTTCCTGGTTGACCAGGTACTTGACTCATCATTTGTTGTTGTGCAACATCATTCATAACACCAACTGGCAATCCATTGCCATCTTTCTTTTCTTGGTCAATTTGTTTCTGCATCTCATCGATTTCATCATCGTTCAAACGCAAGACATTTTGTTGAATCCATTTCTGAGAGAAATATCTACCTGTGTATGGATCAACTTGACCCAACAAACCTAAACGGTTTGTCATTAATTCAGCTTCTTTTAATTCACTAAAGTTGTTGTCCCTTATGAAATCATAATGGATGTTTTCTTTAAATAAATCAAATTCTTCAGCCGTACAAACACCTTTAAGTACCAACTGTACACGCAAAGCTTGATTAAACAAATCAGAAAAACGGTTTCTAATTCTATCAACAAATTTAGAGAACTTTAATTCATCTCTAGTAACTTCAGTAGAACGACCTAGTGAAAATCCTTCACTTGGTTCTAAACGAGAAATTGGTACACTTAGTGAACCATACAATTTCTTTTGGAAATACTTAACGTCTTCCAGTTCACCTAGGTTTTGGCCACCTGGCAATGTAGTAATCTCAGTACCTTTACCACCTTCACGGCGAGGTAACCAAAAATCTTCCATCATAGACAGAAACTTACGGTCATCACGAACTTCACCTGTGTTTGCATCATAGACAAGTTTGTTTTTATACTTGACCATGATATCACGAAGATACTGTTCGGCTTTTAATTTCGGGAGATTACCCACATCGATATAAAAAATGCGGCGCTCAGGAGCACGACTAATTCGGTATATGACAGTAGCATCTTCAATCATCCTTAATTGGTTGAGTGGTTTGATTGCTTTATGTAGATAACTCAGAACAACAGCACGGCGTGCGTCCATTAAACCTGATACAACAGCAATAATAGAATCTGTTGTAATACGAACACCAATTGGACCGTAGTTACTAGAACCTCCAGTAACCACTTTATCGTTATAAACGTAGTATTCGTTAACCACGTCCATCATTTCTACGCCTGTGCGTTCATCTTTTTTCTTTTTAATCTCACGAACTTTGCGTAATTTTCGTGGATCAACATATCTTAATTCTTTGACACCTTGCGTAGGGTTATCTCTATCGATAATTACATGGTAATAAAGTCTACCATCAATATAATATCTGCGGAAGATATCGTGTGCCATGTTGTTATAATTCAACATACGAAGAACAGTATTAAATTCTTCTTTAATGGCTTTTTTAATTTTATCTGGCTGATCCAGATTATCTAAAACAATATTTGTAATTCGGCCATCATCATCTTGTACGATAGCCTCATTCATAATATCATCTATAGCCGATTCAATTTCTGGCTGCATAGCCATTTCTCTATAACGAGAAATCATTTCTACTTCATTTTTTGCACTACCGTCTAAGTCAACATAAGTTCCATAATATGCAGCTGACGTAATAGTAAGAGCTCCGTCATCGTTAGACGGAGGCGAAAAGGTTTGTTGCACGGCATTGTCTTCTTCAGACTTGTTTCGTGCAATCGTAAACCCAAAGAGAGAGAATTTATTTGAAGCTGCCATATTGTTTATTTTTCCAATTCAAAAAAACATAAAAGAAGGACCGAAATCCTTCTTATAAAATAATTAACTTGTTGTATCAGCTTCCCACCATTGATAAGCAAATGTCGCTGAATATTCTTCAATCGAGTCATTGCTTTGCCAATCCAAATCGATTGGTGCAATATCAAGTGGAAACAAACCAACAAATTTATAAGACTTTAAAACATCTCCGGTTTTGCTGTATTGTGCAACTGAAGCGTCAACAGTATAACCTCCTGGTGAACCAGCAGCTGCGTTGCGTACATTACTACCATGACTATTAATTGCGTTCATCCATGATTCTAATGCGTTACGGATTGCGAAATCTTCATCGTTAATAATTTGCAATGTCCAATCTGTAAAGGTTCTGTTACCTGCAAATTTCAGTTCACGACCAAAATAATAAACAGGCACAGTACCAACAGTAGAACCTGGTAGTTGTGCCGCTTTGGCCATGAAACTTACTTTTTGACCTGCAACTGAACCCCCAGCAGCTACTGCGGGAAAAGTTAGAGTTACCTGAAATAAGTTGGGACGGGCACCGTCACCAACCATTTGACTTCTAAATTCTGCTACGTTGAATGCCATTTTGTTTTCTCCTATTCGTTAGTATTTATTAGAACTGACCAACGACTGTTGTGAAGTCAACACCAGTTCCAACTGCAACGAAATTCAATTGGATAAAGTTGATTGAACGAGCAGGCTTGATGTAGATATCTCCAACAAACTGGTTACTGTCGATTATGTATCCTGTGTTGTTAGTAGAATCACACACAACACGGAAGTCGGTGATACCACGGCGACCTTGAACCTCACGCAAGAATGGAGTTACTAACGCAACAAACTGAGCACGGGTAAATTCATCATTGAATTCAAACAATGAATATTGTGCAGCCTTAGCAATTGCTTTCTCTAACGTAATAAACAATCTACGCACGTTAATTCTATCAAATGCGGATGGTTTTGCTTGTAGTGTTTTATCTCCAAACAACACGATACCGTTACCAGGGAATGAACAAACAGGATTTACACCTGCATTGTACAAGGTATCACGATATGTTTTACTTGGTGACCACGCCAGTTTAATAGCGTTTTTAATATTACCACGGTTGAAACCAGCAGGTGACCACCAAGGATCACGAATTGTGTCAACATAAGCACACAGACCAGCGGTATCACCGTTTAGTGGTACCCAACGATATGTGCTGTTATATTTGTCGTACATATATTTCCAACCAGAGTCGGCAACAGCGTAAGACGATGAACGTGATAAACTTCCTAACCAAGTTACAATATTAGCGGCTTCACCACCATTTTGATTAACAACTGCTGAATAAGGAGGCGAAATAAATGCAACGCAGTCTTTACGAGCGTTTGCAATATTATCAATAACATATTGTTGAACAGCAATAGAATGACCACCGGTTAATAACAATGAAACTTCAATTGTTTCTTTGTTTGCAAATAAATCCCAACCTAATTCAATTTGACCATCAGTTGGAGTTTCATCTGTACCGCCAGCTAATGAAACAGTAACAGGAGCGGTTAAGTTTTGGAAAGTTCTACCAGCTGCTACTTGACCCCATGTTTGATAAGTGGCTGAATATTGTGGAGGATCAACTGCATAAACGTAATTTGAATTGTTAAAAATTACTTGCTTATAGTAGTTGGCTTGACCATTTAAAGTAGCATCAAATGCCTTTGAAACAAATGGATAAGTTTCTAAAACTGTTCCGGCTGTACCACTAAAATCACCTGTTGAGTCTACAACAACAATGTGCAATTCATCACCTGAGCCACCAGCATTTGATACAAATTCTGAAGTACCTGGTGCAGAGGTAAAGTAAGATTTGTATGTCCAATTTGTAAATCCTACCGAATCGCATACAGAAACAGTCAAAGCATTTCCTAACGAACCAGAATATCTTGCAATAAAAGGTCCAAAAGTGTTTGCGTTGTTAGTTAACATATAACTAGCTTGGAAAACATCTTCATTAGTAATTTGTACATTGTTTGCTGAAGTATTTGCATCAGCATTTCTACTGTTAGCACCAAGGGTACGAACAATATTTAAATTATTACCATAAGCTAAGAAACTAGCGCAAGTAAAAAACGAAGTTGCTGTATTTGAATTAGGATTAGCTGGTGTAAACATATTGTATAATGTTTTTTCGCTGTCGACCTGTATAACTTTATTGGCCGGACCCCAATTAAACATTCCAGCATAAGCACCAGCACTAGAAACGACCGAAGGAACGATTGTGGTTAAATCGATTTCGGAAACATTTACGCCTGGAGAGAGTTGAAACGCCATTTTATTCTCCTTGAATTATTATTTTGTTCTTGGCAGTTAAAATACCATATGGATATTTATGAATCATCGGTTTTACATCTTGCGGAAAAAATCTTTGGTATACTGCTCATAAGTATTTGAACCACCCGCAACTTCCCATACATCACCACCTTCAACCATGAAATCGTGTTCTAGACCATCGTCAATAATTGGAGTGGGTAATACGTCTTCATCATATTGATTCATGTTTTCTAACTGAATTTGTTTTCTTAAATCATGGTTGACAATATCTCTGAAATACTTTTGAGTGGTTGCCCACGCAAAAATCACCAAAGTCATGGCCATATCGTCATTTGCACCGTCCGCAGCAGCAAAAGATGCTTTGTGTTGTTCAAATGTAGTCAGTTCAGAGTATGTATCAAAATCATTAATTAACAACTTGTCGCCTTCAATCAAGGTTTTGAGGTTCGAACAACCTACTTGTTTTACTTGAGGCGACATTTTCAGACCCATCTGTATGCCTCTTGCAAAACCAGCCGACAATTGTTGTGGTTTTTTGTTACCTGTAAATACTTTTAAAAGGTTTTCGTATTCTAAATCTGAATGAATGTATTCTGCAACCTGCGGATTATTGTTTATCTCAACTAAGATGTACGCATCATTATATAGTTTTGCCGCATTTACCACTACAGTAGGCAATAAGATTGGTGATATTGAAGAACTAGAATAAGTTGCCACCTGCTTGTAAGGTGTGGTAGAAATATCAAAAACAGAGAACGCAGATGAGTCTAAATTTTTACCTTCTGAAACGTCAACTGCAATTGCATACAGGTGGTCCGTTTTAATATCATCACCATTTTCTTTGATAGGATACTCATATATCTTCAACTTGTCGTGTTCAGCAATAGGATCGGTATACCTTAATTGTTGCAGTTTATAACCAGAAATTAATGTATTTGAAGAACCTAAGAACTCGGTTTCAAACTCCTGTTGGAATTGACGATAAGAAGTATTGCGGATTGTTTCTTCTTTCCATACCTCATCACGGCCTGGTACCATAGACCAATGAATCTCAAAATTCTTATAGTTATTTCTGCCTTCAATAGAATCCATCCAAAGTTTGTAAAACAAATTCATACCATTTGGTGTAGAAACAATAATAATTTTTGACGATTTACCAGAAGAAATTACAGGATAAACCGAGTTAAAGAATTCATTGGCAATATTGTTTGGTACGAAAGCAAATTCGTCCAAGAATACAATGTTAAATGAACCTCCTCGGATTGCAGAACTAGAGGTCGATGCTGCGATAACTTTAGAACCGTTTTCTAATTCTACGTTACCTTTATTCCATGTAACCACACCTTGTTGTAACCATTGTGGTAAGTTTTCATAAGCAAGTTGATACTTAGCTAAAATATCTCTTGCTAATGAACCTTTGTTGGCTAAAACCGCTACGTTCTGAGAGTCTGTAAAAATGGTTGCCCAAAGAAGATAACCTACGGTTGTAGTAGTTTTACCAACCTGACGAGGACATTTTGTAATTACGAAACGATTATCTTTAAATAGATTAATCATTTCTTTTTGAAAGTCCCACATCTTAAAGTTAATCAGACCTTCGTCTACGTTAACAATTTTAATATAGTTCATACAGAAATATACCGGATCTTTGGCACATTTCATATATTCTTCAACTTGTTCTTTCGTATATTGATGTTCAACACCTACTTTTTTAAGTAGAGGATTATCACGATACGAATCTTTAGTTTGTACGGCCATTAATCTTTGCCTTTGATGAGTTTATTCAACTCTGCTGTAGAACCTACAAAAATGGCCTTGTCAATATTTGTACCCGCTTTTGATTTCTTTTCTTCATCCATATCACGCATTTGTTTTTGAATGTTTAAAAGTTCTTTGTTGGCATCTACCATATTTTTTAGTAATGTACCGTAAACTTCAAATGCTCTTGGATGTTGGCCAGCTTTTGCAATATTAAGTATTTCTTCCATTGCTTCTTGGCCTTGGTCAATGATGCCTTGTAGATTTTCTTTTGACTGTTGGTAAGCATCAGTCAAATCTTGCTTTAAATCTGGCTGGTTGTAACTAACCGATACTGTAGGAAGTTTTTCTTTTTTTACTTCTTGTGGTACCAAATCAAAAACTTCTTCCATCTTCTTATCAAATGTATTCATATTAAGTTATGTATGGTGATTCTGTTATAGTGGTGGTGTATGTATAATTAGAATTGGCGTTAGCATCAGCTGGATTAGGAGTAACAACAATTCTGGCCAATTTTTGTGGACCAATTTGATATGATGTGAAAGAATAGTTTGCGTTTGTTTTCATTCCAACAATAGGACTTCCTGAAACAAAGTTTCCATTGACCTCAGTAAGAGTTAATTTATTAATTGTGTTTGCAAAGAACACCACTTTGCCTGTAGCTGTTGCGGTACCAGGAGAATAACCTTGATATACCAGTTCTCCTGTTTGATACATTCCTGTACCGTTGTTTGCAACAACAAAATTTACTTCATCTTCATTTGTGAAGTCATTGTATATATTTGTGATAGAAGTCTTAATCAATCCAGTAGAAGTTGTTTTACCAAATATGAAACCTTTAACAGTAAAGTTTAATGTCCAAACAATCGTTCTTGTGCTGGAGTCTTTATTACCTTCATACATCACTTCATATTCTGTATTTTTTAATACTATTGGAACTTCTTTAATTATTCCCATCTCAGGAATAAGATTCAATTTGATGGTGTAATCTGGTGTAAAATAAGGTAAGATATGTTCAATTAATTGTGTACCATCTTCAATGTTTCGTACATAAAGATATAATGAAAAATCAAAATCATATGGTACAGGATTATATATTGATTTTATACCATTGTTTGATACTTTTGAAAATTGTTTTATGTTTGTATTTTGTTTTCTGCTGGCATCATAAGTTAATCCTGTCATCTCAAATGACATTCTAGGTAATGCCATCATTACTTTTTTACTTAAATCTGGATCGTCTTGCAATCTCATCACATACAATTCTTTTGAAGCATATGCAATAGGAACAATCATTCTTTCTGCTTCAGAATTATCTGTATTATATTTTACTAAAGTAATGTTATCAAACAAGTTGCCAAAACCAACAACTAGTTTTCTAATGACACGATTGTATTGTATATTTGTGGTCATTATATGCTACCAAAAGGATTAGTTTCTGAAAAATCAATAATAGAGTTTGCTTGATTTTTAATGTATAAGTTATCATATGTTTCGTGAGCAACATTAATATTTAATGGATCGTATGTCGATAGTGTGTACCGTGCATTACTTGTGTACCCAATAATCGTTGTTCCATTAACGAATTCGCCAGCAATATCAATCACAGATAACGTATTTGTACTAGGTATCCAAGATTTAACAGATGCTATTGTTGTCGCATTTGCATAAGCTCTAGTTATGTTTGCAACTGCTGTTGTGGTTTGAAAAACAACCTCTTGTAATTGATATGTTCCTGTGCCTTGACCTGTTTTTAAATCAATAGCATAAGAATTGTCGGTCATAACTTGGTCAATATCTCCAATACCAGTATCGATAAGTTCTTGACCATATTTGAATTTCTCTAAATTTAATTCATAGAAAAATGGCACTTTTCTTCCTAATGTATGGAAGTCTTTGTCTTGGTCTGCAAATTTAATTTCGTAGAGTTCTCCTGTACCATTTAAAAATGGAACATAAATTAAATCGCCCTCACGGGGTCTTACTAAACCAGCTGGAACTCTTTGTGCAAAAGACCTTTTTGAAACAATAACCGAAACTTCATTTTTAATTTCCAAACCAAATTTAGAAAAGAATTCTTTTTCACCGCCATATTCCAATACATTCGACAAATAAAATTCAATAGGAAATGCTGTTTGAAATTTTTTAACTGGATCTTCACCATATAAAAGGTCACGAGCTGCATCATTGTTGTTTGGTAAATAGTAACCATCGAATCCCATTATCTTAATGGATTCAACAATTATATCTTCGTAAACTCTCTGCTCGGCTTGAGAGTTATAGTTATTAAAATAAGGTGAGGTTGCCATTTAGTTCATAAACCATTCTAGTGGTGCACCATATTCTACTTGCATTTCTTGTTCTAGTTTTTCAATTTCTGTAACTGCTTCATCATAAATTTTATCACCGTTTAATGTAACTCCACCTGGTAACATTAAGCCATTAAATTTTTTGATGTTGTTGCCCCAACTTCTTTTGATTAAAGCGGTAGCATACTCTTTTAACCAACGGTCATTCCACACTCTAGTGTAAATGGTAGGGTCAATATTTGCATAAGCTTCGGCAACTACCACAGTACCAACTGGAGCTTCAGAAGCACCCCAACCCCAGTCTATATATAGCCTACGCATATGTCTTTGGAAACGAATAGGAACCTCTCCAGTGAACATGAGTTCTAGTGAACGTAAGTGCTGTTGAGTCAAGGTATAGTTGACGTATGAGGCGGAGGTGAAGTCGTAGAGTTCGTTTAGACGTAATTGATATCTGAGGTCAAACATATTTACAGTTGCCTGAGAATCTACAACTGGAAAGATACGAGAGATACCAACAATTTCTAATGCATTGTTGGAACTATCTTTAACATCGCTTAAGTCCAGATATCTCTGGTTAACATCCGTTTGTGTAATTGGTTTAACATAATAAATTTTTTGTAAACCGTCAAAATGGTAGTCTTGCCAATACTGCAAAGCATCATCGATTCGGTCTTCCACTTGGTCATCATCTACGTTAATATCAATGACAGGGAACCCCAATCGGCGTAAACAGTAGGTTTTGAAATCGTTTCTTGTGGTAATTATGGCCATTTGAATTCCATTTTGTTAATATTTATTTGACTTTTGCATCAATATATAATATAATGAGGTGTATAGACTATTTATGTTTAAGGAAAAACGATGGGAAGATTTGATAATAAAATTGCAACGGTGTCTGGATCCGTAAATTCTGATTTTTGGCCAACCACCTTTGACAAAGGTGTTGTGTCTATTGAAAGAACGGGTGTAATACTGGAGGATCGAGATATCATTACACCAGAAGATGTTGTGCCTCTTCCTGGTGCTTTAGCCGCTATCAAAATGATGCGACTAAAAGGTTATAGAGTGTGTATTTTTTTCAACGAACCACTTATTAGTCAAGGAGTTATGACTACAGACCAAGTGGACATTACAATTAACCAAATGATGCAACTATTTGGTGAATATGGAATTCAAAATATTGATGGAGTTCTATATGCCACAACCAATATGAAACAAGACATTTATTCTATGCCAAATACAGGCATGATGAAGAAAGCCGAAAAAGACTTTAGAGTTAAACTTAAAGGTGGTTACTTTATAGGAAATAAAATACGCAACTTAAAAGCCGGACACTCTGTAGGTTGCATACCTGTGTTTGTTAAAACTGGTAATTACCAAGAAACTGAAGAAAAATTAAATACGTTTGCAAATCGAGAACTATTAAGCAAAACTAAAACTGCCTACAGCCTACTTGATTTTGCTACTTCTCTACCTTCTTAATCAAAAGAGTTTCAATCTCTGGTAAATACAAGTAATTCATTTTAGAACTTTTTAAGGTGTGCAACGCATCTTCAATCGTTTCGACCAATGGTTCTCCACCCAAATTAAAACTGGTATTGAATACAATTGGTACACCAGTAATCTTTTTAAATTCATTAATCAGATTGTAATAGTGTTTATTTTGTTCTTCTGATACAGTTTGAATTCTACAAGTATCATCCACATGAACAATAGATGGAATTAAATGACCTTTGTCTGCTTGTACATCAATAGCATACATCATAAAAGGTGATTCTTCCATACCTGCCATGTCAAACCAATCTTTGGCATCTTCTTTAAGAATACTACCAGCAAACGGTCTAAACCATTCACGGCCTTTAACAATATTTACAAATTGTTTTCCATCTGGATCCCGTGGGTCATATAGAATCGACCTGTTACCTAGAGCTCTAGGACCTGCCTCTGCACGACCTTGAAACAAAGCAACAATATTTCTATCTGAAATTAATTTGGCAACATCTTTTGGTTTAACTTTTTTGATATCAAATTCTTTATCATCCACATCATTCAAGTAAGTAGATGGGTCATATTGTTTTGACAAATAAATTGATGTACACGGAATAATATCCGTAGACTGTGTTTCACCTCTACAAATTGCCATGGCCAATCCGATGGCAGTACCGCCGTCATGTGAAATTGGTTCACACCAAAGTTCAACATCGTCTGGAAGGTTCTTTCTGTAGAAATAATTTGCAGTACAATTTAATCCATAACCACCAGAGATACAAACTTTTTTAATGCCTGTTTTTTCAATAGAATCCAAAATCAAATTTAAAACAATTGATTGAGATTCTTTTTGAACTGCATATGCCAGATTTTTTGCTACTTGTGGAATTTTTTCAGGATCCCTATGCCATTCTTTAGGGTCAAACTCTTGTCGTAGATATGGGTTTAACAACTGATTGATTTTGGTGCCGGCAGGATACAAAGGAATGAATAGGTTCTGATTGCCTCGACCATTGATATAGATATTTGGAATATTATCATCATGTTCGCCATATGGTGCTAGACCCATAGTTTTACCGGCTTCAATAAAACCAAATCCCAAATAATCAGTAACACCTTCATAAGCTTTTACTGTTGGTGCTGCTGTACTATATTCCACAGTACCATTATAATATTCATATGAATTTGGTTGTTGTGAACCATAACAAAGTTTCTTACTTACTATCTGAAACGTGTTTGGATATTCACATACAAATACGGTATCAGTTTCAAAACCTGTTAAACTAGTATCTTTTTCGTTAGTTAAAGATCCGCAACCATCAACAACTATAGATAGTGCTTTGTCAAATCCTGAATTGTAAAATGCCATGGCTGCATGGCCAGTGTGGTGGTTTGTACCACAGTAAAATATTTTAATACTGTTATCTTTTAGTTTTTTTCTAATGAGTGTACTAAACGGGTCTCCGCCAGTCCAACTAAGAACACCTAAAGATTCTTTGTCAAATGTTCCACCAATAGCAATAATATCTAATGGATAATCTTCCATGATTTGAAGTATACCAAGAAATGGATTGCCATCATATTTCATTCGACTCAATCGTTCTTCTTCAACGTAGAACATGAGCTTACCATCAGATACTAGTGCTGCAGAACCATTATGTCCTGGATTAATTCCTAATACATTCATTATTTTTTCACCTTAGTTTCAATATCTTTTACAATTTTTAGGAATATTTCTTGAACTTCACTTTCATCAAAGTCCATAAGTTTATCATTATATCTATCTGCAAGGTGGCAATCTAAATCAACCAAACGAATTGGTGCATACTTTTTTGCGCCTTCTTTTTGAATGATTTGAAAATGATTTGGGAATGATGTATTGATTGGGTATGTTGAACCAAAAACCACAGTACCTGGTATATCAAAACATCTAGCCATATATTGACCAACTGAATCACAACCAATAAAATAATCGGAAGATTGAATGAGTGCTGCCCAACCTCTTAAGTCCAATTCTACTTTGTGTGTGTAGGTATCTTGGTCAATAGCAAATTGTTTTTCACCAAAATAAATCAAGTTGTATTTTGTTGCCAATTTTTTGGCCAATAAAAGATATGTGTCTGGATCAAAAGAACGTGAACCATCATCCATAACATGACCATTATCAACCCTAGCACCACGACCATATGGTTGAATGACAATAGTAAATTCTTTTTTCTGTTTCTTCTTGGCTTCCATGATAATATTAGAAGCCATTTTTTCTTCACCTTTACTGGTGACAAGTGTGGGAATATCTAAATCGGTATGGTCATTTGTTTCGTTGATGATTTCATCAAACGTTTCTGCAAGTGATTTTTTTTGTGTGAAGTATGATGGATATCTGTAAGGTTCTGGCGAAACGATGCGTTTGCAACCTAATATGACATTCTCAAATGTACCTTTGTTTGTGGGATTAAAGGTACGGTCTTGTAGTTCTTGGATACCCCAATACAATGTATCCCAACCGTGAACTAAGACTTTAAAATCATCATCTGGATTTAATCTATGGTATTTTAGTAATGCCGGAATAGCAGCGATTGCCCTACCCGCACCACCATCAATCATAAAAACAGTAAAAGACATAATATTTTCCTTATCATTAAAAATTCAATTGTATACCAACATCACCAATTTGTCAACCACTCTATGACAAAAGTGTTAAGTTTGCCTATTCTTCATCTCTTGTTACCAACTCATAACCCCAATACCGCAAGGTATCATGAGCTTTCTTAAATGATTCATTGATAACTTCAATTTGAAAGTCTGTAAGTTTATTTATTAGTTCTTCGGATGAAGGAATATCTGTAACATCTAATTTAAAATCATCAATGCCGTACTGTTCTTTAATTTTTTCTTCAACCCATTCTGTTTTGGTACACATATCTTCGTAAGTAAATGCGAAATTATTACCAAGTAAGTAGTTGTTTTTTCGTTGAATGATTAGAGTATGCATTACTTGTTCAGCAATATTTTCTATTTCAGATTCCAACGATGGGTCTATTTCTAAAATCTCTGCTACGCAAGCGTATGGATTTTTTACCATGATTAAAAAACATATCAACGGAAAATAATCCATTAAGATATGTGGTCTTAAAAAATCATATAAAGATTTTCCAAGTCTATACTTTGCATTAGGCTTGAGTGTATCCCAAGTATACTGCATATTTAAAGCATTATGATTCCAAGCGGCATCATTCCCACTCTCCAACAATTCTCTTTCTTTTATAAAAAAATTAGGATCATCGAAGATTGGAGGTGGAAATGTTTGCGTATCAAGCATTAATTCCAAATCACTAGGTAATGATACAACATCTTCACAATCACCAAAAGCTTTATGTATTAACTTTGTACCTAATAGGTCCGTAGATAATACAAACATATGGTGTTTTTCATTCATATCTAATTCAATATGTTCCATAATATCTCCTCAATCAATTAAATTTTAACTATTAGCAGCTAACCATTCTGCTTTTGCTTGTGTTATTGCAGCTAACTCTTGTTCTAAAGTATGTATCTCAGTTGTCAATGCAGTATGTCTAGCAGCAAGTTCAGCTTTTGTAGCAAGGCCTTGAGCCAATCTATTTTGATAAACTACAATTCTTTCTTCAGTAGTTTTACCTTCAAGTTCAGGATCACCACCTGCAGCAGCCGTCAATGTTGGACCTTTTCCATCTTTCCATTCAGTACCAGTTAACCAAGATGAAAGATTAGCGATAGCTGTATTGCAAGATGCCGTAATTAACTCAGCTGTATTAGCATCGTCAGATAGATGAGTCAGTTGTATCTTTAAATTGTCAATGTTGATTTGAATTAATTCATCTTTTTTACCAAAAGGAGTTCCTTCTGGTACTTCATTTTTTCTATACAATGATCCATCACCATTAATTATATCACCTTTTTCCAAACCTTCAACATCAGATACACGCCACAGAAACGCAGAGTTCTCTGGTGGTTCAGCTTCCATGGAAATTTCTTCCACTATCTGCCAATGATCCGGTTCATCGTGAAAATGAATAACTCTAAATTTTTTCATTTGTAATCCTATTAATCTTTTTGTTTAATAATGTAAAACTACTAGTCCGCAAGAACCGGCTCTATCGTAACAAGATACAGACCTTGTTTCATCGCCGTTCCACATACCAGCACCGCCACCACCGACTTGGCCAGGTGATGTACATCCATAACCAGGAGAACCTAATGCAGTTGATGTAGCTGTTTCATTATTTCTTTGGACATAGCAATAACACGCCCAATAGCAGCAGTAGTATCTGTCTGTACCAAAACTGGTTGAAGATGCGTTACAAGAAGCGTAAGCACCAACACCAGATCCGCAAGCAGCTCTACAGCAAGCGCAACAACAAGTATTGAAAACGTCCCAACTATAATCGTAATATGGATCAGTTGCACTAATTGATTGACCATCACTTGAACCAACCCAAGATGTTGTACAATACCAAATTGGGAATCCCCAACAGAATCCTGGAATAGAACAGTTTGTGCAAGATAAAACTAAGTCGCCTGTGTAAGCACACTTCGTACAATAGTATCCAGCAAACGCTTGGTAGTAATAGATACTAGGTTGGTCACCGCCGTTGTTAGCACCTGGAACGTTATAACCCCAGCAATTCCAATAACAGCAGCAACGTAAAGCAGTAGCTGAACCATAGGCACTACCTGTGTCGCTAAAACAAGTTTGATTACAGATTGAATTGCCTGGAGCACCACCTGGTAAATGTACACCTTGAATGTCGCAGTAGAAACATGAACACGCTGAAGCGCAGAAACCTGCACAGTTTGTGGCACAACAACAAGTACCAATTACGTCTTTACGACAGAAATAACCTGTACAACGGAAATAACCTGGTGAACCGCAAGTGTTAATATCTCCACCAACACCTGTTCCGCCACATTGAATTCTATAACCACCAGCGTTACAACTGCCTGTTACGCCGCTGGTACCACCTGTTGCCATAATACAACCTTGACCAGCAAAACATACAAATGATGTTCCTTCAGCACCAGCAACGCACACACAAGCAAAAGCACCACCAACGTTTGGCCATACTTTTTCTGTAAATCCGCCACCAGCACCCGAATAGTGTCCTCTTATGCAACAATAACAACAACATTGTCCTGTTTGCGGTAGTGTACAAGAACAAATACTATATGTACAAGAACATCCGCCGCCACCAAAAACAATCGATTTGACGTTTTTGATTGGGTTTGGAATTTGAATTGAATATAAACCTTGCTGGTTAAAGAATTTTTTAAATCTATATTTAACAGCAGAAACGTCTTTTAGATATCTAGACATATTAAACCTCGTATCCTGTTACTGTAATTGCAATATTTGGAGTTGGCGTAGTAGTCCACAAATATATGTAACTACCTTGCCCCAAAACAACACCACCTCTTTCAAACACATCACCCGAATTAAGCGGTGTGTTAAATTCCAAATAAGAGTTTGCTGGAGGGCTGGCGTAAGTTGTATTAGCTACAGACATATACACTCTGGCCATAGTGTTTGCCAAATTACAAGCTAGTACGTTGACTGTTGCTGTTTTTCCTGCGGGAGAAGGTCCGTAGACCGACTGAACGTTGGTCGTAGTGATGCTGACCTGACCCAAGATACCTGATGCCATGATAGTGTTCCTTATTATTAATTATTTATGATATATCACCGCCACTAATCATATTTGCTATGAATAGTGATTTACCTAAATCGGTTACACCTGTAAGGGCAGATCCATCGCCGGCATAAGAAACAGCGGAAATGAGATTGGAACTTGTAATATCGACTACGTTGACAATATTTTTATCGTCATCAATTACATCAGTACCTTTTATTTTGATAGACATCTTCGCCCTTTATGTGAACTCGTCTTGAGATTATTTATATATTTATACATTACGGAATAGCTAAATTAAATCTCCGCCTGAAACTAAACTTGCAAAAAATAAACTTTGGCCAGGATCACTTGACCCGCCAAATTGATATGCAACACCAGATGCTGCGTTATACAAACTACCATAGAGGTAAATATTGTCAACGTATTGAGCACCTTTAATACCAACGCCGCCGGAAACAACTAAAGCTCCGGTTACATTCGAAGTTGATACGCTTGTATTTGAAATTGTCAGACGGTTAGGATTGACCCAAAATCCATTTGAGTCCATCACAGCAGTATTACCTACTTGTAGTCCGTTTCTTACTATGAAAAAATTGGTATTTGCCATGGCAAGGTTCACTCTCCCCTTGTGTTAATTGCTATTTCTATTTAGACAAACACCACATCTCTTAGCACTTTGACGTTTGAGGTGGCGTTTACAGGAGCGAAAGTTACACTACAAATTCCCCCAGCAATACTTGCATCGTAATATCCTAATGCGCTGTTAGTCCATACATCACCAAATTGTGTGATGTATGCGGTTGTTCCGTCATGCAATACAATTAATTCTGTGGCATGATAATTAGTTCCAGAATCAACCGAGATTAAATACTTTGCAGTTCGAACACTAGTGGTTGGAAATGTATCAATAACAACTGTGGCAGAACTTGTAGAAGTATTAATTGAGGTCCGTCTAGACGCTACGTTTGCAAAAGTTATAACGGTGTTGACGTTTAAATTGCCAATAATACCGTTATTTGTAAGTACAATAGTTGAATTTCGGAGCGTCATGGCGCCCGTTGTTGCACCAAATCTTAAATTTGTAGCGGCACCAAATGCATTAATTGTTGTCGTATTTGCATCAATTAAATTGAATGTTGACGATGTACTAACAATATCGCCACCGTTAATTGCACAGTCGCCAGTTACAACAAGATTTTGACCAACGTTGGCATCGTATGTTACAGTTAAGTTGGTTAATGTTGCACGACCAGAACTTTGAATAGTTGTTACATTAGATGTTCCTGTTACGTCAAAAGTACCAGTTACAATAAGGTTGTTTGCCACATTTAAAACACCCGTCATGGTGTCGCCACGACCACTAATCATAGGCGTGCCTGAAACCGTTACTCCATCATGGACTACAACCACATTCTTTGTGGTGTTGACGGTAATTTCACCAGCGACCCCTGTAAATGCGGCTGTCTGTGCAGTATTACCTCTTCTAAATTGTACTTGTGTGGCCATA